ATGAGGAAGAGCAAAAGGATGGCAGAATATTAAAAGGTCTCCGGTTTAAATTTCCTATATATATGAATGGCAGAAATGTATTAGGCGTGGATTGGGACAACGAGAGTACAGATGAGACGGTCTGTTTGCTGTCAAGGAAAGATAAATAAAGGCTGAAAAGTGGTGTATTTTCGGGCTTTTTCGGAAGTTTGGATTTGAAACCAGACTTCTGAAAAAGCTCGGTTTTCTTATATGGAAACATATCTACTTGTTAGCCTGACCGGAGAAAAAGTGGATGGTCGGAGAATAGCGGTAGGGTTTAGGCTGTGGATTAGATGTCATAGGTTGTGGCACTGGGATTGTTGTCAGAAACGACCGCAGTTCAAGCCACTCGATACTAAGAGGTAGACTTGGCAGTGAAATAGATGTTATAGAAGGATTGGAGGCAGTAATGTGAATGATTCGCAGATTACTATTTTTTATTCTTGGCAATCTGATTTGCCGGGAAGTGATACTAGAAATATAATTCAAGACAGTATCAAAGATGCAGTTCGTTTATTTCGAGATACAGTTGATATTGAAGCTGATCGCGACACAAAGGGAGAATTTGGTTCCCCGGACATAGCACAGACAATTTTCTCAAAGATTGACGATTGCGATATTTTTATTGCTGATGTTAGTGCAGTATGTCAATATGAGACGGTTGATAAAGATGGAAATAAGAAAATAAAATATATGCCAAATCCTAATGTGATGCTTGAATTGGGGTATGCTACACATGTCGTAGGCTGGGATAGAGTAATATGTGTTTTAAACTCTGATTACGGTGCACCAGAGAATATGCCTTTTGACATTGCGAATCGAAGATTGACCCCATTCTCATTGAAAGACGGAAAAAGCAAAGGAGAGGTAAAACGGTATATAAAAGGTGTAATACAAGATACTGTTGAAAATATTTTAGAAAAAGGAAAACGCGTTAAAGCAGGATTTTCAGACTTACGTCTGGGGTGTTTTGTCGATGGTGCTGTCTCTAATTTGCTTCAACCTACTGAGGTATCAAGCTCAGTATCTTTTGTTAAGCATAAAGCACAAATTTTAGACGAGTCTTTGAAACTGGTAGAACAAATTAGATGTAATAAAATTGTAGAGACATCTGAACTCCAAAGTAAGGAAGAGACAAATGATGAAGATAAGGAAAAAACAAGCGATGCCAATCCTATTATTAGAAGTGATGGCTCAATTTTAACTCCAGTTGCTAGCCCTTTTAAATTAAATCTTTTTAAGTTACAGAAAGTACATATCAATGATGAGGATAGAGATTCGATAATAAACTTATGTAAAAAATATCTTGCAATAGATATATCTGATGATACTGAATTTTTTAATATAGGAAACTTAGAAAGAAAATCAGATTTTATCTCATCGTATTCTTATGAAGGGACTAAAGAGGAAGAAGATAAATATGATAGCATTATGATGCTTGAATATAATCTGCATCGTGTACAAATGATGGATTGGTACTTAACAACTTTTAACGGAATGCTTTTCATACCACTTGCTATAGAAAATGCATCTAAAGTTTATGATGAAGATGTGGATGTGCATATTAAAATAAAAAAAGATGTTGCAGAAGCAATTATTCCATCCAAGGAACTCATAAATCCAGATATGCAAGGTTTAGAGGGGTTAATTTATGAAGATGATATTGTTAAGGAACTTTTGATGATGCCAGAATCGTCAGATATTTCCTATGATACAGATATATCATACACCTTAGCAGATAGTTTAGCAGAAAGTCAGGCAGCAGTGAGAGCCCAGTTCAGTGGTGCTGGAATTAATGGAAATCCTCGATATAATTCGGATGACTACGGTAGGGAGATAATAAAGTATATTGCAATGCCGAAGAACAATGGGAATAATATAGAGTTTGAGTTTTCTATTGGATCTATAAAAGCAAAAGAAAAGAAATGGATAGGACCAGCTTTATTGATAAAAGCGTTAACAGATCGTGTTGACATCGAATATTCCATAAAATCAAAGCATTCAGATGGAGACTTATCTGGAATAGTAACATATACAAAATAAAAAAGGCTCCGCATCACTGAAATTTATCCAGTGGTGAGGAGCCTTCATGCATCTATGAAGTTATACATCCACATCGATACTAACGCCAGATTTCAGTTCGACGGTGATGTGGTCATCCCAGATAGTGATCTGCTTGATCCAGCGTCGCACCAGCGATTCGTCAAATTCGGTGAGGCGGGTAGTCTGCTGTGCGATGTAATCCTGCAGGTCATTGATCCGCTTTATCTGCTCATCTCTTGCAGCAGTGTCGACGGTGGTCTTCTGGCGGAGTTCTCGAAGCCTGAATATTTCATCGGCAATCTCGTCATAGGCTTCTTTGCTCTGGGCTTTCTGGATGAGCTCTTGCTGGAGGGTCATCAGCTTCTCGTCGATGTTCTCAACGGAAGTTGCCTGCGAAGCTCGGATGACTGAGGCAATGTTTAGCTGTAGCTGTGCATGATAGCTACTTTTGTCTCCGAGCATCTGGTTGATTGCCTTGACGACAGCATCCTGAAGGACCAGTTCGTTGATGGTTCTGGCGTGGCATTCCAGTCCAGTGGATTCCAACCTGCTGATGCAGCGCCAGACGATAGATTTAACTCCTCGATTGTTCCAGTGGAGCCTTCGAAACATTTCACTGCATTCTCCGCAGATGACGATTTGCGAGAAGCAGTGATTGCAGCTGTAGCTTCGTTTCTTGCCGTTGGCACTGGTTTTGACTACTCGCCTGCGGACCAGTTCTTCTTGAACCTGTAAGTAGATGTCCTTCGGAATAATGGCTTCGTGGTTGCCTTCTACATAGTATTGAGGCACAAGACCGTTGTTCTTGACTCTGGTTTTGTTCAGAAAGTCAGTTGTGTAGGTTTTCTGGAGCAGGGCATCGCCGATGTATTTCTCATTGCGCAGGATCTTGTTGATGGTGCTTGTGTGCCACCTTTTTCCTACGGCTCCGGTAAGGATACCGTCACGTTCCAGCCCGGCGGCAATCTTATCCATGCTGAGTCCTTCTAAATACTCTCGATAAATGCGCTTTACGATCTCTGCCTGTTCTGGGTCGATGATGAGGTTGCCTTCCGCATCCTTCGTATAGCCAAGAAAGCGATTGTGGTTGATTTGTACTTTACCTTGTTGGTAGCGGTATTGCAATCCCAACTTCACGTTCTGACTTAAGGATTGTGATTCTTGCTGGGCCAGAGAAGCCATGATGGTGATAAGAACTTCGCCCTTAGCATCCATCGTGTTGATGGACTCTTTTTCAAACAAAACCGGTATGTTCATGTCTTTGAGCTGCCTTATGTATTTTAGGCAGTCCAGTGTGTTTCTGGCAAATCGGCTGATGGATTTGGTAATAACCATATCAATGTTACCAGCCTTACAGTCATCAATCATGTGATTGAATTCTTCACGTTTTTTTGTGTTAGTGCCGGAGATACCGTCATCGGCATAAATACCGGCAAATTCCCAATCAGGATTTTTTTGAATATATTCTGTATAGTGTTCTACCTGAGCTTCGTAGCTGGTAGCCTGCTCATCGCTGTCGGTACTGACACGACAGTACGCTGCGACTCGGAGCTTTGGTTTTTCTTCTTCCTGCTTGCGAGCGTTGTTTCCAACTTGTCGCCTTGCAGGAATCAACATTACATTTCCCATTATTGACTCTCGCTTTCTATGAGACTGTACAGATATTCTGCCTGTTTCATAGGATTGTCATGCAGGGCAGCAACCTCACCCATATGGAAATGTGTAGGTATCTGTAGCTTCCTCATCTGTGTTTGCTTATTATTTCGTCCGAGCGCTGTGGCTCGGCGTTTACGTTCTTCTTGTGCTTTCTGGTAGGTTTCCTTATCAATGATGGCAGGGTAGAAACTGTCGCCAAGATAATGGACAGTTCCCATCAATCGCTTTGCTGTTCCATGATAGGTTGGTATCCCAGCTTCAGCAGCTGCCTTTGATAATGACATGCCACTCAGATAATTTTTATAAAGCTGTCGGAGTTTTGCGGCAGCAGGTTCGTCTATGATTGCGATGCCATTTTCAATCCGATAGCCAAAGGGTGTATGGCCCATCTAATCACCAATCCTTTCCGTGAATGTTAGACCACATTTCATTACAAACTTGATTTCATTTCTACCGGTAATTTCAATATGATCTGCGTAACTTTCAAAAAGCTCCTCGCTGTAGGTGGTAAGCATATTGGCATGAGATACAAAGTGGAGCAATAGATTTGTCTCCGTAACTTTTGCCGAGTCACCAGTCATGCAGATAGTGATTGCTTCGATATCTGAACGATAAGTCTCTGCCTGTAGGAGGAGTGCATTTGTTTCCTGATTATATAAAATCTGGTCAATGTAGCCCTGCGCCATCAGCTTTGTTAAGGTTTCTCGCTGTTCACTGTTCTGGTCGAGAAGTAGCTCCAAATGCTGAATTCGCTGGAGTGCTTCGTCACCAGAGGAATTCTCAAGTGCTTTCAGATATGGAACAAGTACTAAGCGATGCCCATAGATAAGCTTATTCAGCATCGTTACAAATGCAGCTTTTATATCATTGTCTCTTACATACTTCATACGGCAGGTGGACTTATCCTTCAAATGGGTGTTGCAGGCCCATGCGACATACTTGTAAGTAGTGCAGGTATGAATCCTTCGCTTAAAGGTGTCGCCACATTCTCCGCAGATTATCTTTCCTGAGAAAGCATATCGCTTTTGGTATTTGTCACTGCCTTTTTTGACACCTTTCTCAAGGGCACGCTGTGATACAAGCGCATTTGCTGCCTCAAAGTCTGCGTGGCTGATAATTGCTTCATGATGATCCGATGCCATGTACTGATCAACTTCACCATAATTTGTGTGGCGATTGAAGTTTTCATCCGTGTATGTTTTTTGAAAGATGACATCACCTGTATATTTTTCATTAGCGAGAATGCCTCGAATAGTGCTTGAAGTCCAGTTGGTATTTTTCTTGGATGGAATCTTTTCTGCATTTAGTTCATCTGCAATTGCATTGGTACTTTTTCCGGAAAGAATGTCTGCAAATATTCTTTTCACAACTGCTGCTTGCGCTGGATTAATAACCATATTCTCACCATCCCAATCATAGCCGTAAGGAGTATAGCTGAGCTTATAGGTTCCGTTCTGGAAGCGGCGCTTAATGGACCACTTGGAATTTTCTGAAATAGAAGCGGATTCGCCTTCAGCCATACTACTGAGAATGGCAAGGAAAAGCTCGCTTTCCATTGAACCGGTGTTTATATTTTCTTTTTCAAAGAAAATAGGGATGTTCAAGCTCTGGAGCTTGCGGACCAGAGCTAAGCAGTCGGTTGTATTTCGAAAAAAACGACTGATGGATTTTGTGATAACAAAGTCAATTTTCTTTGCTTCACAGTCAGCTATCAAGCGAAGCAGCTCTGGACGTTTTTCTGCTTTGGTTCCTGTGATACCTTCATCGAAGTAGAGACCGGCGAACTTCCAATCCTTACGAGAATTGATGTATCGCTCATAATGAGTTTTTTGTGCCTCTATGCTTTCTAACTGAGCATCACTACCTGTCGAAACACGGCAGTAGGCAGCAACTCGGAGCTCCTTCTTTATGGTGCTATTATTCTGTACACCATCAATTTTGGTTATCTTTTTCACGGTAGTTCACCTCCCTTCGTTAGTGTCACATATTAGCTCTGAATCCCTTATATATCAAGGAATTTTGGGCATAATCTCAACCCAAAACGGGGAGAATGTTTTACGGTTTATCTCAGTTAATTTGTTGAATTCTGACAAGGAAATAAGTCCAAGCTCCAGCATATTTTTAGCGATCTTCTGCGCCTGAAAGAAGTTATAATCCTGTTCAATATCGGTCTGCCGGATAGGCTTTGGCGTAGCATAAGCCGGAATTGATATTGAGATGTTTTCTTGCATAGTTGCCTCCAATCTGAGGAAATTCCTCACTAATAAATGGAGGCAAGATTACGGATTGGCCGAAAAAACAAATAAAAAAGAGGGCCTGTAGGAGAAAACTCCAACAGACCCTGTGAAAAGATGTGTTTTATAACTTCTTTGCGAAATCCAGAGAAATCCATCCGGCGCCAGATTTGAGCTTTCCCCAGAGGGTAGCACCTTTTCCTTTGGACTCTTGAACAATTGTAAAGATTCCCTTGCCAGTGAACTGGCCGGTTTTATCATAGTTGGTACCTGGACCCTTGCGAATATTCAGATTGGCAATGTCTATCTGAACCTTATAGAAAGTATTTGCAGCGGGCGTTTGTGTAGGCTTTGCGGTAGCTGGATAGACAATATTGCCAGAAGCATCAAACACCTTGTAACCGGCATTTGTATCCGCTTTCTTCTTAGCGTTATCCAGTATCTTGTAAGCACCAATCTGACTTTTGGCATCAGACCAAGACTTGCGAACACGGTACATCTTAGGTACGGGCTTTTTATCGTCGGAAGAAGTGGATCCGGAGAGTTCTGTAGTAACCTTTGTGGCCAATTCACCGAGTCTGGAATAGAGCCAGTTACCCGGACAAGACTTGTTCGCAAACCATCTGTGGACCGTCAGCACCATTTCATCAGACTTTGGTGTATAATTTAAGCTCTTATCCTTAGAGCCAAGCCATAAAAGCTTCTTTTTACCGTTACGTTTGCAAATATCAATACAGAGTCTCACCAGAGAATTATAGACCGCATTGTTCATCGCATACGGCTCAGACATATCACTGGCACATTCAATTGTGACAGCACGCTGATCATTGGCATTGGAAGAAGAACACCAACTGCGGTTTTTTTCCTCTACGCAAAGAGAGATGCGACCGTCCTTGCCAATTCCGTAATTGCAGCTTGCTTGTCTAGACGGACTTGTAAAGCATCCGCAGATGCTCTCACAAGAGAGCTGACCGACTACACAATGCGGTGTGATACGATCAATGCTGTGAGTACGCTGTCCGGAATGATTCGGACTGAGTTTGGTATAAGATACCAGTTTGCTGTTTGTATATGCCATGTTAGTTTTCCTCCTTTGTGCTTCTGTCGTGAAGCTGTTCTAATACAACTTTGATTTTTTCAGGGACTGGAAGTCCGAGATGAGCGGCATTTTCAAGTAAGCTGACACCTTCATTGGAAATGTAGAAGAAGATGACTGCAGTACGAAGTACACTACCAGAACCGATAATATGAATATCGAGGATATTGGCAATGCCAACGAGTAGGAAAATCAAAACCTTTCTACAGATACCTTTGAAGCCTACTTCACTAGACAGAGTATGATTGTTGATGGCGCACATAACACCGGTGATGTAATCAATGACTACAAAAACAATAAGTGCATAGAGAAGGCCATCACAGCCTCCGAGGAAATAGCCTAGCCAGCCGCCGATGCCTGCAAAAATAAGTTGAATTGTGTTCCAGAATTCTTTCATTGATAAGTACCTCCATTTCTGAAATTAGATATAAGAAAAGTAGCTACCATCTGATAGCTGCGAACAAAAATTAAGCAGTCCTTTTCCACATGTAACATGTGATATAGGGCTGCAGGTTGTTGTGAGCACTGCCGGAACCCGTGGCAGCAGTAGAACCAGAAATTGTATGTGAATGTGAGCCAGCGCTTGTGGTTGTTTTGTTGCTGACAGCTGAGTAGCCGGAAGTGGCATCGATTAAGACACGATTGCCACCACTGGTTCCCCATGAGGTTTTCTGGTTTTTCAAATCATGAGTATGTCCACCAGCACTTGCTGTTGCCAGTGTACCTTTTGCATGCGTATGAGAAGGTATTTGAGCTGTGGTTAATGTGACAGTAGAAGCGCCTCCGGTCTTTTCTACTGTGGCAAAATTGGTATCATTGGCATTGACACCGACTGGTACTCGACCTGTTCCCCAGGCAACCCAGGTCCCTCCAAAATAGGTGGATGGATTCGTGTTCTTGACGCTCATATAAATGCTTCCTACGGGATAGATAGCACCGATTGCCTGTTTGATGTATTCACTCAACAGCTTGCCGTAGATCTTTACGTCCCATTTTTCAGATACTTCAAAGCAGTTATCTGTTTCGGATACCTTACCAATCGCCACGCCTTTACCACCACTCTTGAAGTCCATGACAACAGATGCCGTAGATACGATGTCTGTGATGCTGATAGTCGTGAAAGCATCTGTTAATTCGTATTTGACTTCATAGGATGTTTCGGTGGAAATCTTACCGCTACCAAAGGTAAATGCTGTACCGGAATTGAAGCTAGCAGAAGCGTTGGTCCAGGTGCTTGTCCCGGCTACTCGGTAGTAAGTGGAGCGAGTAACTGTATTCTTGGAACTGCAGGACGCAAAGCTATAGGATACAGTTGCCTTGATGTAGGTGCCATCATCAGATACAGTTCCACTGCTGTTGCATCGCTGCGAGTTGTAAGAGCTAAAGGAAGGCACACTGTAGGCGACGACAGTAATTGATACAGTGGCTGCAGCAGAGGTTCTTCCTCTGGAATCCGTAACTGTGGCAGTAAAAGTAATCGTGCCAGAGCTATTTAAAAATCCGGTTGTGAGAGTAGAAGAGGTACCGGAGTATCCACCGCCGCTGATGCTGTAGGATTTTATGGTAGAACCATAGCTTCCGGCAGCACCATTGATTGTAAGAGTAGTCTTTGATTTCGATTGCACGTAGATGCCCCATGTGCTTGGTACATCACCGTCGATACGGCTTGCAGTCAAGCTGGAGATGGTAGGCTTGACTGAAGCAGGAACCGTTAGAGTCAGCGTACAAGTTTTCGTACCAATCTTGGTGGAACCATTATATGTGTCACATGTAATTGTGCAGGTGCCACTGGTGGTGCTTGGTATCTGATTAGCTAGTGTGAGAGCAGGTGTCCATGATACAGAGGTAGAGGCGGTCTTTGCGATGATAGTCCCCTTAGCACTACCGAAGGTATAGGACAGCGTATTAGTGAAGGAGGAAGATGCTCTTGAAATAGAAATTGTTGTGGCACTTCCCATATTCACTGATGTTGCCAATACCGAAGATGCTCTTGGAATCGTGTTTAGCGTATGCGTTCCGCTTGCAGATACATTGACTGCATAGCTGTAGACACCGGCTTCACAGCTCAATTTGAAAGATTTTGTACCATCAGCATTATGGTTGATCTTTAAAGAGCCCGATGCTATCACGGTTCCGTTATAGAGCTGAATACGATTGTCGGTTGAGGTGGAGTAGACAGTTGTGCCGTTGATGACAGCCTTAAAGCCACCAGACATGACCCAGCCACTTCCTGAGCCGGAGCCTTTCAACGTCCATGCAATGGTAGATGTATTATTGGCTATATCCTGGCTGGATAGCGACCACGATAAGGTGACAGAACGTCCTTCTTTTGTGCCGGTTGTAATACTTCCGCTGGAAGCCATAATGAATCACTCCTTTACGATGCCGGGCCTCTCCACTTGATAGAGAGGTTACCGTTATTTCTTGGAATAAAGTCAAACCATCCTCTGGTCTCATTACCAAGGGACAGCTTGTTACGAATCTCTGCATTGGTAATAACTAAGCTGTTGTTGGAGATGTAGGCAATTTTTTGACCGTTTTCTTTGAAGGCCAGTTCATTGTTTGAGAGCTCAGCAGTGAAAGCATTTCCTACTTTACCAAGCTCAATAAGAGCTCCTTTAAAGCGTATATATTCTTCAAGGAGCTCCTGATTAGTTGCGATATTGTCCTTCAGTTCATCTGTGACAGCAGAGAAATCCATGCGGATCTCACTACTGTTTTGCGTAATCGTAGATTGAAAATCCTGCTGGATAGTTGCCATTTCTGAGCGTGAGATGTATTCTTCACGGACAGAGAGCCGGATTTGCTCTGAGGATTTTGAAATCTCCGAATAGCATTCACGCACATTTTCCTGAAGGGAAGCGATGTCCTCCTCGTATCCGGCAACATTCTGAAATGAGGCCTGACAGGAAGTGATAAGTGCCATAGGCTCACCTCCTAGTTGGAAACATCACACTGCAATGTAAGTAAGCTATCGATATCAGCAGCGGACAGATAAATGACCTTTCCAGTCTTACTAAAGGTGACAGCATTGCCGTCTTTGTCCTGAGCATACCAGTTATAAGTCAGTGACTGTTTTTCAGTGGCATCCGCCCAGGCACTACCGGAATATTTCTGGAGAGTGACCGTTTTAGCTGAGTGACTGATTTTATACCAAAATGCCCCGGTCGCAGGATTAGAAGGGGCTGTTTCACTGATTGGACCGAGAAGCGCATCCACTTCCTGCTGGTTGGTACGGACAATAACATATGGGCAGACACCGCCCTGATTATTCTTTACTGTGAAGCCTCCGATGGAAAGAAGCTCCGATACATACGGATCGGATTTATCTTCAACAGTGATAACATCTACATAAGATTTACCACTATAGGTCATCGTGCATCGATAAGACTGAATATTCACGATGTCACTTCCAGATACCGTCAAAGTAGAGGAGGTTGCGCTGGAAATATTCGTCCATTTTCCAGCAGTATATTTTGCCCACTGATAGGTGGCATTTGTGATGGCAGTCGTACCAGAATAAGCAGAGGTGGCAAGTGATAAGCTACCAGACTGATTCATAACGATAGTGCCATTTGGAGCATAAACAGAGAATACAACAGCACTGGTGCCATTACTTCCTCTGGTGGACTTAGCCCATGCAAATTTCTTCACAACAGTTTTACCGGAAACGGTAAAGGTCAAATCAACCGTTCCATTAACCACGCTTTCTCCACCAAGGGTAGCAGATGCAGCAACTGTAAGGACGACGAAACCAGTAGCAGAGGCAGTTGCCGCAGTGTTAGTTTTCAGTGTCATACCAGAAGGCAATGTTCCAACCGAACAGGTGCAGGCAGTCTGTGTAATGCCAACATAGCCGGTAAAAGGAATTGTGATATCCAGTGTAGCCGTTACTGCACCGGTAGCAGAGCAGGCGATAGTTTGTGCCTCGTTTCCCAGAATAATCGAAAGACCACCTGTTCCGGCCGCACCCGGAGAACCAGGAGATCCCTTGCTACCGTCATACATCTTGGTAATTGAGATGGTATCATAAACATCTGCGTCATCGGTAAGCAGCTTGATTTGAGCGACATTATCAATGAATACAGCATGTGCAGGTTTTACTACGAGAGTTCCACCGGTGATGCTGGTATTATCAGAAGTGGTTGGATAATCTGCCCACGCACCAGAGCTGTTTTTGTACTGCCATTTAGAAATGGAAACACCCTGTACCTGAGCGGTCAGCGTTGACTGTGATGCTCCGACCAATGCAGAAGAAGTGTTGTACTTGAACACATAGGTGTCAGCAGTTACATAAGCGAGTTTTGCATTCTCTGCATTTCGTACAAGGGTGTAAGTGATATCCGAGGTGATATTGACTGTATTCTTGGTCTCAGAATCGTAGTAGCTGATATAGCAAATGTAAGTAATCATACCGGTGGAAGAGGAAGCCAGCACATTACTGTTGACTTTAAGAATTCCTCCGGTAACTTTTTCGCTGGAGTTTAGCGCTGTTTCAGCGCCGCTACCGTCTTTGCGTTTCCATGTAATGGTCAGACCGGAGGCGTTCAGAGCTACGTTAGTCTGATCAAGGAATACGACTGGTGTCAGTGTAAGATTGGTGCTGGCCCAGCTTGGTGCATAGGTGTGAGGCAGCACGTTTGGGTCCTCGCTCTGTGTCTTAGGCAGATTTGAGGTAATATAAGCTGACAGCTTTCGCTGGTCTGTAATATCCACGAAAGTCTGCTGGCTGGAAGTTAAGATTGTAGGCATTTGCTGGCCCTCCTTTATATAGACACTTCACAGTAGAAGGATGCGTTGTCTTGCACATCCTCTGTGGTCACGATAATTGATTTTATTCCGATATGATTTGAATCCCATATAGCATCGGTTTCGTCATTTCCAGACTTTCTATGCCAGACGAAAGCTGTATCTGGAAGCGATGCAGTTATGTCTTTGTCCCATGAATAGACCTTGCAGAAAAGCTGGCTGTTTTGGCCCTTGTCCTTAAAGATACTGACACCATCAATAATGAGCTCTGTACGATACATCTTGGAGGATGCGATGCCGTCGACCTTGCCAGAGATACCTTCAATGGTAGCAGTCTGTCCGAGTAGCTCATCCTCGATAGCAGAGAGGTTTTCATTCTGTTTGGCCGATATGGAAGTCAGCTTGATACCGCTGGCTCCAATGGTTATGGTGTTTCCAGACGGATTTAAGTAATCTACAGTCTTGCTCATGCAGGCGTAGCGTCCATCAATGCCGTGAGGCGGAGACAAGCAGTACACAAGCTGTCTGGCATGAATACTTCCGATATCAGCACCGGTGTCTGATTCATCCACGATGGTCAGTTCCATGCTGTTGATACCGGCAATAAGCTCTGCAAGACGAGCCTTTGCTTTGCGGAGCAGATTTCCCGGAAGTGTGACATCATCCCAGATCGCTGTGGTCCAGATCCAACCGATTTCTTTTACAGCAGTCTCATCAAATATATAATTTAGCCCATCGTTTACAGATGTGATATCAACACGTTCATCGGATTCAACTTCGTTTCCTTCTTCATCGGTTGTCTTTTTCTTTGCTCCAAGTGGGATAAGAGCTGTTATGCGCTCAGTATGGTCGCGAGATATTTTGACATCCAGCAGATTCTTTCCGTATTCTACAGATTGAATGGAGCGCTCATTAAATTCAGCAAGATAATCAAAAACTTTCCCGGTATCCGTATAACGGACCATTAAATAACCACCATGTGTATTGATCAGTTTGCTTTTGATGGCATCCAGCGTGCAGGAATACTCTGAATTGCTATAACTGATATAGTCATTGTTATCTGTGACTGTAATATTTCCCAATTTGAAACGCTTCTTTTCTTCGACTGCCTTATTGTGGACAGATAGAAAATATTCCAACAGACCTTTGAGTGTTCCTTTATAGGAGAAAGGCGGCTGCTGGCTATCCTTGAGATATGCCAGAGCCGATTCACAGGTCCAAGTGTGTGTATTATAAAAATCACTGCCATCGTTTAAAGCACGTCCTTCAAAGACCGTTGCATCGCCTTTTTTGCAAACGATGGTAGAAGCCATCGGCCGGATAGAGTTCAAATACGGATGATTAAAGGGAGCAGACAGTGTCAGACTGTCGATGTTTTCGGCATCTTCAGACAGCTTTGCTTCTGTGATAGCAAGCTGAGATAACTGTGGATGATAGAAAAGCTGACCGTCTACAAAAATACGAAAGATACTCATAGGCGCCCCTCTCTGAATCGAAAAGTCGTGGTGCCGATTCCTTGGATTGTGACTGTATTTCTGCCAGCTTGTAGTTCAAATTCTGGAAGCGTCCAAGTGCCAGCACTGAGAGACTTCCTAAAAGTATCCCTGCCGATGCTCCAGCTAAGAGCTGTTTCTGCTGTGGTCGTGATGACTGGGACCACAGGCATGAAGTCATTTTCGATAATGAGCGTACCGGAACCAGTTAGATTAACGATGGTCTCTTTATTGTGATAACGATACGAATCTGCATCTTCACAGGAAATCGCAAGCTGGCCTTTACCTGAAAGTGGATCATATTCAGATGAAATCTCTAAAGTACCGATAGCATACAGCTCTGGTTCTTCGCTGGTCGATACCTGTACTAATTGGCCCACATATCGGTTTGCTATCTCAGAGACCATCTGGTCATATTTTGCTCTGGTTCCCAGCATAGAAAATGCTAAAGAAAAGCTCCGAGGCTGATAGGATATATGCCCCAGAGCTTCTGTAAAACGAATGGGGGAGTTCCTTCCTGGCACCACAATCGTGTTGGTTTGCGACTGTGGTACAGGGAAAGAGATGGTTTCTCGGAGCCAGCCCATAGAAGCGACGGATGTTCCGTTTAATTTAATATCAGGTGTCATAGACTGAGCCTCCTTTTCAATTTTTGTGCTTTGCCGAGCTCACCGTCGATTGCCGGGAGCAGATGGCCAACAAGTGTACCGTCCTCAAGGTAGATGCCTTTACTGGAATTATCCGCAATGACCGCCAGATATTTTTCCATTGCACTGGTATTGAGATGACTGGAAATCATCGCTTCCAGCTGCTTATAGAAACCTGCAAGAGGAAGAATGGCTTCTGCACCAGCTTCACCACCAGCCATCAAAGAAGAACCGTTCATTCCAAAGATGGTAGGACTGGTCATGATACCACCTTCCTTGTACCAATCAATAGAAAGATGTGGTACAGAAGGTGGAGCGATGGACAGTTTGCCAGTTACCTTGAAATGTGGCAGCTTGATGTGCGGAAGAGAAATCTTCATGCCGGAGAAAAATCCTTTGATGGCATCAACTACACTTTTGACCTTGTTCTTTGCTGCTTCGATAGGAGTAGTGATGGCGGTTTTTATTCCATTCCACACGGAAGTGGCGGTCGATTTGATTCCGTTAAAGATGCTGGCAACTGTGCTCTTTACAGAATTAAATACAGAAGAGACCGTCGATTTAATGGCGTTGACCGGAGTCGTGACTGCTGCTTTGATTGCATTCCATACGGTGGTCGCCGTGCTTTTTATAGCATTGAACACAGTCGTTACAACGGATTTGATGGCATTTACTACTGTGGTCACCACTGTCTTTATCGCATTCCATACGGTCGTGAATACTGTTTTGATGGTATTCATCACGGTGCTGATAATCGATGCTACCGCTTGGATGACAGTGGATACCTTGGATTTAATTGCATCCCAGACTGAGATAATAATTTCTTTACAATTCTCCCAAATGAAACGAAATGGAAGTGTGATAATATCAAATGCAGCACTTAAAATGGAACCTATCGCCATGATGCCGACGGTTACGACATTTTTCAGTGTCTCCCAGATGGTGGTAAAGAACGTAGCAATACCGTTCCAGATTCCTTCAAAGAAGGTCTTGATATTTGTCCAGACCTCATTCCAGCTAGTGCCAAACCAGCCAAGGACCACATCTGCGACACCTTTGATAACATTGAGGATGTTTGAAAAGAAGCTACTGATTCCATTCCAGATGGAAGAAAATATTTCTTTTATACCATTCCATGCCTGTGACCAGTTTCCGGTAAAGATTCCGATGAAAACATCCAGAATGCCGGTGATTACTCCGGTTACTGTGGAGAGAATATTTGCAATGTTGTTAAACACTCCTTCAAATATTGGAGCAAGGACCTGGCAAAAACCATCCCATACTGTCTTTAGAACATCTACGATATCGGTGAATTGAAATCCCAGTGCATTCAGCCTGTCAACAATGCCCTGACAGAAGCCAGAGATAGTATCTTTGATACGATTCCAAGTCCCAATAATCGCATCACGGAAGCCTTCATTAGTTTTCCAAAGGTGAACAAAAGCAGCTACTAAAACGGCAATTACAGTAACAACAGCCAGCACAGGGGCAGAGATGCCACCAAGTGCAGCACCGAGTTTACCCAGAACCCCAGTCCCACCTTGAATAGCAACTTTCAGCTTGCTGACACCATTGGCCAGCTTTACAAAGCCCTGCATCGCCACACCGATTTTCGATATAGCTGTTCCAATGATGATAAGCAGTGGACCGATAGAGGCGACCAAAAGAGCAATGGTAACAATGGTTCTCTTGGTGCCTTCATCCATTCCGTTAAGTTTATCCACGAAACTTTGCAATTTCGATACGATGGAGCGGATAGCAGGCATCAGGATGTCACCAAAGGAAATAGCAAGTTCCTGAAGCTGTGACTTTAAGATGGTGAGCTGACCAGCAAGGTTATCCTGCATGGTCATAGCCATTTTTTCAGATGATCCATCACAGTTATCAATTGCAGAGGAGAGCTTATCGATATCGCCTTCGCCAGCATTCATCAGAGCGAGAAAGCCGGACATGGCATTCTTACCAACAAGTGATTCTGCGGCTTGGGCTTTCTCGGATTCTGTTAAGTTACCGAAAGCAGAACGACAGTCTGCCAAAATATCGGAAAGATCACGCATGGAGCCATCCGCATTAGTGGTAGCAATAGTGACATCTCCGATAGCCTTACCACTGATTTTTACATCACTGGCAAGATTATTCATGATAGTACGAAGAGCAGTACCCGCCTGAGATGACTTGATACCGGCATTGGCCATAAGACCAATCGCTTCCGCAGTATCTTCAGCGGAAAACCCAAGTGCACCGGCAATCGGAGCACAGTATTTGAAGGTTTCACCCATCATAGATACATTCGTATTGGCATTGGAGGATGCTGCTGCAAGGATGTCAGCAAAATGACCGGAGTCTTTAGCGGAAAGTCCGAAAGCGGTAAGAGCATCGGTCACGATATCAGAAGTGGTTGCTAGGTCCTCACCAGAGGCAGCGGCCAAGTTCATAATACCTTCGATACCAGATAACATATCTTCTGTTTTCCAGCCAGCCATCGCCATGTAGTTCATAGCTTCTGCGGCTTCAGTTGCAGAAAATTTAGTTTTAGCGCCCATCTCACGAGCTTTATTTCTGAGGGCATCGAAGTCCTTACCCGTAGCACCAGAAACAGCAGCCACCTGACTCATTGCAGAGTCAAAGTCAGCTGCTGTTTTTACTGCGGCGACTCCAACACCGCCTATTACAGTGGTTACGCCCATCATCTTTTTACCGGCGCCAGCGATGGAATTGCCAACGGCCTCCATCTTTTGACCAGCCACATCTATTTTAGAAAGTGCAGTGTTTGTAGTGGCAGCTTCCTGTTGCAGGCGTCGTAATTCTTCCTCAGTCTCTAAGATTTCACGCTGGAGAGCGTCGTATTTGTCTTGACCGAGTTCGCCATTTTCCAGCTGTTGTTTGGCCTGCTCCTGTGCTACCTTGAGTGAATCCAGCTTTTCCTTTGTGGCTGCGATGGCATCTTTTAAGAGTCTTTGCTTTTGAGAGAGTAGTTCCGTATTGGAAGGGTCCAGCTTCAGAAGGCGGTTGACGTCCTTCAAGGCAGACTGTGTAGAGCGGATTGAAGTATTGACCGACTTTAAGGCTTTATCTAGGCCGGTCGTATCACCGCCAATTTCAACGGTGATACCTTTGATTCGGTTTGCCAAGTGTACGTCACCTCCTTAGAATTTGTCGAAGTCCTCCTGCGTTGCGATTTGCTGGTATTTCACATCGTCATTCGCCTTTTCCGTCCAGATGTCCATCACCATTCCAATGGTCAGAAGATCAAGATCTCGAATAGAGATGCCGATTTCTATGCAACGCAGGAGAAACAACGGTGTGGTCATTTCCCGGCTACTGCGATGAAGTTTTTTTAGATTCGATCTCTGTTTGGAGGTTCATGCCCCAAAGTTCGAGAATTTCAGGAAGTACCTCATAGATGGAGAACATCTCGAATTCATCCAGCCATTCCTCAATGGTTGCCGGAATACTGTGGTCTGCATGGTAGGCCATGATATAGGCCATATTTTCAAAAATCTCTAAGTCTTCGATCTCAAAGGATGAACCATCATCAGAGTTACCCTTATAGGATGATTCAAGGCGTGAGAGGTCTTTGAAGATATCACGCTTGAATTTCATACGATAGAGCCTTGGGATAGTGGCGGAGGAACGGAATTTGACCTGCTTATCACCGATTGCAATTGTTTTTTCTAACATGCCTTACGTCCTCCTTATCCTTCTGTCTTAGGTACAGGCACATAGACCTGCTGATACCAGTTCTTGTAGGTTTCTGCGTCAGTCTCATCACCGGTACGGCTCTTTACAAGGCCATCTTCTCTAGGGTCAGCAGTAAGCGTGAGCTTTTCTTTACCTGGCTCGATGGTATCCTCTTTGGTCTCAGATTCAATGGACGGACGAGAGGAAGTGCAGTTGTATAGCACATGACGAATGCTTCTGACATCGCCATCAAACTCGAAGAGCAATGCGAACTTTTCAAGCTCAGTGATGCTTGCGTTTTCAATGAGCACACCATTTGTGTCCAGTTCTTCCTTTAGAATTTCTGTACGGAACCATTCTGGAATGAGTGCAATTTCCAAATCACCGCTGTAACCGTTGTTTGCAGTGGAACGGAAATATACAATACCGTCGGCATAGAACGGAGAACTGTCACCCTCCGCATCTAAGCTGATGCTGACTGCTCCGGGGATAGCTTTCGGTTTGGCGTAGGTAAAGGCGCCATCCTCGCCACGAGTCAGCTTGGCGGCATGAACATTTTTCAGGTTATATTTGACTTTATTACCCATGTTGATTAAACCTCCATTTCAAATGTGTAGAGGACTTCATAGAGCTTCTCGCTCTCAATCCAGACCTCTGTTTTGTTATAAAAAATGCCGTGCTCGTCAAGCACAGCTTCCATTGTCGCTTCCAATGCCGGGTCCTTACTATCACAGTAAAGTTCAATATGGACCTCATTGATTTTATAATAGACGCGGCCATCTGCGGAGAAGTTGTCGCTTCCCGGAAGCAGGTAGCAGATAAATGGTGGATTTGGTGATTCTCCCTCAGCAAAGTGGTCATAGGCAAAGGGAATGGCCATCTCCAATAGAATCTTCAGTAATCTATCCATTTTTCAGACACCTCTCAATCTCAAATTCCAGTTCTTTGATACCAACTTCTTCTGCAGGAGCGATATGAGAACGACCGGCTACACGACCACCGCCACGTTTGGCATGACCAAATTCAAGAAGGTGCGCTAACTGATAGCGATTTCTGGAATACACAGTGACCTCTAGCGATTGGGAAGTTTCCTTGGTGTTCTTTACAGACCAACTCTTGCTGTAGGCTCCGGTATCTTTGGGAGCAGTACTTTGAATTTGCTTTTTAACTGTATTACCAGCTTTTTTGACAGCGGCTTTCATATCTACTGTTGCAAGGTTCGCATATTCGGTCAATTCCTTCATTACGGCATCGGCAAGACCGTCAATTTTTACTTTCTGGGCCATGTCATCGCCTCACTTTCTGGCAGGAGAGCTTGATACATTTTCGTTTAAAATTCATATGGTCTACTGCCAAAATATCATATAGTTCACTTCCAAACTGTATCCGATATCCAGTAGAGGTGAGAGCTGCAGCTTTCTTGCAATAGCGGATCGTGAAATCAATCTTGGAATCGTCTACCATAAGACCGGCATCGGTGGATTCCTTCCCAGCTTCTGCACTAACGGTGGCATAGCAGGTGTAGTAATCTTTCCAAGCGTTCTTTCGATTTCCGATTGCATCAGAGATGACTTCATTCTTCCGAATATAGATGCGGACATTGAGTAGCTCAATATTCATCAGAAGGCCTCCTTTCTGGATCCGAAGAGAAGAGAGCGTAAAGTCAGTGTCAGAGCATGATGGTCTGCTTCTTCACGGTGTTCGTAAAGATAGGCGACAGCGTAATAGATGGCAGGCTTTGCATTTTCACTTTCTTCAAAGGCATCCTGATCCTGTCTTGTGATATCCATGCAGAGGCGTGTAGCCGATGTGATGAGTGTTTTGATGAGGAAATCATCATCGTCAAAGTCCACTCGTAGATACTGTTTCATTTCTTCTAAAGTGATAATCATCGTTATCGCCTCCAATCTTGAAAAGATGGTAGCGCCATCGAAAGAGGACGACGCTACCTTTCATGCTTAGTCCTTAGAAGAACCATTGAGTTTCAAAATCTGTACTGCTTCCGGAAGAATCAGCTTGCCATCGACACGTTCCTTTGCCACATAGCCAATCATACCGTTGCCTGCAAAGAGCTCAGTGAGCTGCTTGAAGGAGCGAGTACCGCGATCACCAATGTTGTAATAGCTGTAATCACCGAAAGCGATAGCATTCTCCGGTGCATATGCAGAGGTGTGAACGGCATAGCCAAGGGCCTTATCCGGTTCACCGGCCTGATAAGATGGCTGCCAGATATATGCGCCATTGTTGTCCTTCAGCTTGCGAAGCTGTGCCAACGTCTTATCATTCATGATGAAACTTGCATTCTTACGATACGGACGCTTAAGAGCATATACCAGATCAAGCATATCATCAGATTTGATCGCAGAAGAAAGTGTAGCGGCTACCGTACCACCACCAGTTGCAGCAAAAAGTCCTGTCGGTTTACCGGAACCGTCTCCATTGAGGAATGCATCCTCTTCGGCATTTGCCAAAGCCTTACCAAACTGATCGATGATGTAATTTTCAAGACCGAAGGCATTATCATAGAGAAGTTCCTCAGTTACCTTGATAGCTACATGGAGCTTGTGTGCATCCAAAAGGATCTGACTGAAGGTCGCATCAGAAAACTGAAGAGCACCGCCTTCTTCAATCCATGCAGCTGCAGGTTTCGTAGCAGCGATGTTGATCTTATGCTCACCGGAAGTTGTGATGGTGTGTCCAAGACTTCTCATGATATTTTCTTCGGTAAGAACATCAATCAGACGACTGTCATATTCCTCCGGAACAAGGTAGCCACCGTCTGCATCAACACCTTCCTGTAAAATATTAGATACCTGACGGAAGTTGGTGCGGAGTGCCTGAAGCATACCATTTTTGTATTCATCAGAAGCACGACCAGTCTTTGCAGGCTTTTCAGAAGCAGTAACAGGTTTTGAAGTGAGAGGCTTGTTTACCGGCTTGCTAAGCTCAGCATCCAATGCTTCTTGTCTTTCAAGGCGAGCGATTTCCTTGCCAAGATCTGCGATTTCCTGTTCCATTCTGGAGTAAGTCGCATCGTCCTCTGCAGTAAGAGTACCTTTCTCGGTACGGTGAGAATCAAGAAATGCTTTTGCAGCATTCCATGCAGTATTGCGCTTTTCACGCAGTTCTAAAATAGTCATAATCGAATACCTCCATTAAATGTGTTGTTTGATTAGGTCAAGACGCTCCATGAGAGAATCTACGGAGCGTTCTGGTATTTCTGGTTTCTTGATGTGGCATTTGGCAGCCAGTTTATCCATAAGAGAGTTGGTCACAGATGCACGAGAGAAGAGCATAGGGCCAGCGATGTTGTTTTCTACAGGTATCTCTGCAGGTCTTGTCAGGATTTCATCGGCAAAACCCATATCGATGGCTGTATGTGCATCCATCCAAGTCTCTGCATCCATGAGATGGGATAGCTTAGCACGGCTCATACCCGTTTTGATTTCATAGGCGTTGATGATGGATTCTTTGACTTCATCAAGCATGGCGATTGCCTTCTGCATCTCAGAGGTATCTCCCATAGCTGCAGTCATTGGGTTATGAATCATTAGCATGGATACTGGAGATACCAGCACCTTTGTGCCAGCCATAGCGATGACAGATGCCGCAGAGGCTGCGATGCCATCAATCTTTACAGTGACATTGCCGGGATATTCCATCATCATGTTGTAAATTTGGGCTGCGGCCACACAGTCGCCTCCCGGAGAGTTAATCCAAATGGTGATGTCTCCGTTTCCAGCAAACAGCTCATCTCGAAAGAGTTTAGGTGTGATATCGTCGTCAAACCAGCTTTCCTCTGCGATGGTGCCGTTTAGAAATAGTGTCCTCTCTAGTGTCTGCTCCTGCGTCTCCTGATTGGTCACCGTCTGATTCTTCCACTTCCAGAACTTCTTCATCGTTCTCGTCCTCCTTTCCGGCAGCTGTAGTTGCTGCGAATATTCCTGCATCCTCCAGCTTGGTCATGTTTCCATTGATGAGATATAAGTCACCACCAAGTTCCGGTGGGATGAGGTCCAGGTTTTCAAGTTCACGGATATCATTTGCGGACATCCAGCCATTCTGCCTTGCAGTAGCGTAACCGTTCATACGACTTTGGTAATCACCACGTAAGAGGCCATCAACGTTGAACTTTACAAAATAAGCAGCTTTCTCCGATTCAGATAGAAGGGCTCGGTTGATGGACTGCTCCCAACGGACAATCCAGGGCTCCAAGGTGTACTTCACAAATTCGAGAGATTGCTGCTCAATATTAGAAAAGCTCGACTTCTCAAGATCACCGACCATATGAGGCGGTACTCTAAAGATTCGAGCTATTTCATCAATCTGAAATTTTCTTGTTTCCAGAAACTGTGCTTCATTTGGGGAAATGGAAATAGGTGTGTATTTCATGCCTTCTTCCAAAACAGCTACCTTATGAGAATTGTTTCCAGAGAAGCCTTTTGTCCAGCTTTCTCTGACAGCTTCTGGATTTTTTACGGTACCGGGATATTCCAAAATACCTCCCGGTGTGGCACCGTTTGCAAAGAACTTAGCACCGTATTCTTCTGTGGCGATAGCAAGTCCGATAGCGTTCTTGGCCATAGCGATGGGAGAGTAACCGACCAGACCATCAAAGCCGAGGCCCGGAACATGGAGTACATCCGACGGTTTCAGGATGACAGTTCCATTTTTCATGGTAGGTGCATCTGAATCCTGCATTTGATATTGATAGTAGAGGTGACCTTTATCGTCACGATCCACACTCATTCGATTGGCCATCAGCGGATAGAGAGCGATGACTTCACCTTTGCCATTTCGTATAATTTGCGCATAGGCATTTCCATAAAGGAGAAGATGCGTCATCAAAGTCTCTCGGAAGACAAAGGACGTCATTTCTGGATTTGGCTCATCGTGAATCAGTCGATACAGAGGATGATTGATTGCCTTTTCTTTACTACCGGAGTCAGTATACTTATAAACATGGACCGGCAGTCCTGCAATGGACTCGGAAAGAATTCTGACACAGGCGTAGACTGCAGTCATCTGCATGGCACTTCGTTCATTGACGGCTTTGCCAGAGTTGCTTCCGCCAAAGAGAAAACGATAGGCACTACCATTGGTACTGTTGGTGGGCTTGTCTCTGGAATGAAATAGCCCCGATAAAAATCCCATAAATATTCCTTTCTGCCTTAAGAGGCGTATTAAATTCAAAATTTCGTCACAAAATAATTTATGCAAATGCTTGCAATTGCAAGCAAAAGCGAATATAATAAAGAAAAAGGAGGCGATACTATGGCAAATACATCCGCTGTTTATGCAAGAATAGATACGAATCTCAAGGATAATGCTGAGAGCATTCTTTCTCAGCTTGGCATTTCTCCATCCAGTGCAATTCAGATGCTTTATAGCCAGATCGTACTGAAAAAGGGTATGCCATTTGAATTGAAACTTCCTTCTTCTAAGCCATTAGCTGTTGGTGCAATGACCAGAGAAGAACTTGATGCAGAACTCCAGAAAGGTGTTGATTCCATCAAAGCAGGAAAGGTATATTCTGCAGATGAAGTCGATGCGGTACTTGCAAAGGAGTTTGGCATATGGCGGATAGCTATAATGTCGGCTATTCTGTAGATGCACTTGGTGATTTACGTGAAATCTATTCGTATATTGCGAATGAACTTCTTGTTCCGGAGACAGCCGCAGCTCAGCTGGGGCGTATACGAAAGGAAGTTCGTTCATTGGATTTCATGCCAGCTCGTTATACGTTAGTTGAATGGGAGCCTTGGCATTCGATGAAAATGCATCAGCTTCCGGTAGACAACTTTATTGTGTATTATCTTGTCGATGATAGAGAGAGGACAGTTACAGTAGCACGAATATTCTACGGTGGTCGTGATATCGAAGGAATTATAAATTCAAATAAATAAACAGAAGTGGAGCTTTTGTGTGAAAACAAGAGCTCCATTTTTATATGAATAAAATTCCTCTGTCATCATAGACAGAAGCGCCTGTATTATTTCCACAGCGGATCGCACGGTCAAGTCCCATGATAGTGGCGACGGCTCCGTCGATTTTCTCTGTGGATTTTTCTTTGTCAGCTTTTATATTGCCTGCCGGGTCAGTGCGGATATAGATGTTATCCATCATCCAACGGAGTACCGGATGACCACCGTGGGCCAGCTTTTGTTCCAGTGTTAGTTTCATGAGTTCCTTTGTCGGTGGGGACATATCCTTAAATCCCTGACCGAAAGGAACAACAGTAAAGCCCATGCCTTCGAGGTTTTGAACCATCTGAACAGCTCCCCAGCGGTCAAAGGCAATCTCTCTGATATTAAATCGTTCTCCAAGACGCTCGATGAATTTTTCAATGTAACCGTAGTGGACGACATTTCCCTCGGTAGTTTCCAGAAAGCCTTGTCGTTCCCAGACATCATAAGGGACGTGGTCTCGCCTTACTCGAAGATCCAGCGTATCTTCCGGTATCCAGAAATACGGTAAGATGCAGAACTTATCATCCTCAACCAGCGGAGGAAATACCAGCACGAAGGCAGTAATATCTGTAGTTGAGGAAAGATCTAGACCACCGTAGCAGACACGGCCCTCTAAGGATTCTTCATCAACTTTGAAGGAGCAGGCATCCCATTTCTCCATTGACATCCAACGTACTGCCTGCTTGACCCACTGGTTGAGTCTTAGTTGTCTAAAGGAATTTTCCTAACCGGGATTCTGTTTTGCAGATTCACAGGCAGCTTCGACTTTATCGATACCGACCGTGATTCCAAGAGAAGGATTGGCTTTCTTCCAGACTTCTGGGTCTGTCCAGTCATCGGTTTCATCAGCACCATAGATGACCGGATAGAAAGTTGGATCTATTTTTCTTCCTTCCAAGATGTCCTTGGCCTTCTGATGTGTTTCATAGCAGATACTGTTGGTATCCGTTCCGGCGGTAGTAATAAGAAAGTAGAGAGGCTGCGTTCTGGCATCACCGGAGCCTTTGGTCATAACATCAAAGAGCTTTCGGTTAGGCTGCGTATGTAGCTCATCGAATACGACACCATGAATATTGAAACCGTGCTTTGAGTAAGCCTCAGCGGACAATACCTGATAAAAACTGTTGGTCGGTTGGTAGACGATACGCTTCTGGGAAGCGAGAATTTTTACTCGTCTATTCAGTGCAGGACACATACGCACCATATCGGCAGCAACATCAAACACGATGGTTGCCTGCTGGCGGTCAGCTGCACAGCCATAAACCTCAGCTCGTTCTTCGCCATCACCGCAGGTAAGGAGTAGGGCGACGGCAGCCGCAAGCTCCGATTTGCCCATTTTTTTAGGGATTTCCACATAGGCAGTATTAAACTGTCGATAGCCATTCGGTTTCAAAGTGCCAAAGAGATCTCGTATAATCTGTTCCTGCCAGTCGATGAGCTCAAATGGTTTACCGGCCCATGTGCCTTTGGTGTGGCAGAGACATTCAATAAAATTGACTGCGTAATCCGCCATCTGTTTATTGTAGGTGGAGTCCGCAGCCATGAAGCGTGTTGGGGTGTAGTTTTCAAGCTTACGCAAATGTATGCGCCTCCTTTCGCAGAAATAAAAATAGCCGCCTGGTGGCGACGTCTATAACGAGGAACAGCCCCATCTGGGACCGTCCTTCCTGATATTCTTTTCAGGTGAGTTAATTTAATTCGTTAAGCAGGATGCAAAGCGCTAGATTGGCCGCTTCACAGGTTGGTTCGATGTCCCAGCCTCTGTCGTAGTTGGCAATCCATTCACCATCCATCTTCAGGCTGAGCTTTGAAATCTTACCGCCGTTGATGCCATAGTCTTCACTAGGCTCTTCAAAATATTTGACCCAGTATTTTACACTCTTGTATCTGCCGTCTTTCTTCGGGATTCCGATGGTTCCTTCTTTCCACATGGCTTATGCCTCCTTTACCGTCATCTTGATTGCAGGGATAAGGGCGTGATCGCCGGTCTTCCAATCGGTGTAGCGTGCCTTGACTGTGGTAAGGCCTGCCATGCTGATTCCGTGCTTCTCGAAGGCTGCGAGGATTTCGATGAGGCTTGAGAAGGTGGAGCTGATTGTGAATTCTGTGATACCGTTTGCTTTCAAGGTCTGAGCGATTTCTTCAATGTCGTAATCCCAAATGACTTCGTTAAAGTCGATGAGCTCATTTCCGTTTTCCTTGCTGGTTCTGTAAGCCCAGAATAAAGTTCCGTTGATTCCGAGGCCTTTAAGGCTTCTTGCGTTCTGCTTGATGGCTTCTTCAAATGTTCTGATTTCTTTCATGGTAGGTTCCTCCTAAAAATGTGTTTTCCTTTTGGTAGTACTATATATCACTCTAAAAGCACATAATAGCAAGTCAATTCGGGCCATATAGTACACAATTATTCATGGAGAAAGCTGTGCATTTTAGTCGTTGGTTGAAACCTTTCGGCAGCGGTCCACACCGTAGATTATGTTAAGTCCGGAGCCGTTGTCCCAATTTACCATGATGCTTCCGGTATCGTCGACACCGATGACGGTGCCACGTGTGCCCGATGGAGGCGCCTGCGCGTCGTCCATCTGGATTAGTTCAACACGTGTGCCAGCTGGATAAAGGCGGCGCTGGCGGGCCACCTGTTCCTTACTTGGAAATTGCATGGCCTTCACCTCCTTTGAATGCGCTGTTACCCGGAAGATATCTCATCAGGATTTTACGGTCTGTTTTGTAGTCGTCCCCGATGAAGCCTAGGCGAAGAAGGAAACAACGGAAAGCGTAGCGTTCGTTGTCTACTGGCTTTTCCGTGGCGCTGATTCGTTTTTGATCCTTGCTCATTTTGCAAAGGGCAGCAATCAGTGTGCTATAGGCGTGGATCTCATCCGGTGCAGGAACTTCTGAGAACCAAGGAAAGGAAATGCTGTCTTCATTCAGTTCAAAGTGTAGGTCATCAATGTGCAGGGCATGTTTGATGAGAAATCCTTTGGCATCCAGAAGGTTGGTTAGGTTTCCAATATTGACCTTGTCTAGCGGAATGGTAATGTTAAGTTCAGTATCTTCTGTAGAAGTTGCTTTAGCATCTGGTTCTGCCATCGGGTTAAGATCTGTTTCTTTCGAGTGGTAGCCGCCTGCATCCAAGAGAGCAAGCAGTTCGTCAAATTCAGTTTGGCTCATGGTGTCCGGGCCTTCGATGTTTCCTTCTCGTGTTAGGAGAAGGTCCCCAATCAGATAGGCGTAGGAAGGAGCTCTCAGGTATTGAGGCTTTGTGTTTTTGTACTCGCCAAGCAGGGCGGCCAGCGGCTTTCTTTCGGTTGTGTTTAAAATGATCTTCATGTAGGTGTCCTCCTTTGTTTTGGTAGTACATATATCACTCTAAAAGTACATAATAGCAAGCGATATCGGAGAAAAACATCGACAAATATGTGCCTTTCGGATTGTGTACATTACCGACTTACAAAAGAGTGGCATCCTCAGTTGCCGGAGCAATTTCTTCGTAGGAATAGGTTAAGCCATCACGGATGACGGAGACTTTCTCAGAGGAACCAACCTGTTCGATGTAGCGTTTGACGATAACATCGCAGAACTTTTCATCCAGTTCAATGGTGTAGCAGATACGCCCTGTCTGTTCACATGCGATGAGCGTGCTGCCGGAACCACCAAATGGATCGAGGACCAGAGAGTTGGTCATGCTGGAATTCATAATCGGATAGGCCAGAAGAGGAATAGGCTTCATTGTAGGATGATCACCGTTCTTTTTAGGCTTATCAAATTCCCAGATGGTCGTTTCTTTTCGTCCGGTATACCATTGATGTTTACCAGATTTCTTCCAACCGAAGAGGCAAGGCTCATGCATCCACTGGTATGGGCTTCGTCCAAGAACAAGGGACTGCTTTTTCCAGATACAGCAGCCAGAGAGATAAAAACCAGCATCGGCAAAGGCTCTACGGAAATTGAGTCCTTCGGTGTCTGCGTGGAAGACATAGATAGAAGCATCAGCTGCCATCGATTCGTACATGCGAGTGTAGGCATCAAGCAGGAACTGATAGAAGGCGTCGTTTTCCATGTTGTCGTTCTTAATCTTACCAGCGCTACCTTCATAATTGACATTGTACGGAGGGTCGGTCACAACCAGATTTGCCTTCTTTCCGTTCATCAGAAGTTCATAGGTCTCAGGCTTTGTGGAGTCACCACAGACAAGGCGATGCTCACCAAGGAGCCACAGGTCACCGGCCTTGGAAAAGGTCGGCTTTGCAAGCTCAGCATCCACATCGAAGTCATCATCCTGAACATCTTTTTTTGTATCTTCTCGGAACAGGTCCTCCAGTTCTTCCGGCTCAAATCCGGTGAGAGAGACATCGAAGTCAGCGCCTTGCAGGTCAGAGATAAGAAGGGCCAACTTGTCGTTATCCCATTCACCACTGATTTTATTGAGAGCAACATTCAGTGCTTTCTCTTTATCCTCATCCATTTCAACAATGACACATTCTACTTCCGTGATGCCCATGTCGATGAGGACTTTTAGTCTCTGGTGACCGCCAACAACACGGGAAGTGCTGGCATTCCAGATGACAGGCTCTACATAGCCAAACTGCTCAATGGAGCGTTTCAATTTTTCATATTCTTTATCGCCGGGCTTTAAATCTTTTCGAGGATTGTAATCAGCAGGAAGAAGCTCTGCGACATTTTTCTTTTCAATTAGCATGATGCAGCCCTCCTGTGCAATAACTTTTTTAATCCCTTGAAAGCGGCATCTATATCACCAGCTTTTGCCTGTCCTTTGAGTGTGCTAAACTGCTGGAAGGTTAAATGCCTGCGATATTTCTTTAGCAAGCTCATAAATTCCGATAAATCCATATCAATTTCCTTTCCGTGCCAGTAGAAGACGTTCCATCACATCATCCTGTGGTGTGGCTCCGTTGTATTCAGTGGCACAATTTTCTCTTACGATTTGGTAGATCTCCATCCAGAGACGATTGGTTTGGCTCATGAAATTCTGACTCATAGCCACATAGGGTGACTGGATAGCATTGCCGGTGGTTGGATGTTTCGCAAGAAAGCCAAACTCAGTGATCGCTTCCTCGCATTGAATCCAACGAGCAACACTCATGGCATAGCGCTCCAAAAGCTCTGGAGAGACAAGAGAAGCGCAGCCACGTTCATGTAGCCAGTTCCATGTTTTCTTATAGACATCCGCAGCGACCAGCTTTTTACCGTTCTTTTGCTTAGCAGATAACATCTTGGATGGTTTGGGCATCGGCTGACCTTCTAAATCGACGGTGCTGTCTGTGAAGTCGATGACAGTCAACTCACGTTTGCCTGGGTTTCCCTCAGCGATTCTCTCAGCTAAGGGCTTTTTCTTGGCTCCAGCGCCGATACGAGCGCCGCCACGGTTTGTACCGTCCTTAGCCATTTTTACACCTCCAGTTCAGGGGCCTATATACCCCGTTTGAAATTGCGACTTTGTGCGTGAGACCCCACGCCCGTTCCCCGGTGACTTCACCGTAGAGAAGTGGACCGCCCCTACCGGTTGTGCCAGCGGTCGCCGTGTTCCGCATGAATCTTGGCATGGCAGGATTTGCAAAGAGCCATCAAATTCTCTCTATCGTGCGTGCCGCCTTGGGAGAGGGGCTTTACATGGTGTATCTGCTCGGTTGGTGTGTAAACACCGTTCTCAAGGCACCTCTCACAAAGAGGGTGGGCAGCAACATAGCTGTCACGGATACGTTTCCATGCACGTCCATAGCGACGCTTGGTATTCGGATCTCGGTCGTACTTCTCGTATCGTTTGGCTTCCTTCTTTTCATGCTCTGGACAGAAGCGTCCGTCTGTCAGATTAGGGCATCCGGGATAGGAGCAGGGACGCTTTGGTTTTCTTGGCATCGGATTCCTCCTTCCGTTTGGGTATAAGAAAAGCCCTGCAGGACTCGTCCCACAAGGCTTTCTGCGATTCTCACTTTCGCTAGTATAATAATAGCAGAAGAGCTTAGTGTCTTTCTATGTCATTTCATGTCCACTTTTATAGGAAGCCGGAACTTTTACTTCTTCCAGTGCCTTTCCATGAAGTTTGTGGATGTAACGCAGCTCATATCCCATATCAACAGCAATCTGCTCCCATGTGATAAAGCAAAGGTAGCGTTCCTCAAGCAAGGTCTGGTATTCGGTATTGCCGACTTGCTTGATAACTTCTACGATTTCCTTCTTCAGTGCCACCAGTTCCACGACGTCTTTGCTGATTTCATCCTCAAGCTCGATGATGTCAAGGATGGCGGATTCCATGCAAGAGCCTTCACGGTTAGGACTCTTTGGCATATCAGAGTAGGACGGCGTGCAACGGGTAGCTAATTCATTTAAGGAATCGATCTGTAACAGTTTGCTTTTGATTCTATTATCCAAGTAGCGTGCTTGAGATAAGTATTCTTTTGCAGTCATTGATTGTTACCTCCGAAAAAATTGATTTCCCTCGGATTGGCACGGATTGTCGTAGTTTTCCTGTTATTATCATAGGTTTGCTTTTACCGCATCGATAAGGGCATTTTGGGTCAGCTCCTTTTTGAAGAGAGCTTTTAAGATACGCTCATCAATAGTTCCTTTTGTGATGATGTGTTCTATCACTACGGTTCCGGAAGTCTGCCCCTGTCTCCAGAGACGGGCGTTGGTCTGCTGATACAATTCCAGTGACCATGTCAGCCCAAACCAGATGAGGGTGGAACCACCAGCCTGTAGGTTGAGACCATGTCCGGCAGATGCAGGATGAATGACTGCGACAGGTATCTTTCCGGCATTCCAGTCGGTGATGTCCTTGCTGGATTTTATTTCTCTCACATCAAAGCGTTTCTTGATACGAGAGAGGTCGTGCTTGAACCAGTAAGCCACAAGAACCGGTTTGCCGTTTGCGGATTCGATGATATCCTCCAGAGCATCCAACTTTCGGTCATGAAACTCAATGGTGTCACCGGTATCCGAATAAATGGCTCCGTTGGCAAGCTGGGATAGCTTTCCGGTGAGAGAAGCAGCATTGGCAGCAGTAATTTCTCCATCAGGGAGCTCCAACACCAGCTCCTGCTTTAATTCCTCGTATCGGATCACTTCATCATCGGATAAATGGACCTCGTATTCGGAGGAGATAAGTTCTGGCATTTTCAGGTGGTCTGTCGATTTCATAGAGATGGTGATATCAGAAATCTGGCCATAGATGCGTTCCTCTGCATAGGGCTGTGGCTTGTAGGAATAGATGATCTGTCCATTCCTCTTGTCCGGCACGAAGTAGTTGTTTCGGTATTCGGTAATGAAGCGTCCGAGGCGTTTTCCTAAATCCAGCAGTCGGAACTCAGCCCATAAATCCATAAGACCGTTGGAAGAGGGAGTTCCGGTGAGGCCGATGATACGTTTGACGCTTGGTCTTACCTTCAGGAGGGACTTAAACCTCTTTGAATTGTGATTTTTGAAGGAAGAAAGCTCGTCGATGACCACCATATCATAGTCAAATGGAAAGCCACTGGACTCGATGAGCCACTGTAGGTTTTCTCTATTGATGATGGTGATATCAGCATCAGCCATCAAAGCTGCTTTTCGCTCTTTCGGTGTGCCCACACAGACAGCGAAGGTCAGATGTTTCAGGTGCTGCCATTTTCTGATTTCCGCAGGCCATGTGTCTCTGGCTACTCGAAGTGGGGCGACCACCAGAATGCGATGGGCCTCAAAGCTGTCAAACAGAAGGTCTGCAATGGCAGTCAGGGAAATGACCGTTTTTCCAAGACCCATATCGAGCAGGACGGCTGCCACAGGGTGTGTCTCAATATAATCAATGGCATATGCCTGATAATCATGAGGTGCGAAGTTCATCAATCATTCCTCCAATCTGTTCGATGCTATCAATTATATAGACACGAAATCCCAAAGAGCGCAGGAGCCTGTGTCGTGCATTTTGCAATGGGCGTGGAGATTCCCCCGGTGCTTTTAATTCTGCAAAGGCAAACTTCCCATCAGGCAATAAGATAAGGCGATCGGGCATACCTGCGAAAGAAGGAGACACGAACTTCGGTGCGATACCACCAGCCTTTTTTATTGCTGTTGTCAATTTCTTTTCTATCGTTTTTTCTAACATACTTGTCCTCCATCAGGCCGTTAATTTGAAGAGGTGCAAGGTGTATCAAGGGTATTTTCCATACTTTTTCTTATTGATATTTTTATAGGTCTAAGAAAAGTTTTATATAACACATTGATACACCTTGTCATTTGTGGCCTTAATTCATAAAATCCTCGTCTGCACCAGTGTCCTCACGTAAGCGCAGACCCTTAAAGTAACGCTTTCTGCTCACGGTGATTCGCTCAAAACCACCCTTTTCCAGAGCAAAGTAGAAGTCAGCGGTACTGCGCACATACTCATTGCAATCCAGAGAATAGTTGCGGTAGGCCTGATAAAGAGAAGAGGAGCTTTCTTTATAGGACGGGTCGACCTCACATTTATCTGTAAGGAAGTGACCGAACCAGTCGTTCTGACTGCGGTATTCATCGATAGCTTCCTGCACGCAATCCGGCACGGGAATCTGGTAATTAGAGTCGATGACCTTCTTGGCACCTTCGATGACCCACGCCAAAATGCTACCGCCAGCGTTGTCGTAAAGGTACTCGCTATAATTCTTGATGTCGCTGCTGCCGGTAATCTTGGCGTTGAACGGGATGACGATAAGTCGTCTCCAGATGCCGTCATCGGATGCGGAGACACGAGGTAGATGGTTGGTGTAAAGCACTAGTGTGTGGCAGGGCTTAAAAGAGAACGGATCCTTGTATTTCTTCTCTGCAAAGACATCATCTGTGGAGCAGAGCTGCTTAACTGTGGAATCGTTCAGACGAGCACCTTCTTGCATCTCAGCAGCGATGAGAAGTCTTTTTCCTTTGACCTCAGCCATTTCTGGTTTAATGTTTCTGCGGCATCCGACAGTGAGCGTATCTGCAGAAATGTTACCGGAGTAAAGACCGAGCACTCTGGAGATAGCATTCCAGAAAGTGGACTTGCCATTGCGTCCATCACCGTAGGCGATGATGAGCGCCTCCACATAGACCTTGCCGATGGCAGCCAGACCGCAAATCATCTGAACATAATCGATGAGTTCCTGATTGCTCTGAAAGATGAGATCAAGGCAGTCCAGCCAGATCTGCTGGCCCTTATAATTCGGAGATACCGATGTAATTTTGGTAATGAAATCCTCCGCCAGGTGTTCTCTAGCACCGGCCATTCCTTTACGGAGATCATAGGTCGCTTCCGGTGTACACAAAGCGAAGCAATCGGAATCAAGGTCACGAGGTGAAATTTCCAGCATCGGACGAGACTCCTTCAGTGTAGAAGTAATGTTCTTGGAATCCCTGCGCTTTACAGCAAACTGCTGATATGCCTTTGCTGCCAGAAATTCCTGATAGGATTCCAGCTGGTGCTCATTCATCAGTTGTTCTGCTTTGTTTTTAGACATGGAGTCAAGAAGGGACTGCGCACCGGAGTTTTTCAGCTTATCGAGTGCTTCGAGCATATCGTTTCCAGCTTCCTTCAGCTGTCGTCTGGTAAGTTCGTGCGCCACTGCCTGTGCACCCGGTTCGGATTCCTGCCAGTAGTGGTCCGAGTATCGGATGAAGTGGGTGGCTGGAGAGTAGCGGAGCTCACCAGAAAAGTATTTTGCTAACACCTCAGCTTGTCCAACATCGGAAAAATCTCCGGGTTTGTAACAGGAAGGGTCATTATATACTTCCGGTGCAATGTAGCCGTCCTGTTGGGAAAGTCTTGCATAAAAACGCTGGGCACTGTGCCAAATAGTAGCGAGTTCAGATGCTTCCAATGGAGGTGTGCACTTTGTTGATTCCTCCATAAATGTCTGATATGCTTTGTCGCTGTCTCCGTATTTCTTGATGACACGACCGGCGAAACGAGACATGGTGGCATTTCGGCTTCCTTCTGGGATAGCGGATCCATTGTATTGACCATCCGGTAAATCCACATCGAATAGGTCCTCATCCAAGAACTCAGTCAGATTCATACGTCCCGGATAAAGGGCAACATCTGCAGTGGTCGTTCCAAAGAAGAAACGTGCTGCATCCAGTGCCTGTGTATCAAAATAAGGGAAGATGGAATTGATCAGCTTCTTCATATCGCTGTAAAGAGAGGAATCCGATACATATTCGATTGGAAACAGAACATGGAATTTTGGCCTTGCAGCCTTGCCGTTTTTCTCACGGTTATGGTAGCGGCTATAGTGGATCGCAAAGCTGACGCCAGGGAAGGCCTGCATGATATCATCAGGAGTGACCCAGTCATCCGGATTTTCAGAGTGGTCGTTATCGCAATCCACAGGAAGGCAGTCGCTGCCAATGAAATTATCGCCATTGCGGTAGCTGTTCTCATATTCGGCACAGACATAATCATGGCAGATAGCAGCTTTCAGGCTGTCCTCATCTAAGATGACATGTTTGTGCGGATAGGAGCAGTTGCCAGGATTACCGGTAACGTCTGCAGAATAAATGGTGAACATTAGTCATACACCTCCTTGGATTCATCTTCCAGAACCTTGGTGATAAATTTTAAAGCACGGATCATGGTTTCCAGTTCGCAATCACCACCGAGGCAGACCTCAAAACCGTTACTGCCACAGCGAGTGGTATAGCTATGGATTTCCATGTCTGTGCAGGCTGCATCTTGAATACGAAAATAGGTGCGTCCACCGTGACCGGTATCACCGCCACAATAGCCCGTGGTTCCAGCCTCAACTTCTAAGATATTGCAGCTGATGACGTCTCTACTGTATGTTATGATTTCGGTTCCGTCTTTTAATATCCTTGAATTTTCTTTTACTTCGTACATGTGTTAAACCTCCTCAAGATTTTCAGTGAAATAGCGCAGGCGGTAATTTTTCCACTTGGCTCGTTTGATTTCTGCTTCCATGCCAGGAGATATATGACTTCCAAAAACCCAAATTTCAGAACATTTGCTCATGATGGCATTTCCAAAGAAAAGACCAAGTTCACGTTCTTTCGGGTCATTATCGTTCAAAAACTGTGGAAACAGCAGGTGTGGCGCGATGGGGATGTATCCTTGCTCCACTGCAAAGCGGCTGTAGGCTCTGGCAGCAACTACGTTTTTTTCGATGTCTCCGGCAAAGGGAGAGCAGATATACACGATTGGCCTGAAAGCTCGTAGCGCACGGGTCTCGTTTTCGATTGAAGAAAGAGCACCGAAAGCAGTAGGGTCAGGATAGCCTTCATTGTTGTATTTGCTGATTGACATGTTAGGTTCCTCCTTTCCGGATGGACATGGAAAAAGGACGCCCATCTCTAATATCCATTGGAGATGAACGTCCCATTTTGACGAAAAAACAGAAATGAAATTTTCTATCTCCACTATTAAATGGAGATGAGTTTGCCGTTTGGCCGAAAAAAATTAGTCTTTTTTATAAAAAGGTGTCGTATAGCCATCGGCTCTTAAAAGCAGTCCCTTGGCCCAAGGAGGTGTGCGGCCCATTTGCTCACAAACTGCATCCGACGACATACTGGGATCCGCTTCGATGACAACTTCATCGTGAATATGCATGACGATGGAGCAGCAACGAAGTGTCTGCATGGCATAGCAGAGAATATCACGGGCAGTTGCCTGTACGATGTTCTCAACAAATTTCGGACCGTAGGAATCGAGTCTTTCCCACTTCTTGGTGCCGCCGATGCCTTCATAGGTGATACATTGGCCACCGAACTTACTGGTTCCAATCTTCGGTTTTACATACGCCAACTTTCTTCCTGATGGGAGAGTAATAAAGAGCATGCCACTCCTGCAGGAGAAGGTCAGTCCATATTCAGAAGTTGTGTGCCTGAACTTTACGGCTTCCATGACAGCATGATCAACATCCCACCAGAATTTCACGATGTTCGGATTAGATTGCCTCCATGCATCTACTAGGGGATGGAGTTCTTCTTCGGTGAGCCCCATATCCAGAGCGCCCATTGCTTTCAAGGCTCCGACTGAACCTCCATAGCCAAGGGCAAGTTCTGCAATCTTGCCCTTTTGACGGAGATGGCCATTGATACCGTGTTTTTCTACAGGAACTTTGAACATCTGCGATGCAGAGGCGCAGTAGATGTCGCCACCTTTGGAAAAGACATTTTGACGCCATTTTTCACCGGCAAACCATGCAATGACACGGGCCTCAATAGCAGAAAAGTCCGCTACCAGAAACTGAGCTCCTTCTCTTGGAATGAAGGCAGTACGGATAAGCTGGGAAAGAGTATCCGGAACATCTTCGTAGAGAAGTTCCACAGCTTCAAAGTTGCCGGAGCGCACCAAAGAGCGAGCCTCTGCAAGGTCTGATAGATGGTTTTGCGGTAGGTTCTGTAGCTGAATATTACGACCAGAGAATCTGCCGGTTCGATTGGCGCCATAAAACTGGAACATGCCACGGGCACGACCATCTGCGCACACAGTCTTTTCCATTGCCTGATATTTGCGGACAGATGACTTGGCCAGCTGCTGTCTTAAAGTAAGAACCTGCGAGAGCTTCGGAGAAGCAGATTTTAAGAGTTCTGCAACAGTTTTCTTGCCAAGGGTATCTGTCTGTAATCCATTATCTGAAAGCCATGCTTTCATCTGTTGGACGGAATTTGGATTTTCCAGATGTGTGATTCCCTTCATCGTATCGACCAGTTGTGTTCTGGAGCGAGTATCCATTTCAATGGCAGCAGCAACAAGATCCATATCTAAGCGTACACCACGGTCATTGATTTCTTGGTCTTGATGATATTCATCCCAGACTTGATCTGAAACAGGAAACCTTGAGAGTCTCTGCTGGATGCACATTTCGGCCTCCACATCACGAACATTATATTTCTTGAACATGTACCACTTGTCCGGAGCATGGAAGGGGTGATTCCTTGTACGCTGCCCATTGGTCTTCGTGGGAGCACAGGGCTGGCAGAAGTATTTGATGAGGTCTTTTCCTTCTGAGAGCTTTTGTTTTTCCAAACCGAGAACAGCACCGACACCCTCCAAGGAGAGAGGGAGCCCCATTGTGGCAGCCCAAATCATAGAGCAACGCCAGCTTTCTGGTTCTAGATATTCTCCGGTCGGATATCCTAAAAAACGAGAAAGACAGATGCGTTCAAAGGCTGCATTGAATGCCCACTTGATGACAGATTCATCCTCCAGGGCAAGAAGAACTTCTTTTGGAATCTGTTCTCCGCAGGCAAGGTCAATGACCCGAACGGGCTGGGTGTCTGCGCTATAGGCAAAGAGTAAGATTTCAAAATTGGGAGACTCCACATAGCGATAGACGCCTGTTTTCTGAAGAGGCACATCACTGTAGGTCTCAATATCAATGCTAAGTGTTTTCATGAGATTGTCCTTTCTACAAAACAGGCAGCAGAGAAATCCCCGCCGCCTGCTGTGTTACTGTTTATCTTTATTGGATTTGTATTTATTGATATCACGGCGGATGTGGTATACCGCATAGCGGATAAGATAGAGAATGATTTTCCCTACGTTATAAATGATGAAGCCATATACCGCTACAAAAAAGGTGTATGCGATGACGTTAGCAATAAATAGATTTAAGATTTCTGCAAATTCATTCATAGATTGTCTCCTTTTGTCGAAAGATGTGCTGGCGGCAGCAGAACCACCGCCAGCAGGTTGATAAATTACTTAAAGTCCTTCATGCGTTTTTCATGGTATTCGAGATCACGCTTGTCCTTTTCCTGTTCACGTTTTTCACGTTTGTGGTCATTGATGATACTCTGAATCATAGAGATTGCAGTAGTAAGTCCAACACACGCGAAGCAGCCGATACAGATGTTTACAAGAATTGTGCTAATTATGATTGTTTCCATAGTTTGTCACCTCCATTAATCAAGGAAATCATCATCGTCATCAGTTGCAAAGTCAGATTCAGCAGAAGCCTTACCACCAAGAGGCTCACCATCACGAATCTTCTGCAGATTGTTAAGACCGCAGGCGATGCCCTTATTACCAGAGCTGTTGAAAGCGTAGAAGCTGATGCTGGCGCGACCGTAGACTCCAGAGTAAACCTCAGAACGAGTAAGGATAGGATTGCGGTCTGCATCTACGATGCCAGGAGCAGAGGTTGCATTAGCATTCACAAAGTAGCTGCCAGCGTAAGCAGGGTCGTCCGGTCTTTCAAGGTCGCCATCACGAAGAGGAGTCTTAAGTACAGAAAGAGCTGGTATGGACTTGCCATTACCCTTGAGCTTTGCTTCACCTTCACGATATGCAGCCTCGATAGCAGATTCAATCTTTGCGACAGTCTTTGTGTCGGACTTCGGGATAATCAGGCTGACACTATACTTCGGAGTGCCACCGTTGATGGATTTCGGTTCCCAGACGTTGGCGTAGCTCCAGCGTGTGTTAGGACCGGTGATAACCTTCATGGGATTTGTCATTTTTGCATTTTTACTCATTGTCATATTCCTCCATAAAATCATTTTTTGCTGTGTTCATTGCCGGGCGTTTATCATTCTCCGGCACAAGAGTAGGTTTGCCTTGTGGCTTTTCGATATAGGCTGCAAGAAGATCTTCGAAGCGAGACTTACCGAGCAGCTTTTGCATGGCTGTGATACCAAGCAGCTTCTTTTCGTAAGGGTCAAAACCAGCAGCTTCGACAGCTTTCGACACGGCGTCTTCGCTAGTATATCTGCGGTTGGAGCGACCCTCGACCAGCTTCCAGCCAGCCCATTTTTTACCGCTGATTGCCTGCTGAAGCGCATACTCCTTGATGTCATTGGCCCAGGAGACCAGTTCGTCGACACGGGAGAGGATGACTTCAATTTCTGAATCCTCCAACAGTGGTGGCAACTTGAAATCGTGCTGTGCGAGTAGAAGATTGGCTTCAGCTCTGGCTCGGCATTCATGTTTTGCTTTACAGAATCCGCACCATTCACCACACAGGAAGTTCCCATCACCGGCAAAGGCAAGGTCTGCGGTAGGCTTCAGAACTTCATCGGCCCATTGATACAGGTCGTCCTTGCTGACTTCGTAGGTAGAAATGTTCTGGCGTCTGGGCTGGTAGATAGTCATGCTGACCGTATCGATGTCGTAAATATCATCGAAGAGTTCCAGTGCGCCAAGGGCGTAGCACTTCATCTGCGGATTGTCCTCAGCAGATACGAGGATTCCAAGACCATGTTTGTAGTCAATTACATGCATGGTGCCGTCGCTGATGAGAATGGCATCCGAGGTTCCGAAGCCCTGTTCCACCCAGCGAGAGAAGTCCACTCGCTGTTCAATCAGAACAACAGGGTCGGAGCAAGTCTGTTTGGCCTCTTCCAAAAGCTCCATAACAAAGCTGGCGTACCCGGTGGCACAGTCCTCCATTTCAGCGTTATACCAGTCGAGATTCTTGGTAGGATCTGTAGCTTTCATGCCGAGTGCTTTGCGGAGCTTGTACTCACAAAGGGAGTGGGCATCGGTGCCTTCTGCAGCATAGTTGTTGCCTTTATCCTCATAGGTTTCGCAGAGCCTTGCTGACGGTGGACAGTGGAGTCAGCGGTCAGACGAGGATGCGGAGAGGATTGCATGTCCTTTAGGTGGCATATTAGAGCACCTCCGCTTCCCTGAGCAGGGTTTCATAATGTTTCGGGTCTACGAGTGATAACTTGCTTGCACCGTACTTTTTAAGAAGTTCTCGAATTTTAGCTGTATGTCCGGCACGAGATTTATCCGCCAGAACAGCTCGAACCTCCTCAAGGGTCAGTGTAGATTTCGTTTCCTTTTCCTGTTTAGCAGCAATATCTCTATTTTGCTGCTTATCATCAGACGAAAACTGCTGTGCGAGCCAGTTTGCTGCATCGTTAATAGCAGTGGCAGCATTTCTCAGCTCTTCTATGATCATAGCCATATCGTTCATTTTTGACATTTACTTTTCCTCCTTCCTCGGATTGTCTGTGTGTGGCGATGATTTTGAGATTCTTCGCCATTCTTGCGGATACCTGACTGATTGCAGTGAGAGTTGCAATCATTTCTGCGTCACTGCCGCTTCTGTTGTGAAAAGTCTGATTCACGATGTTCACCTCGCTTTCTGTAGGTCGCTTTGTTTCGCCTTACACTACTCAATGGAGGTGATATGGTCGTTTGGCCGAAAAAATATAAAAAAGTTTTTGGAAAGAAAATCGTCCCCTGAAAAATCAGAGGACAACCATTCATTTTAGATGTAGTCCTTAAGCTCGGAGCGGAGCTTCTGGAACAGCTTGTCCCTGCGATACACGAATGTATTACGAGAGAGGCCCATTTCCCTGCCGCAGTCACGTTCAGATTTTCCCTGCATAATAAGCTGACAGATAAGACGACCTTCCGGATCCAGCTCATTCAGCTTTGCATAGAGAGCGTGAAGAAGGTCTGCATCTTCTAATACTTCAGCGATAGCTGCAGATTCATCCGGTACATCGTCAAGCCAGCTCTTTTCGTTTCCGTCAACGTCACTAATGGTGTTGTCGAGAGAAAGCTGATCGCCAGCCTTAGCATAAGGGCAGGTTAAGCAATCCATGTCGCATAAGTAGCGCTTGCTTGCAGGGCAGACACAGCGGCCGTGTTCCTGCTGACGCTTGCGATAGGCGTTGATATCACGATAGTAATTCGTGTAGAATTCCTTGTTTACATCCACCCAGCTTTTGGATTCTTTAATGTAGATACGATACTGTTTACTCTGATTTACTTTGTTTGCCATAACATTTACCTCCGTTGGCTTCATGTTTGAAGCGGAGATAACCGTTATGGCTGCCAGTGTTTTTCATAAGATGGTCACCTCGTGCGGATAGCTCCGCTTCTTTCCGGTGACCAGCCGTTCGTAAGCTGGCACTCTATTGATAATGTTCTCTTGCTCATCAACTACGAACACACCACGCGGCCACGAAGATGGTGAGCTGATGATTAAGAAAGTAGTTTTACGCCTTGCTCAGGGCGGCGATTTGTTTTAATTGTCGTTTGCGATAAGCTCCAAATCAGCGAAAACTTCACTGTAGTTGCAAGGGCTTAAGTCGTGTGTTGCATGAGCGTCGTAACGCTGGAACACAGATTGGGCCACTTCAGAACCATACTCGGTTGCCACAGCATTAGCGGCATTCTCAATGTTGGTGAGCCACATTCTCTTTTCTGATTTTGTCATTAAAATCACCTGCCTAACTTATGAGTGTGAATTCATGCAAAAAACTATGCGATAGCGTAAATGTTCATCAAAAAACATAGAAATTTGTTTGAAAGTGTGATAGAATATGACCATGTAAGTATCGCGAAACTTAACTTCAAGTCATGCCTAAATTATAAAAAATAGGGAATCAAAAGTATTTGCCATCGTTTTGCCACTGTTTTGCCATGTTTTTACCGAGGGCATGTAAGGGAGGAATTGGACATATGAATGAAATGACATTATCTTCACTTATCCAAATCATGCAGGATGGGTTTATACAACATGACAAGCAGGAAAGTGCAGGTAGATTTTTGCTTGAGTCGGTGACGATACAAGAAGACTCTCTATGTACTACCGATTTGAATTCTAAAAAAATAAGTCGCCTGGTAAGCAGGAAGGATCCTGTCCCAGACGACATAAAGCAAGCCGCGTTAAGAAACGATATTGCTGTTAAAGTCGAAGAATATTTTAGGCAAAAGGTAATGTCGGATATAAACCCTTATACAAAAGATGATGTGCTTCAAAAATTGATGAATATTATCATTCAGGATGCTGAGATTGCACAACGCAAGAAAAATGAATTTCAGAGGTTATATGATGCGGAAGACGATGCTTATTTTCTGTATTCTGTATTTATGTATGTACTTCAGCGGAACAATAAAATCATTGCCAATGCAGTTGAATACCAGGATGCACCATTGTTAGCAGAGGTGAATTATGAATGCCCGCTTACTCATGAAAAATTAGTGGAAGAAGTAAAAGGTATTCCTAAGAAGAAATACGAGATTACTCAGATATTTCCTGATGATTTGCCATCAGAACTTGCTGCAACATTTAATACGGTATATCCAAGACCTAAGAATTTAGACGAACCGGAAAATTTAATTGCATTAAGCCAAGAGGCCTCTGAAAACTATCTTATGAGTCCTATGGTTGATGAATATAAGAAACTCTATGAGATAAAGCAAGTTACCAGTAAACAGTACAAGGCTATTAATGCAATTAATAGAATCGAATTAGAAGCAGAAATAAGAGCAGCAATAGAAGGGTTGATTTCAATAAATCCTTCTGATGTGCTTCCGCAGCTTGAATATGCTGCACTGAGAATAGATCAAAAAATCAGCGATGCGTTGTTAATGAATGATGTGCGAAATCATGTGCTTCAATACTATAGATACATAGAAACCATTTTTTCAGAAATGACAGATGTCTTTGACGATATTGCCGGGGAAGTAAAATTAAGTTCTCAAAAGTTGGAAAAAGCCGGTCTTTCTCAAGAAGATGTTATCTATAATCTGACGGAATGGATTCATAACAAAGCATTTGCAGGAGATACCAAAGGAAAAATGGCTTGTAGGATTGTAGTGTGCTTTTTTATTCAGAACTGTGAGGTGTTTTACAAAAATGAAATTTCCAAGTAAAGTAACTTCATATAAGGAAAGTAGCCTTGCATTATTTCCGGTGATATTAAAATATTTGGAGAAAAAGGATATGACACCTTCTGAATTGTATAAGAAAACAAGAGGAAAGATGTCAGGAATACAGGAATTTCTGGAAATTTTGGATTGCCTGTATGCCTTAAATAAAATAGAACTTGAAGGAGGTGTGCTTCACTATGTTGGTTGAAATATACTGCGATAAATTTAAAACCGGTGGAAAAGATGGTGAGGTACGTGCACCTATAACATTCCATGAAGGACTGAATGCTATTGTAGGTGATGAGGATAGATCCAACTCAATTGGAAAATCTACATTACTTATGATTATTGATTTTGTGTTTGGTGGAAAAGACTACATAAACAAGTGTTTGGCAGTGCATGAGAATGTGAAAGAACATAACATTTGCTTTACTTTAGAATTTGATGGTATTGAATATTCTTTTATGCGTAATACTGTCAAATACAATGAGGTAATCCGATGTGACAGACAATATGTACCTTGTGAAGATAAGAAATCGATGACTGTCGAAGAATATACTGCTTTCCTTGGTGAGATGTACGATTTAAAATTTGAAGGCTTATCTTGGAGAGGGTTGATGTCTAAACATATTCGTGTGTTTGGACGCGATACAATGGATGCTTCCAGGCCTTTGCAAGAAGCAAAAGATGGAAAAGTTGAAGATGAAATAAAAAGATATTTAAAGCAGTTTTATAGATATGCTATTGTTAAACAGCAGATTAATCAGGCAAAGGTTGCGGAAGACGAGAAGAAAGCATTTGGAAAATCTGTATCGTATGAGCATATCAGAATGGCTAGCAGCGACAAAGAATATAAAGCTAATGAAGCAAGAGTTGCTGAATTGCAGATCAAAGAAAACGAATTAGCTGAAAACAGTAGTAAGGGATTACTTGATCTTACAAGTATGCAGGCCCAGCAACTAAGTGAGTTGAATAGTTTGTTACTTAGTTATAGCAGGCAGAGAGCAAGGGTGCAGATGCAGCTTAATTCCCTGAGAAAAGAAATGACTGAAGGCAAAAAGTCTTTTAAGAGATCATATTCTGATTTGGAAAGATTTTTTCCGGGAGTGGAATTCAAATCGATTGCTGAAATTGATAAATTCCATCAGGGGCTATCAAAAGTCCTTCAGGAGGAATTTAAGGAAAGTGAAGCTGATCTTGCCACAACTTATGTAATGCTTGGAAGTGAGATTAAAAAGATAAAAGAGCAAATCGCAGAAATAAAAAATATTCCAAACGTTACACAAGCTGTATTGAAAGAATATGCACGTATTACAACGGAATTAAATAACCTTAAGGCCGCTAACGAGAATTACACAACTTTTGGTCAGTTGAAGAAAACAGCAAAGGAATATGCGGAAACACGAGACAGAATTATTGCTAGTCAGCTTTCAGATATTCAGGACATTGTGAATGACAAAATGAAGGAAATCACTGTGAAAATTGTTAGAGATAAGAATTTAATTCCACCAAGACTCAATTTGGAAAAAATTAATTCTTACACATTCGAAACAAAGGGTGATGACGGAAGTGGTGCTGGTCAAAGGGGCTTGATCACATTTGATTTGGCTAATATGGCGGTATCAAATATTCCATTTGTTGTACATGACGCAGACTTGATGGATCCAATAGAAAAGCCAACTCTTACAGCTTTGATAAGGTATTATGATTCCTTAAAAGAACAGAAAAAACAGGCATTTGTATCTTTTAGATCTTATGAATTTTATGCCGAGGAGATTAGAACTACAATTGAAAAATGTAAGGTGATTGAACTTGAAGCTGGAGGTTATGAATTATTTGGTTGGGCATGGAATAAGGAGAACCAAAATGAGTAAGGAGAATAAGAGCAAGAGTAAAAAAGCATTAAAAACGCAGTTTAGTTATAATCCACTTTGGAAGATGTTAATAGATCGGGGATTGAAAAAGCGAGAGCTACAGGAAATGAGTGAAGTAAGTGCTACTTCTATAGCAAAGCTTGGCAGAAATGAAAATGTGACAACAGAAGTCCTGCTTAGAATTTGTGAATCCCTTGATTGCGATATACAGGATATTATGGAGCGAATTCCGATAAAACATGATGAAACTGCAAAACAGGAAGGATAAGAATAAAATGGCAGACAAAAATACAGCCGATATTGGATTTGAAAAACAAATATGGGATGCAGCCTGTGTGCTTCGTGGCAATATGGATGCATCAGAATATAAGAATGTTGTTCTGGGATTGATTTTTTTGAAGTATATCTCAGATCGATTTGATGATAAGTACCAGGAACTTATTGAAGAAGGTGATGGATTCGAGGAGGATATAGACGAATATACTTCTGAGGGTATCTTCTTTGTACCAGCTGGTGCACGTTGGAGTGAAATTGCAGCAAAAGCACATACTCCGGAAATCGGAACGGTGATCGATGATGCCATGCGTGCCATCGAAAAAGAAAATAAGCGTTTGAAGGATATTTTGCCTAAGAACTTTGCACGTCCGGAGCTGGACAAGCGTAGGCTTGGTGATGTTGTGGACCTGTTCACCAACATCCAGATGATTGAACACGGCAGTGAAAAAGATATCTTGGGCCGTACCTATGAATATTGTCTTTCTATGTTTGCTGAGCAAGAGGGAAAACGTGGTGGTGAATTCTTTACACCATCATGTGTAGTACGTACTTTGGTGGAAGTCTTGAAACCTTTCAAAGGACGAGTATATGACCCTTGTTGTGGCTCAGGAGGTATGTTTGTTCAGTCTGCTAAGTTTGTTGAGAATCACAGTGGTAATATCAGCAATATTTCTATCTATGGTCAGGACTCAAATCCTACTACATGGAAGATGGCGCAGATGAATCTTGCAATTCGTGGAATTGAGCCTGATCTTGGAACCTATGCGGCAGATACATTTCTTGACGATCGTCATCCAACGTTGAGAGCAGATTATATTATGGCGAATCCACCGTTTAACCTTTCCGATTGGGGATTGGATAAACTAAAAGAAGATCAGCGATGGAAATACGGAACACCACCAGCAGGAAATGCCAACTTTGCATGGCTTCAGCATATGATTTTTCATCTTGCACCAGCAGGCCGTATTGGTATGGTATTAGCAAATGGTTCCCTTTCTTCTCAATCAGGCGGAGAAGGTGATATTCGTAAGAATATTATCAATGCTGATTTAGTTGAGTGCATTGTAGCAATGCCTACTCAGCTTTTCTATACAACGCAGATTCCAGTTTCACTTTGGTTTATCAATAGGCAGAAAAAACAACCGGGAAAGACTTTATTTATTGATGCTCGAAAGATGGGAACGATGGTGAGCCGAAAGCTTCGCGAGCTGACGGATGAAGACATCAATAAGATTTCAGATACCTACGAAGCTTTTGTTGACGGAACACTTGAAAATATTAAGGGATTTTGTGCTGTTACGGATACAGCTGAAATTGAGAAACAAGATTATATCCTTACACCTGGACGCTATGTGGGTATTGAAGAGCAGGAAGATGACGATGAGCCCTTTGAAGAAAAGATGGATCGGTTAACATCTGAACTTGCGGAAATGTTTGCAAAGTCGCATGAACTAGAGGATGAAATCAGGAAGAAGCTGGGGGCGATCGGATATGAGCTCAAGCAGTGAAATAACGTATTGTTTGATTTTTGATACGAATGCGTTGTTTCAAGCATATGAAAAGAAGGCAGATTTCACAACTTTTAGCTTCAATGCAACATTTGAACATGTAGTTGGTATGATTGAACGACTTGATATATATGAATATGTAACCATAGCTATCCCATCAGTTGTCTGGAGTGAAATGAAGAAGCAGATTATAGAAAAGCATGATGAATTGCTTATTACATATAAAAGTACAATATCAAAGAAACAGTTTCCTGAGTATTCTATACAGGAGAATCCTACAATAAATTATCCAGAATATATAAAATTTAAGATTGAGGAATATAAGAAGGAGATTTCAGGAAGAGGAAATAGCGTTATAGAAATTCCAATTGCTTCTAATGATAGATTTGAAAGTATAGTGAAGCGTGCATTTAGTAAATTGCCTCCTTTTGAAGGAAAAGACAAAAAGTCTGATAAAGGATTTAAGGATGCATTGCTATGGGAAAGTGTTTTGGAATTTGCATTAAAACACCGCAACTCAAAAATCATATACTATTCCAAAGATAATGTTTTTGGAGAATTTCTGCTAAAGGAGTTTGCAGAAAATGTATCAGATTCATCACTGTTCATATGCAAAAATGAAAATGAAGTTAAGGTGCAGTTAGAAGCGTGGGCAAAGGAAATTGACAAATATTCGTATCAACCAATTGAAGATTATGATGAAAATAAGGAAATTGTTGATTGGTTAAATTCTAGAGATTTTTCTGTGCAGATAATAGAGCGAGACTTTGGTCTTGTTGAAAAAGGACGGTTGATTACTCCAATTACAGCTCATTTGATTAGCATTGATAATATTGAACCCTTGAATTCGGTCGAGAATGCAATTGAATATTATATTGAAGCAGCTTTGCAGTTTATATACGAATTGAAGGATGGGGGAAAAACACAGGACACAATCAACGTAGGCATAAATGTTAAGATGCTGGATGATGCTACTTATTCGGTTGAAGATGCTTATAGAACGGATGAAGATGAAACTGAAAGTGAGAGTTAGGTTATGAATACAGGACAAGAAAGAATAAACGAATTTGTAATTCGTGAAAAACTGGAGGCGATTGGGTATGAAATCTGAATGGACAAAAAAGAAGCTCTCTGATATTGCAGATTTCAATCCGAGAGAAACAATAAAAAAAGGTGCTATAGCTAAGAAAATCCCTATGGATGTGCTCCGCCCATTTTATCGAGATATTCCATATTATGTTGAAGAATGTTTTTCTGGGGGTACGAAGTTCCGTAATGGAGATACAATTATGGCACGAATTACGCCGTGTTTAGAAAACGGAAAAACAGCTCAGGTCTCAATCTTAAATGATGGAGAAGTTGGCTTTGGCTCAACGGAGTATATCGTATTCCGAGCAAAAGAAGGAATCGCTGATAAGGACTACTTGTACTATCTCGTTTGTAGCCCGGAAGTAAGAGAACCAGCAATAAAATCTATGGTCGGTTCATCAGGGCGACAGCGTGTGCAGACGGATGTGGTAAAGAATCTTGAAATTGATGTTCCACCATTAGTCGAACAAGAAAAAATCGGCTCATTCCTGAAGGCGTTTGATGATAAAATTGCACTCAATGATAGGATAAACAAGAATTTAGAGCAGCAAGCGCAGGCACTTTTCAAGTCATGGTTTCTTGACTATGAACCTTGGGATGGCTCTGTGCCTGATTCTTGGAATCACGGCAAATTGGGCGATTTCGCTGAGATTAAGCGTGGAGGATCCCCCAGACCGATTCAAGAATACTTGTCCGATTCTGGTTTACGATGGCTTAAGATTTCGGATGTAACAAGCCTCCAAACCCCATTCGTTATTGACATTAAAGATCACATAATTGAGGCAGGACTGCGAAAAACAGTTTTTCTCAAAGCTGGTTCTCTTGTACTCTCCAATAGTGCAACACCGGGCGTACCTAAGATTCTCGATGTCGATAGCTGCATTCACGACGGATGGCTCTATTTCCCTGAATCAAAGTTTTCTAAGGAATACTTATATTTGTATTTTAAATACATTCGTCAGCAACTGGTCAATCTCAGCAACGGTAGTGTCTTCAATAATCTAAAGACAGATATTCTTAAAAGATATCCGACAATATTACCTGACAAGGAGACACTTCGACGTTTTGATGATATTGTGATACCAATGTTCCTGCAAATGCAAAATCTTACTCGTGAATCACACAAACTTGCGGATATGCGGGATGCTCTTTTACCAAAACTAATGTCCGGTGAACTTGATATTTCTGACATCAACCTTTAAGCTGCTAAATTCTTGTTTAACCTAAATACTCCCACCAACGGCGGGAGATAAAGCCAACGGAACTGCCGTTGAGTCGTTCTCTGGAAAATAAATTTGAAGGAGAATGACCTATGAAACAACAAATTATTTCAGAGGTGATGCAGCAAATGCTACCACACCTCGACAATGCCCAAATTCAGCAGTTGCAAAAGGTGCTTGAAAACACACTGTTTGGCTGCGAGATTACAACACAGACAGAAAAGAAGGATACAGACGACAATCCAAAGCTGATAGATGCTTTTGTTTCAGCAAAGCGGATTGAAGGCTGTTCAGAAAAAACGCTAAAATATTATCGCACAACCATTGAAACGATGGTAGCTTCTACAGACAAAGGTATTCGTCATATTCAGACGGAAGACCTGCGTTCCTATTTGACAGATTATCAGAGCAGGAATCAGTCTAGCCGTGTGACGATTGACAATATTCGCAGGATTTTATCTAGTTTTTTCTCTTGGTTGGAGGATGAAGATTACATTTTGAAAAGTCCTGTTCGCCGTATCCATAAGGTGAAAACGGCAACTAATATCAAGGAAACTTATACAGATGAGGACTTGGAGAAAATGCGTGATAGTTGCACAGAACTTCGTGATTTGGCGATAATTGATATGCTTGCTTCTACTGGAATGCGTATTGGTGAAATGGTTTTGCTGAACAAGGCAGACATCAATTTTAACGAGCGTGAATGTGTGGTATTCGGTAAAGGTGATAAGGAACGCATTGTTTACTTTGATGTTAGGACAAAGATTCATTTGCAAAACTATATTGATAGCAGAACAGATGATAATCCGGCTTTGTTCGTCACTCTGCGTTCTCCGCATGAGAGAATCAAAATCGGTGGTATCGAATCTCGTCTGCGTGAAATGGGTAAGCAGTTAGCTATACAAAAAGTCCATCCTCATAAGTTCCGAAGAACACTTGCAACGATGGCGATTGATAAGGGAATGCCTATAGAACAGTTACAACAGCTCTTAGGGCATAAACGAATAGATACGACCTTGCAGTATGCAATGGTCAAGCAGAGCAATGTTAAGTTGGCTCACAAGAAATATATCGGTTAGAAAGGTGACAATATGGCAAAGTGGTTTGAAAAGACTTTAGGAGAGGTAACAGCGTTCATAGCAAAAGGTATACCGCCTAAGTATACAGAAGAAGAAAATGAAAATACGATACGAGTTCTAAATCAAAAGTGTAATAGAAATTTTGAGATTTCGTACAATGAATCAAGAATTCATGATTGTGAAAAAAAGAAGGTTCCTGTAGATAAAATGCTGAGAGCAGGAGATGTTCTGATAAATTCGACAGGAACTGGAACTGCTGGTAGAGTTGCACAGATGGCAGAAGTCACAGTGCCTACGACTATTGATGGGCACATGATTCTTATTAGACCTTCGGAAGAATTGGATCCTATTTACTATGGGTATGCTGTAAAGTCATTTCAATCCCAAATAGAGGGATTGGCAGAAGGTTCTACTGGTCAAACTGAAATTAATAGAAAACGTTTGCAAGATGAAGTAATTATCAGGTATCCAAGTGATAAATTGGTTCAGAAGAATATAGGAAGCTTCTTAGCGAATATTGATGAGAAAATCAAGACAAATAAAGAAATAAACAAGAATTTAGCGACTTAAAGGTCGATGTTGGAGACGTCAAGCTCGCCGGACATCAGTTTGGGTAAAAGGGCGTCTCGGAGTTGTGCCAATCGTTGATTCTCAAGCTGATTGTTTATTATAATTTCAAACATAGGAAGAGTCATCTCAGAAAAAGCATTATTTACTTCTTCTGAAGGTAAAACAGTTTGCGAAGCTTTAATCTCAGAAGATGATAGGTTTACTTGCACCCCGCTATTTGCTCTGCTACGCAGGTCAACAAGAAAATCCGTACTGTTAGTAAGTAAATAAATAAATGGATAAGTCACTCCTTTGTATCCATTTGCTCTGAGGTGTCCAACTCGCTGATTGACAATGTACTCATTATCAAGTGGCATAACGGCTGTGTTACCTAATATTGCCACATTGTCTTTCATATCTGTCATTGCCATAAGTATATCGCCTTTTTTGAGAACGAATTTCTCTAATTTTGATGCAAGGCTCTTTGGATACCAGCTTTTTGTTCCATCAGGAATAAATCCACCACCACGAGCAATATGCCCTTGTTTGAATACTTGATAACAGTCTGGTGACGGCTCATTTAAAAGTTCCTTACTCTTAAACGCATAGCCATTTTGAAAATCAGCAATTTTTTCGAGAGGAACAATTTCCCAGTCGTGTGGCATTTCTCCATTAAATGGTTCAAAATCAACAAACCACGACTTGAATATTGCCTGAGCTTGCTGCTCTAAATTCTTGTTTACCATAGAAACATAACGAAAAATACAGGAGGTTGAATATGCCGAGTTTATTTACAGAAGATACATACGAACAAGCAATCATTGAATTGTTTGAATACATGGGCTATGACCACCTCTACGCTCCGGATTTTGATAGAGATTATACCAGTCCGCTTCTGGACTCTATTCTGAGAGATAGCTTGGTGCGTATCAACCGTGGTCTGCCTGTAGAAGCTATAGATGAGGCATTAGCTAAATTGAAGAATTTTGATACCGGCAGCCTGTTGCAGAAGAATATCATTTTCATGGATTATCTGCAAAATGGTATCACGGTTAAGTTCTTTGTAAAGGGCGAGGAGCAATCATCTATTGTACGTTTGATTGATTATGCCAACGTAAAGAACAACTCTTTTTATGTGGTAAATCAGTTTACGTTTTTAGAAAACGGAAATAACCGTCGCCCGGATATTATTCTATTTATTAATGGATTGCCCCTTGTTTTGATGGAATTGAAGAGCCCGGCTAAGGACGAGGTAGGAGCTGAGAATGCCTACCACCAAATCCGCAACTACATGCAAGATATTCCATCTATCTTTTATTACAATGCAATCTGTGTAATTAGCGATTTGTCTACGAATAAGGCCGGAACTATTACCTCTGGATTAGATCGTTTTATGGAATGGAAAACCAAAGACGGTAATTATGAAGATACTGCGTATGCTTCCTTTGAAACCTTCTATGAAGGTATGTTCCAAAAGGAACGTCTGTTGGATATTTTGAAAAATTTTATTCTTTTCTCAGGCGTTAGCAATAGTCGTTTCAAAGTGTTAGCCGGATACCATCAGTATTTTGCTGTTCGCAAAGCGATAGAGAAAGCAAAGGTGGCAACGAAGACTGATGGTAAGGGTGGGGTATTCTGGCATACACAGGGCTCTGGCAAGTCATTGTCGATGGTATTTTATGCACATTTATTGCAAGATGCTTTGGATAGTCCAACTATCGTAGTTATGACGGACCGTATTGATCTGGATGATCAGCTTTATGCACAGTTCTCACAATGTGCTGATTTTCTGCGTCAGACACCGGTACAGGCAGAAAGCAAGGAACATTTGAAGTCACTTCTTGATGGCAGAAGTGCGAATGGAATTATATTTACTACGATGTTTAAGTTTGAGCGTGGAGAGAAAGCTTTGTCAGAACGCAGAAACATTGTTGTTATGGCAGATGAAGCACATCGTGGGCAGTATGGTTTTGATGAAAAAATCGTTATGTCAGAGAATGAAAACGGTGAAAAGGAAGCGCATACTGTAATTGGTAATGCTCGTATTATCCATGATGCATTGCCAAATGCTACATTTATCGGATTTACCGGTACACCGATTTCAGCCAAAGATAGAAACACTCGTGAAGTTTTTGGTGATTATATCGATGTTTATGATATGACACAGGCCGTGGAAGATGGTGCTACTCGTCCGGTTTATTATGAAAGCCGAGTTGTTCATCTGAAGCTGGATGAGAACACATTAGCATTAATTGATTCCACTTACGATGTCTTAGAGCAGCAGTCCGATGCACAAACAATTGAGAAGAGCAAAAAAATGCTTGGTCAAATGGAAAGCGTGCTGGGAGCTGATTCTACGATAGAATCTCTCTGTGATGATATTGTTGAACATTACGAAAAATATAGAGCAAACCTTCTGACGGGTAAAGCCATGATTGTGGCGTATTCTCGTCCGATTGCAATGAAAATCTATCGCCGAATCTTGAAAATTAGACCTGCATGGACGGATAAAGTCGGTGTAGTCATGACTGGCGGCAACAACGATCCGGAAGATTGGAAAGAGATTATCGGAACAAAATCGCACAAAGAAGAGCTCGCAAGGAAGTTTAAAGATAACAATGACCCGATGAAGATTGCCATTGTAGTTGATATGTGGCTCACCGGTTTTGATGTACCTTCTTTGGCTACCATGTATGTGTATAAGCCGATGCATGGTTATAACTTGATGCAGGCTATTGCCCGTGTTAACCGTGTATTTAAGGATAAAGAGGGCGGATTGATTGTAGACTACGTTGGAATTGCATCAGCTTTAAAGGCTGCAATGAAGGAATATACCAAACGCGATCAGTCTAAATACGGTGATATGAACATTGCAAAGATGGCATATCCGAAATTTCAGGAAAAGCTACAAGTTTGCAAAGATTTATTGCATGGCTTTGATTTCAGCGGATTTGTAGGTGGCTCCCCACTTACAATGGCTAAGCTCATTTCGGGTGGCGTAAACTTTATTCTCGATGCAAGTGTACCAGAAAGAAAAGATTTGTTCTTGAAGGAAGCAATGCTTTTGAAACAATCCCACTCGCTTTGTTCCAGTATGACAACGGAGCAGGAACGGCATGAAGCGGCTTATATGGAGGCTCTGCGTTCTACGGTTATTAAGATCACGTATGGTGGAACAGGTGGAAAAAGTTTATCGCTTACTGAGATTAATGATCAAATCAATGAACTTTTGAAAGCGGCAGTACAGAGCAAAGGTGTCATTAGCTTATTTGACAGCAGCAAGAGTGGCGGTGAAAATTTCAGCCTGTTTGATCCAGCAGTCCTGGACGAAATCTCTAGAATGAAGGAAAAAAATATAGCTGTCGAGATTTTGAAAAAACTTATGGCTGAGCAAGTGGCTCTCTACAAGAGAACAAATGTGGTACAGTCACAAAAATTCTCGGAGAAGATAGCACAACTGATGAATTCTTATTATAACGGACTGATCACTAATGAAGAGGTTATTAAAGAACTTCTGAAAACTGCAGAAGAGATTGCAAATCTCTATAAAAATGGTCAGGAACTGGGGCTTTCACAAGAAGAACTTGCGTTTTATGATGCTCTTACAAAACCAGAGCATATCAAGGATTTTTATAAGAATGATGAATTGATTGCTTTGACAAGAGAACTTACAGAAATGCTTCGTAAGAATCGCACTATCGATTGGCAGAAGAAAGAAACTGCTAGAGCGCAGATGCGTAAGATGGTTAAGCGACTCCTTAAGAAATATAAGTATCCGCCGGAAGACTATGATTTTGCAATAAGCACAGTAATTAGTCAGTGTGAGCTTTGGACGGATAATGTGGAACCACGAAAAGAGGAAAAACTCTATAAATATGTATCTGAAATAGAACTAAGCAAGGTGGCAGAGGATACGGTTTCTTATGGAGAAAAGAAGTAATGGAGGTGCGATATGGATGCACGTAAAGGCAATATTTATGAGATATTGAACGGAAATAAGCAATTCTTGATTCCGGTTTATCAGAGATTCTACAGCTGGGATATAGATCAGTGTAAACGACTTTGGAACGATATTGTAGAGATGCAGAGAAAAGGTAAAGTGGGCCATTTTGTAGGTTCTATTGTTAATATTGCTGAACAGGCAATGCCAACAGGTGTTCAGAAATATATGATTATTGACGGCCAACAGCGAATGACTACCTTAACACTGCTTCTTCTGGCTTTGCGCGATTATGCAATAAAGAATCCGAATGACACAACAATCAATGCTCGTCGTATAGATAATATGCTTCTAAAAAACGAGTATGAAAGTGGTGATGAACGATATAAGTTACTGCTGACTGAAACAGATAGAGATATTCTTATAAGCCTTGTTGAGGAAAAGCCAATTGCAGAAGGCACTAGATCAAGACTGATTGAAAATTACAATTTTTTTGCTGGAAAACTCGCTGATAAAGAAATTCAGCCTGCAGAGGTATATGAGTCAATTGGAAAATTACAAATTGTTAATATCACATTAGATCGTGCTGTTGACGATGCACAGGCAATTTTTGAAAGTTTGAATTCTACTGGTAAGGAACTTTCTGAATCTGATTTGATTCGTAACTATGTTTTGATGGGATTAGAGCCATCTGAACAAACTTATGTATATGAACATCTTTGGCGGCCTATGGAACAGCTGTTTATCTATGAAACGCAAGGAACGGTAATGGATGCTTTCTTCCGCCATTACTTGACCATGAAACTTTCTCGTATTCCAAAGCAAGGACGTGTATATGAAGAATTTAAATTGTATCATTTGAATTGTGAATTTGGAACTATCAGAGAATTATGTCAAGATTTGCTTGAATATGCAAAATATTATACAAATATTGTATTCAAGCGAAATACTGACACGGATTTAAAGAAGTTATATGAGGACATTATCGATTTAAGAATGGAAGTGTCTTACCCGTTCTTGCTGAAAATTCATCATGACTGCGTAGAAGGACTAATTACATCAGATGAACTGAAGAAAATTTTGAAGCTTTGTATTAGCTATGTTCTGAGACGTGCAATTTGTGAGATCCCGACCAACTCAATGAACAAAACCTTTGCAACATTGAAGAATTATATTAGACCAGATGATTATCTGAATTCTATTAAGGCATTTTTCGTGATGCAGGATACATATAAAGAATTCCCAGATGACGATAAGTTTGAAGGTGCATTTGTAAGCCGTGATATTTATAATATGCGTGCTAGAAATTATATTCTCAGTCGTTTGGAAAACTTTGAAAACAAAGCTCCAATTATAATAGAGAATTACACCATTGAGCATATTATGCCGCAGAACAAAAATCTTTCTTTAGAGTGGCAAGCTGATCTTGGTACTGAGTGGCAAGAGGTTCAGAAAAAGTATTTACATACAATTGGCAATCTTACTCTGACTGCATATAATTCTGAAATGAGTGACAGGCCTTTCTTGGAAAAGATGGATATGCCGGGTGGATTCAAAGAAAGTGCACTTAGGCTTAATAAATATGTGGTTTTGCAAAATAAGTGGAATGAAAAACATATCCAAGAGAGGGCAAACGAATTAGCAAAGAAAGCAGAATCTATTTGGCCATATCCAACTTTAACAGTTGCAGAACTTGCGCCATATCAAGTAGAAGATAAAACACTGCAGAAATATTCCTTGGAAACATATGATGTGAATGCTTTTACAAGAATACTATTCGAGTCTTTAGATAAGCGCATTATGAACTTATCCCCTGCGGTTAAGAAGGAATATAAAAAGTTGTATGTTGCTTATAAACTGGATACTAATTTTGTTGATATTGTTTTTCAGAAACAAAGATTGCGTATCTCGATTAATATGAAGTTTTCAGAGATTAATGACCCTAATGGTATTTGCAAAGATATTACTGGCTTAGGACGTTGGGGAAATGGCGATGTAGAATTGTTTATGGAGCATCAGGATGAATTAGATCAAATCATGGAAATCGTGAAACAATCCTTTGATGCACAGGCAGAATAATGATTTTGGGACGTTAAAGGAGGCCTCTTATTTGAAAAAGAAAAAAGATGAAATAACCATCCGTTCCAGTGCAGCAGAATACTTAACCTATGTTGCCTCTGTCGGTGATCAGCAGGACAGCATTGAGATGCGCTACGAGGATGAGAATATATGGCTGACACAGAAGATGATGGCCACATTGTATGGCGTGGATGTTCGTACAATCAATGAGCATATTAAAAAGATTTATTCCGACTCAGAGCTTGAGGAAGATTCAACTATCCGGAATTTCCGGATAGTTCAAACCGAAGGTTCCCGTCAGGTGACTCGTGATACGAAACATTATAATCTTCAAATGATTATTGCGGTTGGATTCAAGGTGAACAATGAACGAGCAGTGCAGTTTCGCAAGTGGGCCAACGGCATCGTGAAGGACTACACCATCAAAGGATGGGTCATGGACGATGAACGTCTGAAAAATGGTGGCTCTGTGCTTACAGTAGAATACTTCGACCGTTTGCTTGAGCAGATTCGTGAAATCCGTCTCTCCGAGCGTAGATTTTACCAGAAGATAACAGACATCTATGCTACAGCTCTTGATTATGACCGAACAGCGAAAACAACAAAGCAGTTCTTTGCAAAAGTGCAGAACAAGATGCATTATGCGGTTCATGGACATACAGCAGCGGAGTTGATTTATGAGCGGGCCGATGCTGATAAGCCACATATGGGATTAACCACTTGGGCAGCAGCACCGGAAGGTAAGATTGTAAAAAGTGATGTGAGCATTGCGAAGAATTATCTTTCGGAGAAGGAAATGCGGTCACTGGAGCGTATTGTATCCGCTTATCTGGATCTGGCAGAGGACCGCGCAGAACGTCACATTCCAATGACGATGGAGGATTGGTCAAAGCGACTGGATCTATTTCTGATGGCTGATGACAGAGAGATTCTTCAGGATGCAGGTAAAATCACAGCAGAAATTGCCAAGGCAAAAGCTGAAACTGAATTTGAAAAATATCGTGTTATTCAAGATAGGCTGTTCATGTCTGACTTTGATAAGTACATGCTGGAACTGGAAGAGAATGCGAAGAAGTAGCAGCATCGCCATTAAGATTTTCAGCTTGCCAAGGTCGAGTGCATGGGAGTTGGGGTATCAGTCGGGGCGAAAAATAGCTGTTGACCTGTTCTTTGTAGAAAGAACAGACAAGGTTGAGGCGATGGCAGTTCTTCACTAAATTTGACTTTTATGTTGGAATCACTATAATAGTAGAAACGAATAAAAAAGTTGAACTTTTTCCGTGTACAGGCGAGGTTCAAGCTGTGATATGGATAGCGAAATGTATCAAGATATTTTTGCTACAGAATTTGTAGATATGTTTCCGCAAACAAACGGAGATATTTTGCTACAGTCCAAATTAGTCTGGATCGGTTCCCGAAAACTGACATCAATCAGAAGGTATCGTGCCATGTGGAGACGGTTGTTCTGTTGACTAAAACACATAATTGATAGTGTGAAAAAGGCTTGAAATAAGGGTCTTTTGAGATTTTTAGAATTAAAAATTAGACTGCGAAATTTGCCTGAAAAAGTGTATAAAACCTTGGTGTTTTTATAGTCGGATAGACAGGAATATTGAGAATAGGTTGGGCATACGAAAATAATGAATGGTAGGTGATTCTAATTGGCATATGGAAAATCAATAGAGTTGTTTCTTGTAAATGGAACGGCTGACAGTTTGATTATTGCAGAGTTATCAAATTGGAATGGAAAGGCAATAAAGATTCCTCGCATTGAAGTCTCTTCTTGTGACCGTAATGATATTAAGCAAGCGGGAGTTTATTTCTTGTTTTGCAAGGAAGATGACGGCTCTGACTCTGTGTACATTGGGGAAGCAGAAAATGTTAAAGAAAGACTAATACAGCATTTAAGAGATTATCAAGCTGAAAATGAAAAATATTACTGGAGTACTGCAGTTATCTTTATTGGTAGAGATCTCAATAAGGCTTTGATTAGATACCTTGAAAATCGTTTTGTGGAGATTGCAAGAGTAAGTAAAAGATGTCATGTACTTACCAAAAATACCTACAAAAACACTGTTATGAAAGAATCACAAGTAGCTGTGATGGAAGAGTTTATAGATAATGTAAAGATACTTGTCAATGCACTTGGATATAAGGTGTTGGAACCATTAGTTCAAAATAATTCATCAAACTCAACTGTGGATGACGAAATACTCTTCATATCGTCTGGTTCTGTTAATGCTAAAGGCAGAGTTACTACCGAAGGTTTTGTTGTGTACGAGGGATCAACTTTGGACAGTAAGGGTTCGGTTAATTCTTTAAGTAATGGTATGAAAAATTTAAGACAAAAACTTATTGAGTCTGATAAAGTTCAAAACCATGTTATTAAAGAAAACATTTTATTTTCTAGTTCATCAGCTGCTGCTTCTTTCGTTTTAGGATATAGTGTAAGTGGACCTCAAAGATGGAAAACTAAAGATGGAAAAATGTTGAAAGAACTTGAAGATAAACAAGTAGATTAACAATTATGAGAGGGATTTGGATAGAATCCAAATCCCTCTCATAATTGTTAATGGCAGAACTATATTTTACTTTAAGTAAAATATAGATGTACGTTTTTGGGAACTTTCTATTTGCTAGTATAGATACTGTAAGCTATAAGGAGAATTCGTAAACAAATTGACTTTAGACTAAAAATAGACTATAATTAGTCTAAGCCAATCTGGGAGGTTGCTATGGAGAATAATTTAATGTACTTAGATACTTATGTGATACAACAGGATATGCGTATTAGATTGCCTAAATCCATTTTAACCAATTTAAACGTACAAAAAGGGGTTAGTAAATTTGACTTCTATTTAGATGCGGCAAATGGTGAACTGGTATTGAAAATTCATAAAGAGGAAAAGGAGGAAGACTAGCCATGAGGTTTATTGGTTGTAAGACGCTATTGCTTGACAATATTAAGCAAGTGATAGATGAAAATGCACACGACGCAAAATCTTTCTGCGATATTTTCTCGGGTACTTCAACAGTGGCTAGATACTTCAAAGAATGGTATGAAGTTTATTCAAACGACTTATTGTACTTTTCTTATGTACTTCAAAGAGGTACTGTTCAAAACGATAATGTGCCTTTGTTTGAAAAACTAAAAGCTGAAAAAGGAATAAAAGATCCTATCGACTATTTTAATGGTCTTTCGGATATAGAAATGGAAGTGATTCCGCAAGAAAAGCGTTTTTTTCAAAATACATATGCACCTACTGGTGGAAGAATGTATTTAAAAGATGAGAATGCTCTGAGAATTGATTTTGCAAGAATTACCGTTGAGGAATGGCATAATTGTGATTTGATTAATGATGATGAGTACTATTACCTTGTTGCTTGTATAGTAGAAGGAATACCATTCGTCTCTAATATTTCAGGAACATATGGAGCCTTTCACAAGGAGTGGGAAAGAAGATCGCACAAGAAGTATGAGGTGTACAGATTAGAAGTATGCCATAACGGTAAGAATAATAAATGTTTTAATCAAGATGGAGTGGAACTGTTGAAATCAATTAAAGGGGATATATTATATATAGACCCGCCATATAACGGCAGACAGTATCTTCCAAATTACCATGTTCTTGAGACAGCTGCAAAATATGATTATCCGGAGGTTAGAGGAGTAACAGCACAAAGGCCTTACGAAAATAATAAGTCTGAATTTTGCCTTAAAACAAAAGTGGTGCAGGCTTTTGACGAACTTATGAAAAATGCTGAATTCAAATATATAATTCTAAGCTATAGCACTGATGGATTAATGACAGTCGAAGAGATTGAAGCAACAATGAAAAAATATGGTAAACCAGAAACCTTTAAGATTTATTGGATACCATATAGACGATATAAAAGCAGGGCTCAAGGAGAAAAAGAAGAACTGAAGGAAATGCTTGTGTATATTGAAAAATAGGAGAGGATAAGATGGTGTATATAAAAAGCCCACTAAACTATACAGGTGGTAAATACAAACTATTGAGCTCTCTTTTTGAAATCTTCCCTAATGAGATTAATACATTTGTTGATTTGTTTGCTGGAGGTTTTAATGTAGGTATTAACGCATCGGCAAATACAATTATTTGTAACGATCAAATTAGCTATTTGATAGAACTATATGAGTTCTTGAAAGAATATCCTACGGAAGATGTAATAAAAAAGATTAAAGAGAGAATAGATGAGTTTGGATTGACGAAGCAAAATGCAGATGGTTATAATTCTTTACGTGATAGATACAATGAGAATAAGGATATAGTGGATTTCTTTGTGCTAACCTTTTACGCATTTAATCATCAGATAAGATTTAATAATAGCCAAAAGTTTAATACTCCGTTTGGAAAAGACAGGAGCAGCTATAATGAATCTATAGAAAGAAACTTGATTACATTTTGTGATGCCCTTAAGAAAAAGAATATAGTATTTCATAATTGTGATTTTCTGGATATTGATTTAACTGATTTAGGAGAGAATGATTTGGTCTATTGTGACCCTCCATACTTAATTTCTACTGGGTCATATAATGATGGAAAAAGAGGCTTTAAGGATTGGACAACGGTTGAGGAAACACAGCTACTTGAATTGTTGGATAGATTAGATAAGCAAGGGGTAAAGTTCGCTCTTTCCAATGTTTTATACCACAAAGGTTTATCCAATGATATATTGATTGAGTGGAGCAAAAAATACAGAGTGCATTATTTGGATAAGACTTATTCAAATTGTAGCTATCATTTCAAAGAGAAAAACGCAAAAACGGTTGAGGTGGTAATTGCAAATTTTGAAAGCGAGGATTTCGTTCAATGGCAACAAGAAAGTCTATTTTAAATCTTGAAGAGATTACTAAAAAGTTAAATGCTGCAGGAATAGTTGATGTTGATTCTATTCTAAAAGAGTTAGAAGGACAAATGAATAAATCCATAAAACAAAAGATAAAAGAGGCTCAACCATATACGAATGAAGCGTATGACAGCGGAGAGAGTTTCTTGGAAGTATATCCTGAATACGATAGAAAAAAACTTCCAAGTTGGATTGTTAAGGAAATTGAAAGCGCAAGAGTTATAGGCAATTCGAAACAAACTGTTATTTTACCTGATGGCAGAAGATATCAGCTTAATAATACTTTGAATCATATGTCTGGTGGAGAATGGACATACTTTATTAATTCGGTAATCAATACAGCGTATAAAACCTCTGGAGAAGACTCGTTTGCCCATAAAATACGAAAAATTCATCCAACTCCAAAACCACCGCAGTTAATGAGAGATATAATTCAATTTTTCACAAAAGAAAATGAGTTGGTGTTTGATTATTTTATGGGAGTTGGAGGAACTCTATTAGGAGCTGGGGTATGTAACCGCAAAGCTATAGGTGTTGATTTGAATTCAGACTATATAGATGCCTATAAACGTGCTGCTAAAGAAATTGGAGTACCGATTTATAAATGTATCCAAGGAGATTGTCTTGAAGTCCTAGCTGATGCTCAAAAAATGAGTGATATTCTTGAAGGAGAGCAAATTAGCTTAGTACTTATAGATCCTCCTTATGGCAATATGATGAGCCGAGAAAAGACAGGAGCCGATATAAAAGTATATGGAAATGTAGCAACACCATTTACAGATAGTTACAAAGATTTTGGGAATCTTGAGCTTGACATCTTTTTTGATAGCTTAAAAGACTCTGTCGAAAAAGTACTTCCATACATAAAAAAGAGAGGTCATGTAGTTGTTTTTATTAAAGATTTACAGCCTAACGGAAAAGATGTAAATTTACTTCATGCAGAGATTATAAAACGATTAAATGAGATTCCTACATTGAATTATAAAGGAATGAAAATATGGGCAGATCAAACAGCAAAATTATTCCCATATGGTTATCCATTTTCATTTGTTGCGAATCAAATTCATCAATATATACTTGTATTTAGAAAGGAGAAGTGATCTTGTGGTCACTTCTCCTTGTTAGCTTATATTTTGCTTGAATTAGATTACAACACCAGTTCCTTCGAAAGCTTTTCTTATACACTGAGGAGCGTTTTTATTGATGATAATTCTACCGTTGTCAGCGAGATAGAATAATACCTTTTCATGAGGTATCTTAGTGCAATTGCCTCCGAAGATACTTACACAACGCATAATTTTTACATCTTTATATTCTGGATAAATATATTCTTGTTCTATGCTATCATAGTTTTCTATTTCAGCTATACCTTTATCAAGCGTAGAAAGCATCTTGCCTTCAACTAATAAAATATAATTGGTATCTTCATCATAAAGAACCACATCAGGAAGATACAGGTTTATTCCATTCCGGTCCTTCTTAGGAAGTGTGACGAGACGTCCGTGTTTAGTTCTGAAATAACCTCTTTCACAGCCGGCATGGTTTTCATAAACACAGTACATTCCATGATACATGGTTTGAACATGAAGAAGAATATCTGCCATCTTTTCGGATTTTTTCTCATAATGCCAGTACAAATCTGGCATAGAAACATTCTTAGGCATAGTTATACCTTCCAATCTCATTCCGAGAATGCTGCAGATATATAGAAACTTATTCTTCCCTCTAGTATTATTTACATATTTTTGCGTTACACCGTGCATTGTAATAACGATATCTTTTTTCCAGCCAAGTTTTCTTATACACCCAGAAATCATTGATAACGCTCCGATATTTGGGTCATGTCCGATATTTCCAGCATCTGCAGGTTTTGCTAATCGTCCTGAAACTTCGATTCTGTCATCGAATTTTTTGATTGTAATAGGAACATTTCCTGCCGGTGGCTGACGCATTCCAGCTTTGAAGCGAATCAGTTCATCGAGTGATTCAAAAGGCTTGAACCATTTTGAAGTATCTTTACCTACAATTGTAACTCCAAGAGTTAACAGAATGTTGGTTCCAAATACGCTTGTGTCAGATGGCTTTTTAGATTCTCTAGCTTCCAATTCTTCGTTGTATAACATATACAGCTTAACATTCTGATAATAAGGTGTAATATATACAAACTTAGAACCTCTCTGATAAACGCCAGTGTTTCGTGATTCATCATCACTGGTTTTTGTTTCTTCAATAGCCATAATTAGATTATCAGTGCTACAACCTTCAACAGGAGCCTTTTCCTGCTTAAAAAGTAAAAAATCTAAGAAGCTAGAATTTCCACTAACTGTTTTTATGTAGATTTTATTTGCTTTCGCAACAGATAGACCTTCGATTTCGTAAACAAATTTGAAAAAGCCATTTTCAATGTGTGGAAGTATTTTGATTTCAGAATGTTCGGTGATTTTGTCATCAAAATCCTTGCAATACATTTCCACAATCTGTAGAACAACAGATTGTTTTGGCCTTTCCTCTGTTAGTAACCATAAATTATCCATTTGTAATTCTCCTTTCGGTTAATCCTTTATAGTTTCCATGATGTCTTCCAACTTACAATCCATGGCCTCACAGATTTTGAGAAGAACATCAGTGGTGATGTTTGCACCTTTGCCTAACTTGGCAATGGATGCTACACTGATTCCAGCAGCATCCTTTAAATCGTTTTTATTCATTTCTTTGTCAATCAACATCTTCCAAAGTTTGTTATAACTGATTCGCATAATCAACCTCCTTGTTTTATAGCCCAAAATCAAATGAATCATCTTGCTGGTTATCGGTAAGGTAGTTTCTCAAAAGCTCCACGTCTTTACTGATATCACGTGGCTTGATTCTATTGATTACCTTTTCTTCAACCTCTGGTGTCCAGTAGATTTTCAATTTTTCCCTGGCTCTTGTGATAGCAGTGTAGAAGATATTGTGTGTTACAAGTTCCTCAACTTCATCTGTAATAACAATCTTTACAGAGTCATATTCGAGACCTTGTGCTTTGTGTATTGATACAGCATAAGCAATTTGGAATGGTACAACAGTGAATGAGGTACTTTCATCTCCATCTTCGTCAGCACTCTTTAATTTGTGTACACAAAATCTAACTAACGATTTCCCTTCGCTTTCCCAACATTCAAGTAGTTCGAGATTAATACGCCGGAGATCACTTTCATCTACTATCTTAGGTATCTCAACATCAAACTGAATGCGTTCTTCATGAGTGCCTTGATCTAAGATTTCAATTCCCTTTATGATTCCCTTCATATTATTGTGTATGACAGGGAAAAACCTATCCGAATCAAGGAAGAGAATCGGGTCTCCAACTTTATACTGTTGAATGTCCCATTGAACAGCAGGGTTAGGATTGTTTTCCTGCAAGAATCGGTTGATGTTGTTGATTCCGTATAAGCCGTCATAATTCAGACAAAGGATAGCTTCTCCTGGGTCGAGAGAAGAGAGTAGGGATTCATCTACTTTTAAGGAGTAGCTTTCTCTTTCAATGACTTCTTTGGCTGTATCATCCATTTGTCTGACCTTATCCCACAGTTCAAGTAATCGTTCATCCTTGGTTCGATGGGGCTGGGTAAGTTCAAATACAGCACTTTCCGGTAAAAATGCTTTTAATACCGAAAACCAATTTCCAAATTGAATGGCGTCAATCTGATAAGTGTCTCCAACCAATAAAAGCATTTCAAAATTTGCCTTTTGAAGAACCTCAACCATATCTTTATTGCTGACGGTACTACACTCATCAATAACCAATAATTTATACTTCGCAAAAGCAGACCCTTGGCGTTTGAAACTTTCAATTGTTGAGAAAGTTGTATTTTCTGCATCGATCTTTCGCATCAGGTTCTCTTTTGCTGGATTTGTTTGGGTTAGATATAATTTGGCATCATCATTTAAGTAGTGAGAAACATGATTTATAAGCGTAGATTTTCCTACACCTGCAGAACCGTATATCACACCAACTTTTGATTCCGAAAAAATACGGCTGATGATGTCCTTCTTTTCATCGCAGTCAATTTCGTAATCATCGAATAGCAGCCAAACTTCAACATCGGTACTGTAGTTCTCAATACCTGCATCTGCTAACTCTTGTAATCTCTCAATTACTTTGCAAGTATCAAGCTTGTAATCGTTAATAAATACTTGATTGTGTTCAAGCATTAAATCACTTTCAGGTCTATGTCCTGAATAAAGGCTATCGTTATACTGTTCGATGAGCCTTGGGTAATCCGGGAAATTACCTAGTTCATCAACATCAGTAAAGAGTTGTCCTTTACCTTCAGTGTTATTTCTTATAAACCTTGCGAACAATTCCGGGCGTTTGTCTTTACACGGAATACAATCAAAAACAGCACCTAATTTTGGATTATGACCAATGGGAGATCTGTTGAATGGCAAAGAATCAAACTGCCTACAACCGTTTGATAAGTATAAATTAGAAAGATAACTGTTTCCGGCATGTACCCATTCTTCATAATATTTGCTATAGTAACCGTCCGAATATTGGCCTTTAATAATAACATTGTTCATGTTATAGAGAAGGTATCGTAGCACATTCTTTCCGTTACGACCATTTCGAATAAGTTCTCTGCAGTAATCTAAAATAGGAATAAATATCGTAGATTTAAGGTTATTTTTCCATTCAAGAGTAAGCCTATCATATGCTTTATCTGGAAAGTCCATTAGAGCAGTCAAGGTGTACCTTGTTCTAGTTAGGAACTCACAGACTAAGCGCTGTTCTGGATACGGTACTCTTTTTTTCTCTCCTTTTATCAGCTTAATGAAATTTTGAAATTCACAGTCACGAATGGATACCTCCCAGCCGTCAATAATGATAATAGGCATTGTTTTTCCTAATATCTCGATAGTTTCATGTATGAGATGAAACTTTGATGCGTAATTGCTTTTGATTGGAAGTTTGGTAAAAGCAATTACTCTGTTAGACTTGGATTTGTTTTTCCTATCATCTACAGGTGTAAATGTGATTTCGTAATATATGTGTCTGTTTACAAACAGTGGTTTGATTTTCTGAACATAGTATTTATCATTTTTTTCGGCTTTGAATTCAGCAGGATATCGTTCTATTTTTTCAGAAATCTTTTTATAGTATTCCTGTAAGGTATCATCTAAATGAAGAGGGAACTTCTCTAAATTATGTAGTACCTCAATACCAAAGTAGTGCCAGACAAGATTTTTCGCTTCTAGCAGGTACTGGTAATACTTAAGCATTAATCGTTCAGAGCCGTCTTCATCCAATGTATATTGTGTGGTGACTACTTCCAGGTAATTATGGAATTTATATAAAGTGTACAGTTCACTGTTTATCTGTGCAAACTCTGTGGCCTTTGCTATGTTTTCGGCAGTGATAGGTATTTCTCTGCCGTTGGCATAAAACTTGAGCATGATATGATTTACGAACTTTGTCAGCTGCTCTAAAATGTCTTGAGAAATAGCACCACGAGAATTGTTATCTATTTCATCTAAATGCCTGCATATTACGTTATCTATCTTCTTGATGGATTCATCAATTGATGGCATCAACATCCTCCTTTCTGTCTATTAATATTCTCCATCGTTCCAATCATCTATAAAAGCATCATACGGAAACGCTCCAGCAAATTGATTGGGATGAAGCTTTACATACAAATTGCGTATTTTGGTTCTGGAATTTTCTAAAAAAGGAGTTGCAGAGCCACTGACTAAAAAGCTGTTGCTTATATTGTTTAATTCGCTAAGTAAACCAAAAACATACGCTTTTAAAGATGGATCAGAAAATGTACCAGCTTTTGAAATCCATTTAGTTTCATAAAGGTTTTGTATTTTACAAGGCAGAGTCATGTCGATTAATGATTCAGCATAGTTTTCTCCAATGATAGCAACCATGATTTCGTCGTAATCTGCTGTGAATTCTTCAAGCAGTAATTCGTCTTCAGAAGAATAGGGGGATTCATTTACTTGCTCTTCTGGAAGTTGAACACTTGTTGTTCCAGCAGTACTGTTACCATCTAATCCATTTACCAGGTTGCTTACTGCGTTACCCCACGCATTGGCTATTGCCTGTCCAGATGCCAGTGCCTTTTCTTCAAGAATATCATGTGGGGTTTTATCAGCACTCTTCGGAGTGCTTTTTTCTTTGCCTGCAGCTTCTCTCAAAATTTCCAAAAACAAATCTGTAATCTTAAATGAAACATTTACAGAGTTAATATCAGGAATATCATTCTTAAATTCGTCAGCAAGCAGCTGTGCAGTTGTTTCTCCGAAACCTTCAAGATATGAAGGAAATTCATCGTTCTCATTTAAGTTTGCCAATATAAGAGCAGAAACCTTTGAAATACTTGTATTGCCGTTGAAGTATGATTTGAAAGTTTCAAGGCTAGTGTCCGCTAATAATTCGGATCCACTTTCATTCATCATGGTTTCAAAAATGGTCTTCGTAAATAATTTGGTATTGCTTTTTCCGCCAATTACATTCTTTAGTTTCTTTGCAAAAACCTTAAATTCCATAGTTACACCACCATTATCGTCTATTAATACCCAAGCCTACCCACGGCTACCGAGTTCTACCTACCCACTTATATATACTGGGTAGTGTAGAAAGCAAACAGCAAGTGCTTGCTACTTGTGAGTAAGTATTGGGAAATTGGTCTAAAAATTATTATATCAGAAAAACAGACGAAAATCTACACTTTCACAAATTGTTAATATGCGTTCGCAGAGAAAATTCATATTTTCAATAAGAATTGCTTTCTCTCTGACTTTTAGTTGAGTTCATTTAGCGGATTCAACTAAGTACCAGAGACACTTAAAAATTAATATCACAAGGCCTGATTAGCTATAAGGGCATTGGGATACAGATATCGGCATCGATCACAGGACAACCTGTGAGAGGTGTGATAGAAGTACCCTTATTTCCTTATGCCCTTTTTCAGGCAATTCATGGGTCGGTACTTCTATAAGCACCGACCCTATTTGTTTCCTATGCCCTTCTGCAAGAACCAGGCAGAAAGGCAGGAACTTTATGAAAATCAAGATTCGTTACGAGAACGAGTATCAGACACTTGAGGTCGAAAACATGGAATTGGAGAAATGGTTAAATATCTCCATTTCAGAAGAAGAAAGTCAGGAAGACTACGAAAAGAGAATCCAAGATGTAATCGAAGAGAGATTTAACAGACCCGATTACAACAGCTGGCACAAGCATGACCGTCATACGGGTATTGCCAAGATGAAGAACAAAGAGGGTGTTGTAGAGGTCAACACCGAAGAGGCAATTATGGTCAAGGCTGTGGACAAATCTGTTTTTACCAGAGATATTGATGAACTGGTAGAGAGAATTGACCACGAATGGCAGTACGAACATTACTGCGACTATTTGAGAAGTATTCTCAAGCCGGATGCAGCAGATATGGTTATTGCTATTGTACTTGACGGTTTAACTGTAAGCGAGTACGCAGAAAGAATTGATGACGAGCCAAACAATGTCAGTCATCGTTACAGAAGAGCAATCAACAAATTAAAAAAAGTTTTTTCAAAAACGTCCTTTTAACCCTTCTCCCAAGGCTACCAGGTAGGAGGGTGGCACCTCCAGGAAATTAATTTAAGGAGGTAATTCGGATGGAATTACAAGTATTTAACAGTGCAGAGTTCGGCTCTGTCAGAACAACCACAGTAAATGGTGGGGTTATGTTTGTTGGCAAGGATGTGGCAGACATTCTCGGGTACCAAAACGGTAGTCGAGATATTAACCGCCATGTAGACGAAGAGGACAGACACAAGATTATGCTCTTTGATGGTAATCAGGATAAGGAAACAATCATCATCAATGAGTCCGGTCTTTACAGTCTTATCCTTTCCAGCAAAATGCCTAATGCGAAGAAGTTCAAACATTGGGTAACAGCAGAGGTTCTTCCTGCAATCCGTAAGCATGGAATGTATGCCATCGATGAGATTTTGGAAAATCCTGATCTTGCGATTGCAGCACTCACACAGCTTAAGGAAGAGCGTGAGAGAAGAAAGCAGCTTGAATGTTTGACACTTGTTCAGCGTCAGCAGATTGCAGAGATGCAGCCCAAGGCAAGTTATTATGATTTGATTTTACAGAACAAAAACACCGTTCCTATTACCCAGATTGCAAAGGACTACGGCATGAGCGGTCGAAAGTTTAATGAACTTCTTCATGAACTTGGGGTTCAGTACAAGTTCAGAAAGACATGGCTTTTATATCAGCAGTATGCAGAATGCGGATATACACAATCACGTACCTATGCAATTGATGAGAGCAGAAGTGTGATGCATACCTATTGGACACAGAAAGGCAGGCTTTTCCTTTATGACCTTCTAAAGAACGAAGGCATCTTACCGGTCATTGAACAGGAGGATTAAAAGATATGGGCATTGATAAGTTTAATCATGAGGGTTATTCCGACCCGACTACATATGAGGCTCTTACCAATATCCATCGTGAAGAAATGGCAGCTGATAAAAAGGCTGCCTATCTTCCGTTGGTATATGTTTGCAGTCCGTATGCAGGTGATATCGAGAATAATGTAAAGAATGCAAAAGCGTACAGCAGATTTGCCGTTAAGGAGAATGCTATCCCAGTAACACCTCATCTTCTCTATCCACAGTTCATGGATGACGGCAATGATGCAGAACGAGAAATGGCTATGCACTTCAATTATGTACTTCTTGGTAAATGCACCGAACTCTGGGTATTTGGCGGAGTGGTTAGCCGTGGTATGGCTCGTGAAATCGGTGTTGCCAAGAAAAGAAGAATGAAGATCAGATGGTTTGACCATGCGATGAAGGAGGTAAATGAATATGCTTAATTTCACTATATACACAGCAGATTGTGCCGGCAACAGTGGAAACTGTCTGTATCCGAATAAGATGATTGTTACCGACAAAGAATCCTTTATCAAAGCAACGAAGATGGATCATGTAACTGCAAAGTATAAAGGAAATTATCGCAGTAAGGATATTTTCGAGTATTCTGACTGTATTCCGCTTGACTGCGATAATGACCATTCGGATAACCCGAATGAATGGGTAACACCTCTTGATATAGCACTTGAAATACCGGGTGTTGCTTTTGCTGTATCGTATAGCAGACACCACAACCTTCCAAAGGGAGATAAGTCTGCTAGACCAAGATTTCATATCTTCTTCCCTATTGAGATTGTATCGGATGAGCAGGAGTATGCAGATATGAAACGCAGGATTGCAGACGCTTTTCCTTATTACGATACCAACGCATTAGACTCTGCAAGATTTCTTTATGGCAATGATTCTGATGAAGTAGTGTTCTATGAAGGTGACAAGACCATTCTTGATTATCTGGAAGAGGATGATTTTGCTGATTTCGATGCAAGCCTTGAGCAGGTGCCGGAAGGTCAGCGTAACAGTACTATGAGTCACATTGCCGGAAAGATTATCAAGAGATATGGAAATACAGAAGATGCTTATCAGATATTCCTTAAGAAGGCAGAACTCTGCAATCCACCACTTCCTGAAAGCGAACTTAAGGTGATATGGCGAAGTGCATCAAAGTTCGGTAACAAGGTGTCAAACCAGGAAGGATACATTCCACCCGAACAGTACAACTCTGACTGCAGATTAAAGCCTATGGATTTTTCTGATGTAGGACAGGCTACGGTTCTTGCAACCGAGTATAGGGATATTCTTCGCTATTCCCCATCGACTGATTACATGGTCTACAACGGCAGTTTCTGGGAAGAGTCAAAACCAAAGTCCCAGGGTGTTTCCCAGGACTTGACGGAAAGACAGCTTGCAGAGGCTGAAACCGAAATGAAGAAAGCTATGGATGAACTTGTAAAGAACGATGGTATGGAGATCCTTGTATCCGTGGGTCCGAAGAAAGCAGTGCAGATGTTCAACAAGCAGCAGGCTCATGCCTATGAAATGTATGAAAATGCCGTTGCATATAAGAAGTATGCCATTAAGCGAAGAGATACAAAGAACATTGCAGCCACTTTAAAAGAGGCACGTCCTATGCTTGAAGTGGAACAGCGAAATCTTGATGCTGATGAGTTCATGCTTAATACACCGACTCTTACCTATGATTTAAGACAGGGCATCAAGTTCCCAATGGAACACAGACCGGAGCATTTCATTACAAAGCAGACAACCGTTGACCCATCAAGTGACGGATCAGATATATGGGCAGCTGCACTTGATACTTTCTTCTTAAAGGACACAGACCTTATCGATTATGTTCAGAGAATGGTTGGTCTTTCTGCAATCGGTAAGGTGTATGTGGAGGCACTTATTATCGCATATGGAGAAGGCCGTAATGGTAAGTCTACCTTCTGGAATGTTATCGCAAGGGTTCTTGGTACATATTCAGGAAACATCTCTGCCGATATGCTTACCGTTGGATGCAGAAGAAATGTCAAGCCAGAACTCGCAGAGGCAAAGGGTAAGCGAATGCTTATCGCAGCAGAACTTGAAGAAGGCATGAGATTGAACACTGCCAATGTAAAGCAGCTCTGCTCTACCGATGAGATCTATGCTGAGAAGAAGTATAAAGATCCGTTCTCATATACTCCGACACATACACTTGTGCTTTATACCAACCACCTGCCAAAGGTCGGTGCGATTGATAAAGGTACATGGAGAAGACTTATCGTTATTCCGTTTGATGCCAAGATTGAAGGAAGTGCTGATATCAAGAACTATGCAGACTATCTGTTTGAAAAGTCAGTCGGAGCAATCCTTACCTGGGTAATCGAAGGTGCAAAAAAGGTAATTGCAGATAATTACAAGATTGAACCGCCCAAGAAAGTGCGTGATGCCATTGAACATTATAAGGAAAGCAATGACTGGCTTTCCTACTTCTTAAGTGAACGCTGCGAACTTGACCCTGCCTATGTGGCAAAGTCGAGCGAGGTATATAACGAGTATCGAATTTTCTGTACCCAGGTGGGTGAGTTTACAAGAAGCACAACAGATTTCTACACAGCCTTGGAAACGGTCGGATTTGAAAGATACCGTGACCGTAAGGGCAGATACATTAAAGGCTTAAGACTCAAGACAGAATTTATGGAAGAGGACTAATGACAGTAGGTGTGACAGTTAATGACGGCTATTTACTATCCTTTTCTATAGAGTAAAAAAATTAAGTCTATATATAAAGTATAGGAAATGACAGTCTTACCCTGTCACACCATCAAATTTGACATTGATGGAGGTGGCACGAATGCGTGAAAAAGAAGTAGAGCAGAAACTTGTAAAGGCTGTAAGAAAAGCAGGTGGTTTCTGCATCAAGTTTATATCTCCCGGATTTGACGGAGTGCCGGACAGACTGGTTCTTCTTCCAAACGGGAGAATAGCTTTTATAGAACTTAAGGCTCCCGGTAAGAAACCAAGAGCCTTACAGAAAAGAAGAATGAAACAGTTATCAGCTTTAGGTTATCCCTGCTATGTAGTTGATAACACTGATGTGATTGGGGGTGTCATTGATGAAATACAATCCTCATGATTATCAAGTCTATGCAACAAACTTTGTACTGGAACATCCTGTGTCAGCAGTCCTTTTAGAAATGGGATTAGGTAAGAGCGTGATAACCTTAACTGCTATCTTTGAACTTCTCTATAACAGATTTGAAGTAGGAAAAGTTCTGGTCATTGCACCCCTTCGAGTGGCAAGAGATACATGGCCTGCTGAAATAGAAAAGTGGGATCACTTAAAGGGTCTTACCTATTCGGTTGTTATCGGTACAGAGTCGGAGCGAAAAGAGGCATTAAGAAAAAGTGCTGGTATTTATCTCATCAACAGAGAGAATGTGGACTGGCTTATAAACAAGAGTGGTTTTCCATTTGATTTTGATATGGTTGTCATTGATGAGTTATCGTCTTTCAAGTCGGCATCGGCTAAAAGATTCAAAAGCCTTCTTAAAGTAAGACCAAAGGTAAAAAGAATCGTGGGTCTTACAGGAACTCCAAGCAGTAATGGACTTATGGATTTATGGGCAGAGTTCAGAATCCTTGACATGGGAGAAAGACTCGGAAGATACATCACACATTATCGTATGAATTTCTTTGTGCCGGATAAACGAAATCAGCAGATGATATTTTCATATAAACCAAGACCTGGTGCAGAAGATGCCATCTACAGACTGATATCGGATATTACGATTTCCATGAAGTCGGCAGATTTCCTAAAAATGCCTGATTGCATTATGAATGAAGTGGAAGTAAAGCTTTCTGAAAAGGAATGGTCTGTATATGACGAATTAAGGCAGGAAATGGTGGTATCTTTGGAAGATGAAGAGATTGATGCTGCAAATGCAGCTGCTCTTTCAGGCAAACTTCTGCAGATGGCTAATGGTGCTATCTATAACGAAGAAAAATCAGTCTTCCATATCCACGACCGTAAGCTTGATGCACTTGAGGATTTAATCGAAGGTGCAAATGGCAAACCAGTTCTTGTGGCTTACTGGTATAACCACGATTTGGAACGAATTAAGGAAAGATTCAAGGTTCGTGAAATCAAGACTTCAAAGGATATCAGGGATTGGAATAATGGCGAGGTACCGATTGCCGTAATCCATCCTGCGAGTGCCGGACATGGATTAAATCTCCAAAGTGGTGGCTCAACTCTTATATGGTTCGGACTTACCTGGTCATTAGAACTTTACCAGCAGACCAATGCAAGGTTATGGAGACAAGGGCAGAAATCCACGGTTGTCATACACCACATTATTTCAAAGGATACCATTGATGAAGATGTGATGAAGGCGCTGAAACTGAAAGAGAAAACACAAACAGATCTTATAGATGCGGTTAAGGCAAGAATCGGAGGTGGTGCTAATGGTGGCTAAAGAAAGCCTTAGAAAGATTGCGAGAATGGAACAGTTCATTCAGACCAAGAAGGAACGTCTGGCAGTCCTCAAGGATATGAGCGGCAGCATTTCATCTCCGAGATTTGATGATATGCCAAGAAATCCTAATAAGGGAAAATCAAGACTGGAAGAAACCATTCTTAAATACATCGACCTTGAAAATGAGATAAAGGCAGATGAAGAAAAGCTGGAACATGAAAAGCTGGTTATTCTTGAGGCAATCGGTAAGATTGAAGAACCTGAATATCAGACCGTTCTTATAAGCCGATATTTCAAACACCAGACATGGGACGAAATAGCAAACTGTCTGTTCTATACGAAAAGATGGCTCTATTCCCTTCATGGCAGAGCATTGGAGAAACTGGATGAAAAACTGATGGAATTATAAAAAGAGTTCACTCGAATTCACCTGAGTTCACCTCAGTTCATCTATAATTCATCTAACGGGTATGATATATTTATAATAGCAAAATAGACTAAGAACCAAGCCTTGTGGGGAAACCTGCAGGGCTTTTCTTATGCCCATAAGGAGGTGGAGAAGTTGCCGAAACTACCGAAGAAACCGTGTGGTTACCCCGGCTGTCCGAACCTTACTGATGGAAGGTACTGCAAGGAACACGAGAAACAGGCTGCGAGTTCCTACGAGAAGTATGGCAGAGATCCAGCTGTACGCCGTAGGTACGGACGAGCATGGAAACGAATCCGTGACAAGTATGTATCACAGCATCCTTTCTGTGAACTGTGCTTTGAGAAAGGGATTCTTGTGCCTGCTCAAGAGGTTCATCACAAGCTGCCATTGTCAGAAGGTGGAACGCACGAGAGGTCTAACCTCATAGCTTTATGTAAATCATGTCATGCCAAGATTCATGGTGAGCGTGGTGATTATCAAGGAAGCAAAAAACATCGTGTTTACAGCTATGATAAGTGAACCCAGGGGCGGTCGGAATCTTAAATGCATCAAGGTCCCGGGGAACGGCGTGGGGTCTTGCGTGTGAAAAATGCGAAATCAAAAGGGTAATTAAAGGAGGAGTGCAGACGTGCCTACAAAATCGAATAACATCGGTGGCCGTGGTGGTGCAAGACCTGGTGCAGGTCGCAAGAAAACGGCTGTATCCGAGAAAGCAAAAAATGGAAATCCGGGCGGCAGAAAATTAGAAGTTCTGGATATTCCTGAAGTGGAAGGTGTGGAGATGCCAAAGCCACATGACTTTTTGTCTGCAGAACAGAGAGATGGCAGTGAACTGCAGGCTCACGAAATATATACGGAAACATGGAACTGGCTTAACAAGATCGGATGTTCATCGAAGGTATCACCACAGCTGTTGGAAAGATATGCGATGTGTTCTGCAAGATGGATTCAGTGCGAAGAGATGACCAACAAGCTGGGATTTCTTTCAAAGCATCCAACAACACAGAAACCTATCCCATCTCCGTTTATTAATATTGGCATCAACTATATGAACCAGGCCGTAAGGCTCTGGAATGAAATATTTCAGATTGTGAAGGAGAACTGCAGCACAGATTATGATGATGCTGCTCCACAGAATGATTTGATGGAAAGACTCCTAAGAGCAAGGGAAGGAAGATAGCATGATTGAAAAAGTAAATCCAAGCCATCCTGATAAGATGGCGGATAGAATTGCAGGTGCCATTGTTGATGTGGCTTATGCAAAAGAAGAAAATCCGAAGGTTGCCGTTGAGGTGCTTATCGGTCATGGGCAGGCTCATGTAATTATTGAAACATCGGCTGATATTGGTAAGCTTGATGTTGCAGAAGTAATCCATAGAATTGCCGGAGATGTCAGAGCAGACATTGAGATAGTTCCCCAGGATACACACCTTGCAAGAAATCAAGAAGAGAGCATTCATTGTGGTGACAATGGTATCTTCAAGGGAATGCCACTTACTGAAGAACAGAAGGCATTATCCCAGATTGCAAGAGACATTTATAAAGTGTATCCGTTTGATGGAAAGTATATATTAGATCAGGCAAGACTCATCATCTGCCAGAGCAATGCGAAAAAAGTACACTTAAAGGAAATCTACCCTATGGCTGAAATCAATCCCCTGGGTGACTGGACTGGTGGCACTAATGTAGATGCCGGGGCAACCAACCGTAAGCTTGGCTCTGACATGGCAGACTCCGTAACAGGCGGTGGTCTTCATGGCAAGGACTTATCCAAGGCAGATGTATCTGTAAATATTCACGCATTTCTTAAGGCACAGAGAACCGGTAAGCCGGTAGAACTTGTATGTGCTATTGGTGATGATACCGTTGATGGCATTCCATATAAGGAAATCGTGGAAGAAGCAAGAGATTTTATTCAGTCTATCGGTGGCTTTGAGAAGTTTGCCGAATGGGGACTTTATTAAGGAGGCATTATGGGAAAGACAACTACAGAAATGCAGCTTGTGGCTGTATCAAAACTTATTCCTTATGTGAATAATGCAAGAACCCATTATGCCGAGCAGGTAATGAAACTTCGCTCTTCCCTTCGTGAGTTCGGGTTTATCAATCCTGTCATCATTGACCGAGAGTTTAATGTTATAGCCGGACACGGAAGAATCCTTGCTGCAAAGGAAGAAGGAATACTTGAAGTGCCTTGTGTGTTTGTGGACTATCTTACAGAGGCACAGAAGAAAGCATATATTCTGGCAGACAACCGTATGGCAATGGATGCAGGATGGGATGAAGAGCTACTTCGTATTGAGATTGAGGCTCTACAGGGTGAGGACTTTGATATCGGACTTACGGGATTTGATGAAAGTGAGATTGCAGATCTCTTTGGTTCGGATGATACTTCCAGAGTCAAGGATGATGACTACGATTTGTCAGCTGCACTTGAGAAAGCAGCCTTTGTAAAGCGTGGTGATATCTGGACAGTCGGCAGACACAGACTGATGTGTGGTGATGCGACTTCTTCGGAAGATGTAGCTGCACTTATGGATGGTAAGAAAGCCAACCTTATCGTAACAGACCCGCCGTACAACGTGGCATTTGAAAGTTCCGATGGCTTATCCATCAAAAACGATAAGATGGCAAATGATAAATTTTATGAATTCCTGCTTTCAGCATTTAAGAACATGGCCGAGCATCTTAAAAAAGGTGGCTCGGCTTATGTATTTCATGCAGATACGGAAGGCCTTAATTTTAGAAAGGCTTTCATGGATGCAGGCTTTCATTTATCCGGCTGTTGCATCTGGGTAAAGAACTCTTTGGTGCTTGGCCGTTCCGATTATCAGTGGCAGCATGAACCGGTTCTTTATGGCTTTTTACAGAATGGAAAGCATTACTGGAGCAAGAATGCAGTCAGAAGTCAGACTACTATCTGGAACTTTGATAAGCCGAAGAAGAATAAAAACCATCCGACTTCTAAGCCACTTGACCTGCTTGCCTATCCAATCGGTAATTCAAGCCAGGAAAATGCAATTGTTATTGATACCTTCGGTGGCAGTGGATCAACGCTCATGACCTGTGAGCAGACCAATCGTGTATGTCATACAATGGAACTTGATGAGAAATACGCATCAGTTATCCTTCGCAGATATGTTGAGGATACCGGTGATGCAGAAGGTGTATTTGTAATCAGAGATGGTGAGAAGATCCCATACTCGGCACTGGTAAAAGAAGTGGAGGGTACGGATGGAGAAACAGAATAATTTGACCCTGGGGAGTCTGTTTGATGGCTCTGCAGGTTTTCCTTTAGGAGGCTTGATTTCTGGTATCACCCCACTCTGGGCATCGGAAATCGAGCCTTTTCCTATTCGTGTAACAACGAAAAGACTACCGCAGATGGAACATTATGGTGACATTTCAAAGATGAATGGCGGCGAGATACCTCCCGTTGACATCATCACATTTGGAAGTCCATGTCAGGATATGTCCGTTGCCGGAAAAAGGGACGGCCTTAGTGGCTCTCGTTCCAGTCTGTTTTATGAGGCAGTAAGAATTATAAAAGAAATGAGGTGTAAGACAGATGGCAGATATCCAAGATTTATCGTCTGGGAAAACGTTCCAGGAGCCTTCTCAAGTAACAAGGGAGAAGACTTCCGTGCCGTCCTCGAAGGGGTCTGCAAAATCAAAGAGAACAATGTGTCAGTGCCTAAACCTTCAAAATGGCAGAGTGCAGGAAAAATCCTGGGAGATGGTTACTCAGTCGCATGGAGACAGCTTGATGCAGAGTTTTGGGGAGTACCCCAGAGAAGAAAACGTATCTACCTTGTCGCAGATTTTGCAGGCTGGTGTGCCGGAAAAATACTATTTGAGTCAGAAGGCTTGTCTGGGTATTCTTCGCAGGGCTTCCGTGCGTGGCAAGAAACTGCCAACGGTTCTGCAGAGAGCATTGGAGAAACAGGCAGCAACAGCTTAATGTTTGAAAACCACGGACAGGACTGCCGATATACGGGACCTCTTGAAGTTGCACAGACCGTTCTTTCTACATTTGGAACCGGTGGTAATAATCAGCCTTTTGTGGTGCAGACACCGAAGACTCTCAAAATCAGAAGTGGCTGTGAAGGTGGTGGTAAGGGTGCATTGATTCAGGAAGATAAGTCGGCAACCCTTGGATGCAACAATGATCAGACTTTGTTTGTGCCAAAGGTCTATGGCATCTGTGCCAAGGACAGCAATGCAATGAAGTCATCAAATCCTAACAGTGGATTCTATGAGGCAACTACGAGCAGATGCCTTGATGGTAATGGTGGCAATCCATCATGCAATCAGGGTGGAATGGCTGTTATTGAAGGAAACGGAACAAGACCTTCTCATAAGGGTGATGGCTATAAGGAATCTGATGTGATGTACACACTTAATGCGACAGAACAGCACGGAGTTGCCTATGGCATAGGAAGACCTGCGATGAACCAGGGTTACAATGCAAAGTTCAGCTTTCAGATTGAAGAGGAAGTAGAACCAACCATTGTGGCAGCAGGAGCAAGTGGTGTGGCTCATCCAGTGTTCAGTTCTTCAAAAGCATCATTCTTTACTACTGCCGAAGAGGAACTTGCAAACACACTTGTGGCAACAGATTATAAAGATCCTCCCATTGTGAACGATGAGATGGAAGAAGACTATATCGTCAGAAGACTCACTCCAACCGAATGTGCAAGACTGCAAGGATTTCCAGACTGGTGGTGTGATGATCTTGGAACGGAAGAACCTACTAATGAGGAAATCACATATTGGAAAGATGTGTTTAAAACTCATGCAGAGGCTCTCGGTAAAAATATGAAGCCAAAGACGGACAGTCAGATAAAGAAGTGGCTTAAAAATCCACATTCCGACTCTGCGGAATATAAGATGTGGGGCAACGGAGTGGCACTTCCGAATGTGGTATTTGTACTTTCTGGTATTGTGTATTACTCACAGTTTCCTACAGAATAATTTGCAGATTATTCTACACCTAAAGTGCTTGATATATGTGCCTTTTAGAGTGATATATGTAGTACCGAAAAATAAAGGAGGTACTCGGCATGAGAGTAGAATTTAACAGAATCGGTGCAGAAAGAAAAGCATTGGTTACAGCTATTTCCGAGATTCTTGGAACGAAAGCAAAGTACATGGGAATGCCAACTGCAGCTTATGATTTTGGAGGACTAATTGTGGATAAGACAGGAGCTTTGGAATTTGAAGAGAACATTTTCCCAAAGGATATCGAAACTCTTTTGCAGAAACTTGCAGATAGAGGCTTTACCGCTGAGAACAGCGATGATTTGGAACAGACCGAAGAAGTATCCGAAGAGCCGGAAGAAACGCCACAGAGCGAAAGCGTGGGGCTTACGATAGCCGTTCCTCTTGAGAAAGTAAAAGTCGGAAACCTTACGAACCTTCTGGAAGCAAAGGGTGAGTTGATTAAGAAAGCCTTGGGAGCGGATGATATTCGAATCGAAGTAGATGAGGAGAAAGTATCCTTCCCTTGGTTTTCAGAACTGCCGGATGCAGACAACTGCACAGCTTATCAAAATTTTATTGCAGCACTCTGCAAGATGAGCAAAGAACAGAAACGAATCAACTCCACAGAAAAGGAAGTAACCAACGAGAAATATGCATTCAGATGTTTCCTTTTAAGGCTCGGATTCATCGGAGCAGAATACAAGGCAGACAGAAAGATTTTGCTTAAGAACCTTGAAGGCTCGGCAGCATTCAAGAACGGTGCGAAGGGAGGCAAAGAATAATGTTCTTTCCAAGCAGAGATATTGTTGAGAGAGTGAAAAAGGAATATCCGGCAGACACAAGAGTTGAACTTGTAAGAATGGATGATTTCCAGGCACCGCCGATTGGAACAAAGGGTACGGTCAGAGGTGTTGATGATACTGCAAGTATTATGGTTGCATGGGATAACGGCAGCAGTCTGAATGTGGTGTACGGTGAGGATGAATGCCGTAAGATTACTGAAGAATAAGGGTCAGAAATACACAGTCTTTCTGCCAAAAGATTGTGTAGTATATGGTGCTAATTAACTTGATATAGTGTGCTTTTAGAGTGATATATAGTACTACCAAAAGGGAAAACACACCAAACGGAGGTACATAGAATGAACGAAAAAATCACACATCAGATTGAAGAAATGAAAAAGCAGACCATCGGAGTCGAGGTCGAGATGAACAGCATCACAAGAGAGCGATCAGCAAAGCTTGCAGCCGACTTCTTTGGAACAGGTCGTTACGAAAATACAGCATCAAGAAACGGCTACATGACCTGGTCAGCATGGGATGGACAAGGCAGAGAATGGAAATTCCAAAAAGACGTCAGCATTGCCGGAGACGATGCACACAAATGCGAAATGGTAACCCCAATCCTTAAATACGAGGACATGGAAACCTTACAGGAACTGATAAGAAAGCTTCGCAAGGCAGGAGCCAAGAGCGATGCAACAAGGGGATGCGGAGTTCACATTCACATCGGAGCAAACGGTCATACCCCAAAGACCATGAGAAACCTTGCAAACATTATGGCAAGCCACGAAAGTCTGATAGCCGAGGCACTTGACCTTGACCGAGGCAGAATGAACAGATACTGCAGAACGGTTGACCCAAGATTTTTAGAGCAGCTCAACAAAAAGAAACCAAAGACCATGAGCAAGCTTGCAGACATCTGGTATGGCACACAGGGTTGCAACTACGGAAGAAGCCAACATTACAACGACAGCCGATACCATATGCTTAACTACCATGCAACCTTTACAAAAGGAACCATCGAGTTCAGACTTTTCCAGTTTGATGCACCTGCCGATGGAAAGCAGAATGGACTTCATGCCGGACAGCTTAAAAGCTACATTCAGCTTTGCCTTGCACTCAGTCAGATGGCAAAGGAAGTAAGGACAGCAAGTCCAAAGCCACAGCAGAATGAAAATCCAAAATACGCAATGAGAACATGGCTCTTAAGACTTGGATTCATCGGTGACGAATTCAAGACAGCAAGAGACCTTCTTACAAGAAGACTTGCAGGAGATACAGCATTCAGAACTGCAAGGAGATAGCCTTGTAACACCTTAATAAAAAGAGTCGACCACTTCGGTGGTCTTAAGGTGGTAGAAGGGTGTCCCCTTCAGAAAGGATGGAAACCATATGAGTAAACGATACTACATTGCCTATGGCAGCAACCTGAACATCTCGCAGATGAGAATGCGATGTCCGAGAGCAAGAATTATCGGAACATCGGTCATTGAAGACTATCAGCTTTTATTCAAGGGCAGTAAGACAGGTTCTTACCTTACTATTGAACCGATGGAAGGTGCTGAAGTTCCCGTTGTAATATGGGAAGTTACCGCAACCGATGAGAAAGCACTTGACCGATATGAAGGATATCCAAACTTCTATTACAAAAAGAAAATGACCCTGGATATCAAGGGTATCAGAACAAAGAAGGTGCGAAGACGAGATGCTTTTGTCTACATCATGCATGAAGAAAGAGAACTTGGAATCCCAAGCTGGCACTATGTAAACACCTGCCTTGACGGATACCGAGCCTTTGGATTTGATGAGAAGTACCTGTTCGATGCAATCAAAATAAGCAGGAGAGATACACATGAAGACTGAAGTCAGAAGAATTGCAATCTGCCCTAAATGCGGCAAGGAATATCACGGCAGTCCGGCTCTTTCAAGAGTGGATAATGAAACCCATATTTGCCCCGACTGTGGAACAAGAGAGGCTCTTGAAAGCATCGGTGTGGATAAGGATGAACAGGAAGAAATTCTGGCAACAATTCATAGCCATACGGAACAGTAAACAAAACAGAATTATTTATCGAGGACTCCAACCGGGGTCCTTTTTTCGTGGAGGTAATGGCGAATGAGAAAACTGAAAAAGTATAAACCCACAAAGCTTATGGCGAAGTCTTCTCATTACGATGAGCAGATGGCAGATTATGCTGTTAGCTTTATTGAGGAACTATGCCATACCAAAGGAACGTGGGCAGGAAAGAAATTTGAACTGATAGACTGGCAGGAACAGATTATTAGAGATCTGTTTGGAGTATTAAAGCCAAACGGATACAGACAGTTCAACACAGCCTATATTGAAATACCCAAGAAACAAGGGAAATCGGAACTTGCAGCTGCCGTTGCACTTCTTCTTTTATGTGGTGATGGAGAAGAAAGAGCGGAAGTGTACGGATGTGCAGCAGACAGAAATCAGGCAAAAATTGTATTTGATGTTGCCGTTGATATGATAAGGTTCTGTCCAGCTCTTATGAAAAGAGTGAAGATACTGGAGTCACAAAAGAAAATCATCTACAAGCCTACCAACAGTTCCTACCAGGTTCTGTCGGCGGATGTTGCAAACAAGCATGGCTTTAATACACATGGAGTAATCTTCGATGAGCTGCACACCCAGCCAACTCGAAAGCTCTATGATGTAATGACCCAGGGTTCGGGTGATGCCCGTATGCAACCGTTGTATTTCCTTATTACAACAGCCGGGAATGACACGAACTCTATCTGCTACGAGATACACCAGAAGGCACTCGACATTGAGGCAGGGCGAAAGATTGACCCTACCTTTTATTCCGTTATCTACGGAGCAGACGAGTCTGAAGATTGGACAGACCCTAAAGTGTGGAAAAAGGCAAATCCATCACTTGGTATTACTGTTGCAATAGAAAAAGTAAAAGCTGCCTGTGACTCTGCAAAGCAGAATCCCGGAGAAGAAAACTCCTTCAGACAGCTAAGGCTTAATCAGTGGGTAAAACAATCGATACGATGGATGCCAATGGAAAAATGGGATGCCTGTGATTTTGCTGTAAATGAAGATGACCTGGAAGGTCGTGTATGTTACGGAGGACTGGACTTATCCAGTACAACGGATATTACAGCATTTGTGCTTGTGTTCCCACCTCTTGATGATGATGACAAGTTTGTAGTTCTCCCTTATTTCTGGGTGCCGGAAGATACGCTTGACCTTCGAGTGCGAAGAGACCATGTTCCATATGATCTTTGGGAACGAAAAGGCTATCTGCAGACTACGGAAGGAAATGTTGTTCACTATGGATACATCGAGAATTTCATAGAAAGTCTTGGTGAGAGATTCAACATCAGAGAGATTGCCTTTGACCATTGGGGAGCAGTACAGATGGTTCAGAATTTGGAAGGCATGGGATTTACCGTTGTGCCTTTTGGACAGGGATTCAAGGATATGAGTCCACCGACCAAGGAACTGATGAAGCTTGTGCTTGAACAAAGAATTGCACATGGCGGGCATCCGGTTCTTCGTTGGAATATGGACAACATCTTTATTCGTACTGATCCTGCAGGAAACATCAAGGCAGATAAGGAAAAATCGACTGAAAAGATTGACGGCGCCATTGCAACAATCATGGCACTTGACAGAGCAATCAGATGCGGTAATGAAGTGAACGAATCAGTCTACGATACACGAGGCTTATTGGTATTTTAGTTAAGAAAGGTAAGGTGATTGGAATGGGAATTCTCAAAGGCTTGTTCAGGACAAGAGATGCACCCACAAACAGAACAAGTGGCAAACGAGTGAATGAACGCTCGGCAATGCAGATGACTGCAGTTTACAGCTGTGTGCGTATCCTGTCCGAAGCGGTAGCAAGCCTACCATTGCATTTTTATAAATATGGGGATAACGGCAGCAAGATAAAAGCTGTAGATCATCCTTTATATATGCTGTTGCATGATGAACCCAACCCGGAGATGACAAGCTTTGTTTTCAGGGAAACGCTCATGACCCATCTGTTATTGTGGGGCAATACCTATGCACAGATCGTCAGGAACGGCAAGGGTGAGATTATTGCTTTGTATCCTCTTATGCCGGACAGAATGAAAGTAGACCGAGATGAACACGGACATCTGTTTTACGAATACCAGGTAAGTTCAGATGATGCTCCTACAAATAAGGGAGCAACAGTTATACTTGCACCTGATGAAGTAATGCATATTCCGGGACTTGGCTTTGACGGTCTTGTAGGCTACTCGCCAATCGCTATGGCCAAGAATGCTATCGGTCTTGCAATCGCAGCTGAAGAGTATGGAAGTAAGTTCTATGCGAATGGTGCTGCACCGAGTGGTGTTCTTGAACATCCCGGAACTCTTAAAGATCCGTCAAAGGTCAGAGACAGCTGGTCGCAGACTTTTGGTGGAAGTGCAAATTCACATAAGGTTGCCGTCCTGGAAGAAGGAATGAAGTACACACCAATTTCCATTTCTCCAAACGAAGCACAGTTTTTAGAAACAAGAAAATTTCAGATAGATGAGATAGCTCGAATTTTCAGAGTACCTCCCCATATGGTAGGTGACCTTGAGAAGTCGAGCTTTTCTAATATTGAGCAACAGTCACTTGAATTTGTGAAATACACTCTTGACCCTTGGGTATCAAGGTGGGAGCAGAATATGGCTCGTTCTCTGTTAACAGCAGAGGAAAAACAAAATTATTTTATCAAGTTTAATGTAGACGGACTTCTTCGTGGTGACTATCAGAGCCGCATGAACGGTTATGCCACTGCAAGACAGAATGGCTGGATGTCTGCCAATGACATAAGGGAACTTGAGAATCTCGACAGGATTCCTGCCGAACTCGGCGGTGACCTTTATCTTATCAACGGCAACATGACTAAGCTTGAAGATGCAGGTATCTTTGCTGCAAGCCCGGATACATCAGACGGAGAGGAGAAAGCGAATGAAGAACAAGAAGTTCTGGAACTGGAAGAGCCGAAAGACTCTGAGCCAGGCAAACGAAGAAGTCGCAGAACGAGTCCTTGAGTTGCACGGCACTATTGCTGAGGAAAGCTGGTTTGATGATGATGTCACACCGCAGTTATTCAAGGATGAGTTAAATGCCGGAAGTGGAGATATTACCGTATGGATTAATTCTCCGGGTGGTGACTGTGTGGCTGCGGCTCAGATCTACAATATGCTCACACAGTACAAAGGAAATGTCACAGTAAAGATTGATGGTATTGCAGCATCAGCAGCATCGGTCATTGCGATGGCAGGAAATACGGTGCTTATGTCCCCTGTTTCCATGATGATGATTCATAACCCTGCGACTGTAGCATTCGGTGACCATGCAGAAATACAGAAAGCAATGGATATGCTGGCAGAAGTGAAAGAATCCATCATCAATGCCTATGTAATTAAGACTGGTTTTTCAAGGTCGAAACTTAGTCACTTGATGGATGCCGAAACCTGGATGGATGCAAACAAGGCCGTTGAACTTGGCTTTGCTGATGACATCATCACAAGAGCAGAAACAAAACCGAATACTGATCCCGAAGAAGAGGAGGAAGATGATGAAAGCACCGAAGAGAAGGAAAAGAAACCTTCCGATTCGATGCTTTTTTCACGCAAGGCGGTAAACAACGCTCTTATGAACAAGCTGGAAAAACACTATGTCCAGTCTAAAGAAACCGTAACAAAGCAGGCAGAGATTTCTGCACCTACAAACAAAGGCACTTCTGCAAAAGAGATTAAGGAGCGTCTGGACTTTATTAAGAAATTCATTTAAGGAGGAATTCTATTATGACTATTAAGGATTTAATCGAAAAAAGAGCAAAAGTGTGGGAAACTGCAAAGAACTTTGTGGAGACTCACGAAGATAAAAATGGTGTGCTTTCTGATGAGGATACAGCAACCTACAACAAGATGGAGAAGGAAATCGAAGATTTGACAGCTGCTATCGACCGTCAGCAGAGAGCAGAACGCAGAGAAGCAGAACTTGCAAAGCCTGTTAATTCTCCGATTACCGGTAAGCCTTTTATGGGTGATGCCAAGGAAGTAAAGAAGGGTCGTGCTTCCGATGCTTATAAGGATGCGATGCTTTCTGCAATGCGTTCTAATTTCCGTAATGTAAGCAATGTACTTCAGGAAGGTGTAGATGCCGATGGTGGCTACCTTGTTCCGGAAGAGTATGACCGCAGACTTATTGATGTGCTTGATGGTGAGAACATCATGCGTAGCCTTGCTACAAAGATTACTACTGCAGGTCAGCACAAAATTAACATCGCAGCTACCAAGCCTGCGGCAGCATGGATTGAGGAAGGTGGAGCATTATCTTTTGGTGATGCAACATTCGACCAGATCTATATAGATGCCTACAAGCTTCATGTGGCAATCAAGGTTACTGAAGAGTTGCTTTATGACAATGCCTTCGGTCTTGAAAACTATATCATCACTCAGTTCGGTAAGGCTTTAGCAAATGCCGAAGAGGATGCATTCCTTAACGGTAACGGTACTGGAAAGCCTACTGGTATCTTTGCAGCAAACGGTGGTGGTCAGATTGCAGCAACACTTACTGCAACCATCAAGTCCGATGACCTTATCGATTTGGTATATGGTCTTAAGAGACCTTATCGTAAGAACGCATCTTTCATCATGAATGATGCAACACTTGCTTCTATCAGAAAGCTTAAGGATAACAACGGAGCATATATCTGGCAGCCGTCATACAAGGAAGGAGAACCTGACAGAGTTCTTGGCTATGCTGTTCACACTTCTGCTTTCGCACCTACAAATGCGATTGCATTCGGTGACTATAGTTACTACAACATTGGTGATCGTGGTTCTCGTTCTTTTGCAGAACTGCGTGAACTTTTCGCTGGTAACGGCATGGTCGGTTATGTAGCCAAGGAAAGAGTCGATGGTAAGCTTATCCTTCCTGAAGCAGTAAAGATCTTAAAGCTTAAGGAAGAAACTGCAAGTTCTAAGGGTTAAGAATAATTAAGCGTGACACCCTATGACGGCTATCTACTATCCTTTTCTATAGGGAATAAAAAATAAAGCTTATATATAGATATAGGGAATGCCGGTCATAAGGTGTCACAGATTATTAGGTGGTGATAGAAATGATTGTAAATTGTTTTAACCATTCGCCTAAGTGCAGTATGTACAGCTCATGGGTATCTGTACACCATGCCGTACTGCCGTCATTGGCATTTTCGATTAGCTTCAGCTTTTCAACATCGGTGCTTTTCAAAATAAACTCCTTGATATTGTTAAACCTGTTGCCAACCTGCCTTATGCTGCCTAAATCAGCCATAATAATCACTCCTCTGCTAATGATTCCAACTTGATTTTCTGATATTCTTCCTCACTGATTTCAACAAAATCACTTGTCTTGAGGGATTTAGCAAGGTAGATTTCGCCCTCATAGACTTCACCTGTTGCAATGCATTTCAGGTGTTTGCCCTCTGACGGTGCGAGCTTGATTACCGTTACTTTTGAAGTTGTCATATAATCACCCCCCAGTTATGCTAAAGTCCAGTTTTTGTCTGTGGCTATGGCTTTCTGCTCATCACTCAATTTGGCGAGGTTGGTACTGCCAAGCGTGAGTGTATATGTTTCCTGTCCTGTGCGGTCGGCAAGAGCCGTAAGCATTGCCGCAAGCGTATCTGCGCTGTATTTTGTGCTTGCAGAAAGGTCAAGATTCTTGCAGTTGAAGCCGTTGCCGAGAGTGACATTGACAAGTAACGAACAGCCCTTAAACACATAATCGTCAATTCTCGTAATACTCTGCGGTATAGTGAGGCTTGCAAGAGAGGTACAGCCCTGAAACGCATATGTTACAAGCCTGTTTACGCTGTTCGGGATTATTACACTGCTCAGCGATGTACAATCGCTGAAAGCAGAATCCCTGATAATCGTCACGCCGTCGGGTATAGTCACACTTATAAGTTTAGAACAGCCCCTGAAAGCTCCCTGCCTTATCATAGTCCACCCGTCAGGTATGACAAATTCTGTAACTTCTCCTGTGAGAACGCTCTCATATTTATCTGCGTCCTGCCCTGCTTGCTTTGCCTTGTAGTATAGGGCAATATCCTTTACGGTCATGTTATTCCTCCACTTCCGGCAAGCCGGCTATACTTGTAAGCACAGACAAAACACCAGCAAGCAAACTTGCAGAAGCAACGCTAAGCCATGTAACATCTTCTATACCTGATGTTACACCAATCATAGCCACTGCTGTTTGTGCCACTGTCCTTATGGCTCTGATTCCTGCCGCCTTAATCCATTTTTTAGCTTTTTCACTCATGTTAAGACTTCCTTTCTGAATCGTTTATTTATGCGCTTCCTCGTTTAGGTGCTGTTCTATTTCCTTGATTCCTGCTGTAACGGGACCATTGCAGCCCTGTTCCTTTAGTCCTTTAAGGCAAGCCAGCAAGCCCGATGTAATTATCCTCTGTTCTTCCTTAATGGACTTTATTTCCTTGTCCTGCCCGTTCTGCCTGTCTATCCAGCGGACAATAGTTACAATAAGCGTCAGAATCACGCCCAAAACCGTTATAACGCTTGCTATCGAGATAATAATTGACTCCATATCATCACCCCTTACATCTTCGCAAGCGTGTGTTCGTCAAGAGCAATATAATTAGCACCGTCTATTGTGACAACACTGTTCTTTGAAACATACGAGCAGTCATAAAAAGCAGAAGTCGTATAATAATAAACATCGTTTACTACTAATACTTTGTTTTTGATTATCTCAACACTTCCGTCATAATTCCGATAAGGGATTCTTGTTGCCAATTTGCTGGTCATTCCCTTTGCGGTGCTGTCAATGCGAATGAAATTATTGCTAAGAGAAAACTTATTGCTTGATATTGCCTGCGGCATACATAAATTCATGTCTTCGCTGTTGATTGACACAAAGCACAGCGAATATGTGTCATACACTGATTTGTTATAATCTGATAGCTTAATAATCTGAAAATCCTCTTGTGTATGCATTACAAATTTGTATGTTCGGGTAGTTATAGAATCATATTTACTCGAAGCAGGGTTATTATTAAAACTTATACTTGTTGAAGCTTTGACAACATTATTTACAAACAAACTGAAAGTATAGCTTGAGCTTCCGTCTGACAATGGTTTGCTTCTTGTTAATTGGAGAACACCCATTCCTGCAATATGCAGAAGAATATTCGGCGTGTTCCCCGTATTGGCAAACTCGTTCGCAATGTCTGTATTGCAGACTATATTGCTGTTTGCGGAAGTGAGTTCATTTATAAACGCCGTTATAAACTCCTGTTCCGTTCCTTCGATAGATACTTCTTTTGTTATGTACATATTTATCCTCCTGTTTATCAGCCGTATATAAAGCTGAATATCTTGTGCTTGACATTCCCGTTTGTATCTGTGACCGTAACCTTGCATTTTTGCACTGTTGAATTCAGTAAAACCGTATCTCCGTCATTCTCCAAACTGCCTTGTTCATGAGGAGTCTGAATAATTCCACCGGATTCATAGCTTGCCTCATCAGTGTAATAAGTGCAGGTATACGGCGGTGTGCCGCCTGTGATATTTCGTGTAAGTGTGTGTTGGTTTCCCGTATACATCAAGGTATCTATCGCAGAATAGTCGCTCAATGATAAATCACAGTTGATGTCATATTCCTCTGCGTAAGGAGATTCAAGAGGATAAATAACCTCTATGCTGTGACTGCCGAGCCATTCAGAAATTGCAGTTTCGTTTTCTTCGCAAGTTCCTGTCGGAAGTACAATAAAGAGGGTAGTATTTACATAGAATGTGTGGTTTATTGTTTCTGTTTTCGCACGCTCCCCTATGAATACAGACGGCTCTGTAATTTCAGTGAGAGAAGCTGCTGTGCCTTTCAGCCTGTTGCAGTAAATATTAGATGTATTTACCTCTGCACCGTCAAACTTCGTATCATGCCAGCCCACTGCGAAAAATCCGCTTGTGACAGAATCACTTCCGCTTTGGACTATTTCAGACGGTGAAACAGTTCCGTCAAGGACAATATGTCCGCATAGCCTTTCGATATGCAGTGTGCCGTCCTCTTTTTCAACAAGCGTATCTGAAATATTGCCTTTGGGCAGACTTCGCAGCACCGCATTGTTATAGGTCAATGAAGTAAGTACAGACGGTGTATTTATTGACTTTGAATCGGTACCGTTCTCAAATGTGATTCCCGATACTGAACCATAGCCCGAAAAAACAGCATTATTTTTATTGGATTCGGTCACAACCACGTCTTGATTAGACTGCAAATTTATAACCGCGTGGTCGCTATTGCCTTTGGCTCTGTCTATTTTCCCCGTCAAAGTTTTTACGGGTAGCAAACTGCCTCTTAACTGCATATTCTCACTCCTTTTGGGTTATGGCTCTGTTGATGTAAAATTCACAGCAGGGCACGACCATATAACAATCGCCGTCTGCCGTCTGTAAGCCTATATCACAAAAATAACGTCCGTGCGTAAGCGTTGCTGTGTCCTCAGGCGCAAGGCTTATCATACACGCACCGTCTGTAACATCGGCTTTAGTGAGCCTTTTCACAAGCAGATAATCACTGCTCTCGGAATTTAATTTAACTCCGAAAATGATTTTATCCCCATTTTGCAAAGCGTAAGGCTTGCCGTCAGCGTCCGTAATTGTCAGAGCAAACTTATTTGTTGTACCTTTGATTATGCTTATGCTCAATCCGACCACCCCCAATATTTAATTACATCGCCGCTTGCGTTAGTATAGGTACACTTGACAATATCATGTCCCATGAATTTACGGCACGAAAGGTTATTATGTACTGTCAAGCCGTCTTTTTCTGTATATCTCAGCTTATTTACATACACATTTTCGTTTTTATCGTAAACACTCCATGTCATGGCGTCGCCGTCAACTAAATCGAATGTAAGTCCGTAATTGCCCTCTGCACCGCCGCGAATACCTATTTGACCTATCTCAGTGTTTCCGCGCCAAAATCTTATACCGTCCTTGCTTACTGTCATGAGCTTACTTCCGCCGCTGTCATTAACCGTAATCGTATTGTTTACGCTGTCTAATTTCATTGACCCGTCATCAGACACAAGCACGCCGTTTTCCATTTCCCAGCCTGCAACACTGCCTTTGTCGGCGATAATCTTAACACCTTTTAGTGTTCCTGCCGCTATGAAGTCCGCTATAATTACACCGTCCATTGTCATTGCTGTTTCATAGGGTCCGTCATAACCGTTATCACTAAAGCCGAAACCGCCTGAATTCCATCTCCAAACCTTAGTGGCAGTTTTAATTTCAGGTGTATTGAGTATGAGTATTTCGTAAATTCTGCCGTCCTCATCGGTATGCATAATTACATACCCTCCGTTTGCACCTGTAATTGTAGCTGTAACATCTGTGACAACTTCATTCAGCGAATTATAATTCTTACTGCTTTCGCTGTAATTATTGATTGTGACGCTGTTTTGGATTTTGTTCAGCAGCTTTGTTTTTGTATCGCCAAGAGTTAGCGAGATTTTGTGTTCATTGCTTGATATGCGTGTTGTAATTTGTATAATCTGTGCCGTCCATGCTTTTCCCATGACAGTGTCCATAACGGTCACATAATCACCGAGCTTATATTTTTTGCCGTAATCATCTATGCCCCTTATATCAAGTTCATAGCTGTTATTGGAAATATTGCCGTTGACTTGCTTCAAGGCATAATCCTTAATATCCGCAACACTGTCTACTGACACATCAATAGCGGTTTCATGGCGTAAAACTCCCGTAGGCGTGTTCCCATTACGGTATACCGTTTGCGTGACATCTGCACCTGTGGCATATATAGCATTAAGCAAGTCCTCATTACCACGTTCATATGTAGCAGAGAAAAGATTATTTCGAGCCTGTGAAAATATTACCGCTGTATTATCTGACTGTTGGATAGACCTGTCTGTGCCGACCAATGTATTAAAAACAAATTGATTCTTTGAAGTGTCTGCGGTAATTTCATATCCGATTGTGGCGTTTTCGCAAAGATTCCCAATAACCTCTGTCAGAACCTGCAAGCGAGCCATATAATTATCTTTAGCCTTTCCCTGAGCCGTCTGACCTATAACTAAACGGGGGATTCTTCGGCTTTTATCTTCGGGGTTTATTGCGTTGTTATTCAAGTAATGGTTCACGCATTCGCCCGTTGTACCCTTTACGACGTCATAGCCCTTTGCTCCTGCAACCTGTGTTTCACCGAATATAGTAATGCGCAAATCAAGAAAACCATTTAAGTCTGTGCCGGAAAGAGTTATTTGCTTATCATCACGCTTTACATTATTGACAAAAAGCCAATCGCCGTTATAGTTGAGTATGCAGTTCTCAATTATCCTGTTTGCATAAGCCTTATCTATCGCAAGAACAAGAGTAAAATTGCCCGTTCCGACAAACTTCTTTGTATATTCATAGCTTACGACATTATTGGTTTGGAACAAAAATTCATCTTGAAATGTGCTGTTTTCCTTTGGAAAAGCGAATACTTTCAGTAACATTAAATCACCCCTAAAGCAAGATTGTAGTAGCTTATTGTAATGCTTGCAGGAACATCAAAAACAATTTTGTTTTCGCCGTATGTCAGCTTACAATTTTCTATTTTAGACAATAGATTTATTTTTCCCGTGACATCTTCGCCCTTGTCTGTAACGGCGGTGAACTTCTCTGTATCTACGGTTACTGCTCCGTCAACGGCAAGCAGCTTTAAAGTGTTGTTTCCGAGAGCATTATGAAATTGAATCACAGCACCCTTTGAGCAGTCAGGAATATAAATCTTTATGGGAGTATCGGGAACTGATGAAGAATTTATAATATTTGTACCCTTTGTCATTGGCTTATTTATTACGCCGAGCTGTCTGAAATAGGAATAATCGCATATAAAGTCCACCGTAAATCTATATACAGTGCTTATTTCTTTTTCCTTTAGAATCGACGGGACGGCAGAGGGGTAACACTCAATTTCGTATGTCGCTGTATCGGTTACAAGCGTTAAAATTCCACTTTTCATAGGGTTAAGAAGATTGATTATATAATTCAATCTGTCGGTTCTGTCCCTTTCGTCGGTGAGCCATAAAGCAAAATCACACACAACAGTTCTTGCACCGATACTTTTGTTTGTGGTAATCTGTCCGACTGCCCCTGCGAGCGTATCAGATGTAAAGTTACCACTAAGACCTGTTGCGTCAATCTTCTCAAAGTAATACGGCTTTTTGTTCCTGAAACACAGTGACAAACCGCTCTCATTTTCATATTTAAGCATTTTAATCATTAAATCACGCTCCTTTTAGGCATAAGAAAAGCGTACACCATTTCTGATGTACGCTTGAATATTAAGTTTTAGTCGTTAGACATAATCAGCATTGCCATAAAAGCACTTGCAGATTAAAGGGTACTATTAGAATATTCAGTAACTAAATATCTGCACTTACCTCTAAGCTGACCGCTTATAACACAGCCTATACCCTGTGCCGTTAAGAATTGCTTATTTGGCAATGGCGCAGAGTCATCAACAAAGATATAATATTGTCTAGCAAAAGTTAAGAAATTTTTTTCATTTTTTATTTACCAATAATTAAATTTTTTAAATCATTTAATTGTTCAGGAGATTGTATAAAGATTCTTGTTGAATTTTCACCACCCTCATTTTTGCTCCCCTCAGTACATTTTAACTCCGTATTTATTTTAGAAAGAGGCGTATTTAATAAGACATACCTTAATGTTCCTGACAACTTGATTTTTATTTTGTTATTATTGCCATAAATTAAAAAATATCCGTTTCCTTGCTGTAAAAACAATTCTGTTTTGTCGAACCCTGCATTTTGAAATATCTCAATGATTTTGTATAGATAGCTTTCTTCTTCGGCACTCAAATTAGTTTCCTTATATACCCTGACTCCATATTGATATTTGTTCTGTTGGCTGTTTTGATTACAGCAATATAGATACAATTGAGCGGTCACATAGCAATCATCAAGTGCATTATGCGAATTAACCTTGATATTAAAATATTTTTTAATGGTAACTAATTTATGGTTTGGCAAATCTCTCAAATATTGCTGTGCCAAACTTAATGTATCTATCACCTTATTAGATACAGTACCAATAGATAAATTATTTGCTTGAGTTTGAATGAAAGACATATCAAAATCTGAATTGTGTGCCAGTAAAAAGTTGTTACCTATAAAATCTATAAAATCGACTAATGCGGTATTAATTATCGGTGCATCTTTTACGGTTTCATCATATATGTGATTTATTCTCGAAGCTGCTTCCGGAATATGCCGTTGCGGATTGACATAAGTGTGAAATCTTGACTTTTCCACTCCATCAACATATTTAATTGCACCAATTTCAATTATTTGTTCGGTTATTGGGCTTAACCCAGTAGTTTCAAGGTCAAACACAACAAAAGTTGATGGATATGCGTCTACCTTATTATAATTTTTCTTAGCGGTAAAAACATAATCATTTTTATTCACTTCTTCTGATTTTTCTACTTCTTTTGACCTTTTTATTTCATTTGATTTTTTTGCTCTATTTTGAGCTTTGATAAGAATTATATTATATGCTATAAACAATCCAGCAAATAAAAAAATAATAAAGAAAAATATAAATGTTATAAAATCCATTTTTCACACCCCTAAAATTTTGTAATTATTTGTCAAAATATTACCACAAGTCACAAAATTTTTCAAGAGTTTTGTCAAAAATGTTTTTTGTTTTGTTGATAAAACAACTTTTCCATAGCATTTGAATTTATTTTTATAAATATTCAAAAAATTTAATAAAAAGTGTTGACAAGCACGATATTACGTGCTATAATATAAACATAGAGAGGAGGTGAAAAAATGAAAGGCAAAAAAATTGACGAGCTAATCAAGTTAGTTGAGAAACTTGAAAAACTCGTCATCAAGATTGTATCCTTAGTCGGCTGGATTTTAATCTTGATAAAGATTATCTATGGATAATCAATAGGGCGGAGAGGGAAGCAAGAGCTTCCCTCAAAGCTACCTATATTATAATATAAGCCTTTCAATAAGTCAATGAGAAAAAAAGTAAAATTAGTCTTTCATATCATTATGCTTATCACACTTATTTCATTTCTTGTGTATATCATTGCTTTAATCATTGGAGGATTCAGACTATGAATTTAAAGGAAATTCGATTATCAAAAGGTATTTCTGTTCCTAAACTTGTTGAACTTTCAGGAGTACCTCGCAGAACTATTCAAGACATTGAAAAAAATGGAGATTGTCGAGTATCAACAGCTATTAAACTTGCCGACGCTCTTGAGGTCACGCTTGATGAGCTTTGTCGTACAGTAAACAACAAATAAGTCATACCCACCCGAAAAATCAATCGGGTGGGTATTATTTTATTTGCTGTAAATAATATCATTCATCTTCATCATTATTGAGTTCTTCAATCATAATTGCAAATTGAGCCAAGCCGAATAAAAGCATACCTACTGCAAAAAGCGGAATAAAAGCAATTAAAGCATTTGTCCAATTAAAAGATTCGATTATTCCATGAGTAGTATACTCTGTGCTAAATGTAGTCATTCCAGAAAATACTCCAAGCATGGCTCCTGCGATAATTGATACCCATGCAAAAGTTATAATGTTGTTGGAACGATAGCGATAGCGGTTTACTTTCATAAAAATACACTCCTAAATTATAATATTATAGTTATTATACACTATAATATTATAAAAGTAAAGAATATATTTATATTTTTGTATAATTACATATTATATGCCGTTATTTGCTGTAAAGAGCATTAAGCAATTTATCAAGCATTTGTTGATTACTTAAAGCATTAGATACTATCTGTATATTGCGTGTGTCAGAATTGTTATTGACAATCTGACTGCTTGTCTGCGTCCCTGCGAGCTTGCTGAAATAATTCTTAGCACTTTCAGCGGCTTTCTGTAAATAATCCATTGCACTGCTGTACGACTTCTCCTGCTTGCTGTAATCACTCTCAATTTTGTCTTTTTTGTCAGACATCATGCGTTCCCAGTTGATTTGGGTCTGCTCATTAAGTAAATCCTGTTTTTTGCGTTCAAGTTCCCTGCGGCTTAGCTTATCAAGCCGAGAATATTCTAACTGTGCATTTATTTCTTCAAGCTCATTTTGCCTGTCTGCGTCCTCGTTCAATCGTTTTCTTGCTTCAATTTCTGCGTTAATGGCAGCTATTTTTTTATCCTTTGCCTTTTCTGCGACATCAGCTTCTTTTTTGATTTTTTCAATACGCTTATCAATCAATCGACTATAAGCGGCGTCGGCAAGCTCATATTTATTGTCTTTTTTGCTGCTGCTTGAGCTTGTACTGCCTGTGCCGCTCGACTCGCTACTTGGTGTACTAAAAAAATTAGTAAGATTTGTTGTTGCCGATAGAGAATTATTTATAAATCTTTCTACTGCTTGATTAGCAAGATAGGTATTAACACTGCCATATTGCTTCACAGCATTATTAAATTTCGATAGATTACCAGCTAAATCAAATTTATCACCCCAAGATGTACTATTTCCCCAACCTTTATCAATTTTAGATTTTTCAGCAGCTATCATTGCCTGTTTAGCTTCTTGCAAATTCTTAAAATTCATAAGGTCTATTCCGTACTGCTCTTTTGCCGCATTAACAAAGCTTGCGTTTGCATTTATAAGCTGATTATAAAATATATTACTGTTGTATGCTTTTTGTGAGATAACACCGATATAAGAATTTAAGTCATTCTGATAAACATCTTTCATCGATTGAATCAATGATTTTGTATCGGTAAGCCCCAACATATATTTATTTACTTCTTCCTGCAAACTGGGATACTTATCGATAACGGCTTGAAGCGTTGAAGCGGTCAAGGTTTGAGTTTCTTTATATTCCTTTTCGGCATTTTTTACAGCGGTAGTCTTAGCAGACATCTCAGACATTGTTTTTGAAAGGTCTTCAATAGCCTTTGTTTCATCTTCTATTGATTTAGTACTTTTTTCTGTTGCGTCTGTTTTGTTCTCATACTCTGATAACGCTTTTTTTAACTTTTCTTCATATTCGTTAATTGTACTTAATGCCTTGCTACGCTGTAAATCCAATTCGGCATATGTGTTTTCTAATCGTTTGAGCTTTTCCCAATCTCCGCCGATTGACATGACATTTGTTTTATTATTAAAAATTTGGTCATCGCTATAATCTGCGTAAGAAAAACTATCCAATACCTCTATTTCAGCTTCACTTTTACCCTTAATAGATAACAATTCCCTTTTATATGCCTCATAAGCACTTCTTGCTTTAGCAACATCTTCAACGGTAACTTCATCAGCTACTGTATATGCTTCTTTGAGAATATTTTGTGAATTTTCAATTTGAGCTTTTATTTTTAATTGCTTAATATAATCCTCAACACTGGAAGTTAAATCCTTATATGCACCGCTTTGATTTTTAAGGGAATCGGTTGTCACTCCCATAGTTTTAGCGATTTCACCTGCGACATTATCCAAGCGCTTTTGTTCTTCTGTGGAAAGATTAGTCTTATTTCTCAGTTCGTCATATTCGCCCTTTAGAGTTTTTAACATAGAGATTTCACTGTTAACGCTTTTTTCTTTATTTTCTGCTGTAGATTTAGCCGATTCCATAGCTTGAGTGTATTTTTTTACGCTTGCTGTTGTATCGTTTGTAGCTGAGGTCGCATTTTTACTTGTTACAATCCAAGTAGTTATAGCCGCAACAGCGCTTAATATCGCCGAAGCAAGTGTTATATACAAATTAGCTTTTACTGTGGTATTATGAATTTTCATTGCGTCCGTTGCGCCCGCAACTGCTGGCTTTAGGCTCTTAAAGCCCTCAATCAGTGTTTTCAGAAAATTGCCTGCCGCTGTTGCAGTTTTATATGTAATAACTCCTGCGGTCAATGAAGCAAGCGCAGAAGTCACTTCGGGCAGATGGTCGGACACCCATGAGATAAATTCTTTAATTTTTGGAGTAGCCTTTTCAACAACTGGCTGTAAAATATCAACCTCAAATTGTCTGCCGAGAGCTTCAAGCTGACTTCCGACATCATTGTACTGTATGTCATTGATTTCCTGCATAGTGCCTTCAACATCTTTATATGTGTTGTTAACATTATTTAGTGCAGTAATAACCGCCATAGCGTTATCTTCACCGAGAGCCGACCATGTGTCGGACGCTTTTCCTAAATTTTCGGCAAGCCCTGTTGTAGTATTCAAATCGTTAATCATTGAATCGAATACTTCTTTTTGCGTTGCTTTCCCGTTTTTGAAAGAATTAAAAACCTGTGCGGTGCTGTCTGAAAAACTCTTGATATTTTTCTCAAGTCTGCCGTCGATAATTGACTTTGACATTTCTCCGACAAGGTCATTTACTTTGTCCAGACTATATGCGCCACTATCTAATCCGTTTTGCAGTATCGAGAACATTTCTTCCGCAGAAAATCCAGCCTGCCCCCACAACTGCGAGTACTCCGCAAGATTATCCGCAAGCTCATGGGATTTATCAAGACCGTTTTGTGAGCCTTTTGCGATGAGGTCAAAAGCCTCATCGGAAGTTAAGCCCATATTAGTCATAAGAGCGTTTACACCTCGCAGATTTTCTTCAAAATCTGAACCGAATGTATCACTTAGGGCTATGGCATTTTGAGTTATATCTTTTATTTTTTGAGGGTCGCTTTCGTCTATATTTTGAGTAACCAAAGCTATTTTATCCGCAACATCGGTAAGACTGTCACCATAGTTATTCTTATATAGGTCAAGCATTTCGGTTTTAAGCTCACCGACAGCTTCTGCGGACATTCCTGTCTTTGCCTGCAAGCTATTAAGCGACTGCTCCGCAGACACTGACATTTCCTTAAACTTATCAATAGCAACATTAAGAGCGTCAGAAACAAGGTTAGATATAGCACCTTTCATAACTGTAAAGCCGTCGCCTGTATTTTTTGCAGTCTTTCCGGTGTTCTCTATAGCTTTATCTAAATCGTTAGATTTATATGTAGATTCTTCCAGTTTTGCCCGATTATGATTAAGCTCATCTGAAAGGTTGGAAATTTTTTGAGATAGCTTTTTTGCCTCGCTTGATTCTTTTCCTTGCTCAAGAACAACATCACTGTACGATTGTTTTAGCTTTTTTAACTCATCTTCCTGTCTGGAAATTGCAGAAGTCAATCTCCCTGTTGCGGACTGTATTTCGGCAGTCGCTTTTCTTGCTTCCTCAAATGCGTTCGATTCGTTCTTTAAAGCTGTTGTTGCTCTTGATATTTGCCCTCTGATTTCAATTTGTTCTGTTTTTAACTGAGCAACCTTTTCTTTCTGTTTCTGAATCTGCTCCGTTAACTGAGCCATTTTTTTGCGGTTTTCATCAGTATCGTTGCCGCTTTTGTCCATTTCCTCTTGTAATTTCTTCTGTTCTTTTTCGTAGATGTTCAGCTCCTGAGTAGCGGATTTAAGGGTTGATTGATTTTCAATCAAAGTTTTATTGAGTTCCGTCAATATTTTCTTTGCTTGCTGTATTCCCTCTGAAAATCCGCTCGTATCGGAACTCATAGCAACGGTCAAATCTCTTTCAGCCATAAAATCACTCCCTTAGTCCTCGTACATCTGCACTTTCTCCACAGGCTCCTTTAGCCCCTTTACTTCAAGATAAGCGTCCATGCGTTCCTTGATGTCTTTTAGGCTGCTTGACCAAAATTCACCGTCGGAACGGCGCATTACGTCACAATAAAGCCCCCTCATGTGCATATAATTTATATCTCCGTCACTGCTTTTACCTCCTATAACAGGTTCGGGAAAAGATTCTGTCAGAGCTTTCATAATCTCAATTCTCAGTGTTTTTAAGTCCTTTATGTCAATCAGCTTTCCGAGTTCGGCTATATCGGGCTTAACATACCCCCAAGCACGGTTTTTAACGGCTTTTTTGTTCCACGGCATATCGCACAATGCTGCTCTTGTAAGCTGTAAGACATCTTCAATGCTCCATTCGCTTTCAGGTATTTTTAAGATTTCCTCAATAGGTTTATAACAATTCTCCAAACATAGCAGGGCATTAAGGGAATACCTTACTCGGTATCCCTTGCCCGCAATATGTATAACTGAGTATTGTTTATCTAAATCACTCAGTGCCACTGTTTTCCTCCTGTGTTGTCGTATCCGATAAATACTCCGCCTCGGTGAACCATTTTTCAATAATTTCTTTGTCTGTCACTGCGTCCAAATGGTCAATTCTTGCACGCATTCTTCCCTTATCGTCAGGGAAATATGTGCCTGTAATTGTTGCCGTTGAGAATGTTCCGGACGATTCTATCTGCTTTACTTCCTCATTGTTAGGATTGAAAATAGCCCTGAGCCATTTTCGCAGATTAACCTTTCCTGTGCTTGTTGTTGTCATAAGTGCAACCGCAACAACGGGAATAACATCATTTGAAGTCGTGATATTAACGTTATTTTTAAAAACCTCTCCAAAAACGGCTTCTCTTTTTTCGCCTCTTAAATCGAGCGATACTCCAAGCTCTAATGTACCTTTGTTCTTTACTGTGGCAATATCAATCAAAACACCGTCGCCGTAAAGTTCTGTACTGCTTGATGAAAGGTCATCTTTATATGACATCGCCGTTCCTTCAAGTGATATTGGAGTTGTGCTGTATGTATCTTTATCCTCGTCATACACCCACATTACAAGTCTTTTTACATTGTATGGTGCGTAACCTCTTAAATTTTTAGACATAATAAAATCCCCTTTTTATAAATAGTATTTGAAATCCATTATTCTTCTGTACTGCTTCGGGCAGTCGCTGTCCATTTGATAACTGCAGCCCGCATAAGCAAAATCATAATTTTGGAATAATTCCAGCAATTCAATCTGTAAATTATCAACCTTTCTTATATTTGTGCCTATGATGTTGACGGTTATTACATACTCAATGCTTATCAGTCTGCCGTCGCCCCAAGTTTTAGGAACATCGTACAAGCTGTAAACTATGTATAACGGCGGTTCGTTATTTTCTCCGAATGTCGGCATTGTATCGTAGAACTGAACATTGAGCATTTTAAGAACACCGTCTATTTTCTCAAAAATATTCATTTAGTATCCCTAATTTCCGCCGAAATTGACATCATTGTGTCCGAAATGTTTTAATTCCTTATCTATACTGTCAATTACAGCCTGTGTGGCTTCTTTTACTTTATTATCCCATGCCCTGCGGATATGACTGTATTCCGGAATATATCCATTTACAACTTCAACCTTTTCGCCGTTTCTAACCTGTTCAATCGTAAAACTGACATTTTTACGATAAAGCGACGGTCTGCCAAATTCAATGACAAGAGCTTCCGGGTGCTGATTCAAGACTTCTTTACTATAGCCTACGAAAATTCTATACGTACCGTATTTGTCTTTTGTTATGGTATGGCTTATCTTTATCAGATTTGCAAGTTTGCTTGAACCCGTTCCCTTTTTATTGGGACGCGCCAAAATTAAACGTTTTTGCTCATTTTGAATTATTTTTGCACCTGCATACATACCCGTTTTAACAGCTCTTTGAACACTTTTATCCACATAATCAAGAGAATCTAACAATTCCTGCATTCCGTATATCGCCAAACCTGTTTGAACAGCATTATAATTTTTCATTTTAATACGCTCTCTTTCTGACAATCGTAAATAATCAACACCTCGAAACTGTCAATTTAACTTTCAAGTCATTGTCGCTTGTACCCGTAGAAACGATTTTATAGCGAACACCGTTGGTTTCAATATGCGTATACGGATATTTCTCAAATTCTCTACGCCAGCAATGTACAGAAAAGTCGGCTTTTACACCGACTGACTGTGCATTCATTTTAGTACTCGTGCTTATATCCTTAACGCTTGCCCAAACTATCGCACTATGCAAAATCTCATCGTCTGCATAATGCCCCTGTCCTTCGCTTATTTGAAGGAGCATAACAATATCACTCATTGTTGTCGGTTTCATTTTTCAAGCACTCCAATCTTAGATTAAAGATTATATTTTTCATAAGCATTGATACTGCTGAACCCTCTTTATTGCTCATTTCTCCGAGCCTGTCCGTAAAGTTCACTGATATAAAATACTTCATATACTGCTTTGCTTTTTCGGAATTTTCGTCATACTCTCCGACCTTAGACTTTAAGTCCTCATCGGCGGCAGTAAGCAGAGAATTTATTACCTTATCACTGTCATTGCCCTTTATTCCGAGCCATTCTTTAGCTTCATCAAGCGTCAGCATATTTCATTAACCCTGTGACGCTTTGCCCGAATCAGTGCTTTTGCTTGTAGAAACAGAAATATATCCGTTTACAAAAGCATTGCTGTCAATCGTCTGATAATCCATACGCATGAAGATTTTATACAGTATCAAGTTCTGAGTAAAGGCATTGTATTTTGTTGTAGAAGCAACATCGGAGGTTGAAATTAAAGATTTCTGACGGTCAAACTTTACGAAAGCTGACTTAAAGTCACCAACAATAAACGGCACCTTGCTTTCTGTTGTGGCAAGTACAGAGTTAGGTATCTGTACAACCGGAATAACAGTTGCACCGACGGCAATCTGCATTTTAGCCGGGTCAGACGGATTAGGATTGAGAAGATAACGACCGTTGCCGTCCTTGAGCGTTGTAAGATAAAGAATACCGTCATCATTTGTATAAATGGCAACAGAACCTTTGTAAGCTCCGCCGAGAGTGACAACAACAGATTTATTTATATCGTCCAAACTCTTAAACTCTGTCTGTGTTTTCTTTGCAATAAGCGCAAGAATTTCCTTATTTGTAGTACCTCTCGCAGCCTTTGCAAACCATGAGGAAATTTCAGCGGTGATATTTGCGTCTGTATCAGCAAGCAAATCCTTTGACACCGGAAGAAAACCGCCGTAGTCAGAAATCTTATAGGAAATACGCTCAAATGTCGGTGTATCAATCTCTGAAATAACCCCGTTTTCGGCAACTTCACTAAGAGCAAAATCATCTGCTCGTGTAAGAAATGTTCTTGCACCGCTGTTTGTGCTTACGCTCTGTATGGTAATGTAGTCCTCAAGCGAGAATACATTCGATTTATAGTGATTGATTTGTGTCTGAATATCTTCGGGAACTGTATAACCGCCGTCTGCATTTGTGCCCTCAACAAGAAACTTGCGTCTTGCTGCGTCTGCAAAGGACTTTACCGCATTCGGCTTCTTTTCTGCCGTTGTACCGTCAACACCGTCATTCTTTTCATAAAGGTCAAAATCCTTTGCGGATTCATAGATTCTCTTTTCGGCGTCAAAGGATTTCTTGAGTTCATCGTACTCATTCATCTTAGCGACAGCTTTTTCGGTTTCGCCGTTGCTGTTAAGCACTTCCGCCTCAGTTCTCAATCCTTTCATCTGCTCCGAAATTTCAAACATTTTCTTACTTACTTTCATTGTTAAAATCCTCACTTTCAAAAATAAAATTATCCTCGTTTGCCTTTGCGAGCCTTAATCTCAGCTGCAAGGCATTGTCTGTTGATTTTTCCTGCGGCTTATGTGGCTTAAAGGATTTTATAACTCCTGCTTTTCTTTGAGCCGGAACGGCAACAAAGGAAACCTCATAAACATCTGACACATCGTCAATAATGCCGCAGCAGATTTCGCCGTCATATTTTTGGGATTTGCAGTGACCGCATGAGATAAAATCCTTACCGCATATCGAACAAATGCATTTGGCTGACGAGCAGGCAACGCTGACTTCTTTTTTAACACCTGTATCAATTTCTAAAATGAAGTCCTTTGTTTTTTCGGTAATCGGTATATAGACATTCGCCACAAGCCTTTTTACACCGTTTTCATCACTTTCAACGGAGGTTTTATATATTCTTCCAACCTGATTATCGGTTTTTATTTCATGGTCTTTGATAATCGTTTTGCCAACATACAGCTTAGCCATCTGATTTAGTGCTTTTTCGCTGAATTTTTCAAAATCCCTGTCAATCTGATTATCACAGCAAGCGACCTTAAAGGTGTAAATATCCTCTGCTTTAAGCTCTGTCCTTGAATAATTGTTGATAAGCCGTAAATCCTCTGCCGTAACTTCGGTTTTTGTAATTTCTGTCATTTCATCACCACCTTTCAAGCATGAAAAAAAGCACCCTTTTCAGAGTGCTTAATCTGACAATTGCTGTTTTTGATATTGATTACCTGCAAAAGTAATCGGTATATTCGAGCCGTTAAAATATAGCTCGTCACCGCCGTCCTTTGATGGTAAATCAAGATTGCGTCGTGCCTCGTTAGGTGTATAAAGGGCATTTGCGACACCTTGTGTTAAGCTCTCAACCTGTGACTTAGTATCTCCACGCAGGACAGCGGCAATATTAAACTTAAACCTATATCCGCTTGCTCTTTGCTTAGGCGATAACAGTTTGAAATTTAGTTCTTCTTCGTACTGCTTAATGATATAGAGCATTGTATCTGTATAAAAGGCTAACTGCTGTGTTTCTGAGTTTGCATAACTCGATTTGTCATAATCATTCAAATGATTCGGCTTTATGCCAAACGCAGCTGCTATCTGCAAGGCTGTATATTTTCTAAGCTCCATAAACTGCCCGTCCGTCAGTTTTATATCAAGCGGAACTAAATTCACACCGTATACAACCGGAAGAAACGATTTTGTACCCTCAACCTTTCCATCAGCATAATTTTGAAGCTGCTTGAGATATTCGTCTTTCAGCTTATCATTGACTTCTGCTCCCGGTGAAAATTGTACGGCGACTTTCGGAACGAAATTGCTTTTATACATTTCATTGAGCATTTTTTGACTTTCAGCAGCTCCGTCAAGTGACATCTTCAATTTTTCCTGCACAGACATTCCGACAAGACCGCCGAATGTTGTTGATGTACGGAAATGCAATATATCTTCGGAAGAAAATATTGTCTGTTCTCCGCTTTCAGGGGAAGTGTACACATAGTAAATATCGGGAACATCTGAAATTTCTTTCATGTTCTCCCAATAGATTCTTATGCACTTAGGGTCTAAAATCCAAAGCCGTATGCCTTTATCGGTTGTCCTGTCAATATGAACGTAGGCATTACCGTAATGATTTCGGCAATTTTCAACAGCTGTCCAAAATGAACTCGGCGTCATATACGGATTCGGTCTTACTCTGACTGTTTGCCAAAGTGTATTATCGACCATATCAATAATACCGCTTTTTTCAGTAACTCTTTGCAGACTGAGAGGGAGCTTTGACAATGCCTCGCTCAGAACCTTCATGCAAGTAAAATATGTAATTTCAGCCATACGGCTTTTATCGTATTCAACATTCAAAAAGCTCAAGAGTTGATTCAGTGCAATCTGTTCCCGTTCTTCAAAGGACTTTTTTCGCCTTGAGCTAAACATATTTTTTAGCTTCATTGCTTATCACCTCCCATTATTTTCAGAAATGTTTCAATCTCATTATTTACATTAACCTTGGTATCAGCCTTATTTTTTACAATTACAAAATGAGCGTCAATGCTTGCGTCTACGGGGTCAATACGCTTTTTTCTCTTGCTGCCCTCTTTATCAACCTTAATTTCTCCGACTGAATTATTTACCGTAACCGCGTTCAGAAAGCTCCATACAAGCAGTTCGTTGCGTCTGTTGTAATGATATTTGTGCAATTTTACAAGTATCTGTATATCGCAAGTAGTGTCATTAAGATTTCTTATGCTTTGATCTACTATTGTTACGGGGCAGCCGAAATTTTCAAGGTCTGCAAGAATACCATCGGCATTATGAGGGTCTATTGCTATATTTTCAAATTTCAGATTATATTCTTTTTTTAGGGCTGTCAGCTCTGATATTATGAATTTATAGTCATTCTTGAAGTCACCCGCACCGCCCGTAACAGTAATCAAGCCTGATTTTTCCCATACATCATAAGGTGCGGTATCTGTTTTTATGTGTTCTTCAAATCGTCCTCTCGGCATATAACTGTGTGAGTATACATAAAAATCTCTGTTATTCATCTTAAATTCAAGAGAATAGGTTGTAAGGTCACCGCCGCTTGAAAAATCAAGTCCGACAATGCAAGGGTAATTACGAAAGTCCTCAAGCGTTAAATCACACGCACATTCGGCGAAAGCCTCCGCATTCACAAACTCATTATCTGCGTTGCGATACCAGTAATTAAGCGATTTAACGATAAAATCCGCAAGTTCTGAACCGCCCATATCCTTTGCCGTACTTGCTGATTCTCTGAATGTTTCAAGGTTATTTTCAAAATTAGGATTATTAGGTGCAAGCAATATAGGATTTGCTTTTATCCATATATCCTCATTGAAAAAATCATCATTTTTATCAATCGAGTATATATCAATAAAAAAATCATTCGCTGTTGATGTTCCGGCAAGAATTTTTTGAGCGTAGCTGTCCATCTCATAGCAAAAGCTGTTAAGGTCAAAACCTCTTGTTGTAATCATTGACACAAGTGTTTCAGGTAAAGAACGAGTGCCGTTATACAGTGCTTTATAGATTTTGTTGTCCTTATGTTGGTGAATTTCCAATACTTTTATTTGTTATCGTAAAGGCTTTTTATCCCTTACTTCTTGTAGTTTCCTACAAGTTCGGCGTACATTTTCAATTAAAAAAAACAGGCACAATTTCTTGTGTCTGTTTTAAAAATTGTCGAATACTCTTGGGGAAATTATATTTATTCATTCCCTACGCTCTACAATGGCAGTCAGCCTTTCGCAATCTGACTGATTATCTCGGTATTAGCGTGAGCTTCATTATACTTTTTTAAAATTTCATTTATAGTACATCTGTTATAGCCTAAAATTTTAGCTATGTCTTTTTTCTGCACTCCTTTTGAAAGCAAGTCTAAAATTTGTTCTATTTCTTTTTCTCTCTTAACTTCTCTCAAATCTCGTACAATTCTTTTGTAAACGCTGTCGGAAAGATTATATTTTTGCACTATCTCAGCCCTTGAAACTCCACTTAAAAAGTCTTCCCTTATTTGTTGTTCTTTTTGAGCTTTATCTTCGAGCTCAGATTTTAATATCCTTTTTACGGTTTTATTGCCTACCTGTAAAACTTCTTCGATTTTATTAACAGAATAACCAATAGAATACAGTTCCTTAACTTTACAAGCTGTTTCTTTTTCTTTTCTGTCATAATAAGAAAGCAACTGATTTTCTAAATCAGGTCTAACTTGTTTCCAGTTTACGCACCTTGTAATTTTGTTAATAGTAGTAAAATCTACACCGTATTCATCGGCTAAAATATGACCGTCAATACCGTTTAAGAAATCAAGTTTTATCCGTTCAACTTGCTCTGCTGTTAGTTTACCATTCTTTCCTAAATTTGCTTGTTGAATTTTTTTCTTAACTTCTTCGGGCATTTCTGATTCATTTCCAGCCTGTTTGATATTATATCCTTTTTCTCGATTTAGAGTTTCGTATTTTTTTATATAAAATTCTTCCCAATAGTCTAACTCGTCAACAGGACATCTTTTAAGTATCCTATACTCAAAGTTTTCAAATCCATACTTGTCAACCGATTTTTGTAAATAAGTGTTATGGTGTATTCCTTTGAGAAGTTCACATTTATGTTCTCTGTATCTTGTATTGAGATACTTACTTTGTCCTATATATATTTTCCCGTTTACTTTATTTCTGAACCAATAAATTCCGCTATCAACAATCACGAATATCACCTCGTAATTATTATAGCATAAAATCTACAAAAAGTAAATTCCGCTTTTAGCCTTCACCGATTTTACTCGATTTAAAGTCGACAAAATTCTATCGACTGAACTATACACTGAACGAAAGCCGTCGTCCAAACCGCCCTCTTTTGAGAGTGCTTCAATGGTACAATTTGTTAATAAGCAAGTAATAAGGCTTTTATATTCTTGTATCTTAAATAATTCTTTTAAGTCGCTGTCGGATTGAATAAATTTCATCATTTCTTCCCACGCAAGCCGAGCTTGTCGCTTTTTTGTAGCGGCTGTGAACAGCTTGCCGTATTTATATCCGGTTGCGTAAGAAAAATATGTCCCTCGAATACCATTCTTAAAGGTTTTACCATTTTGTCTTGCCATACTCTCATAGGAACGGCGAAACCGTCTGTTTCCATTAAGTTTTACCCAGCCCATTGGTACGCCTAAATCGAAGCACTGACTTCCGAAAAGTTTAACAGGTTTAGGCTCACTGCCCTCCGCGATAGTCAGCATTTCTGCAAAATTCAGAATATTTTCCGATTTTTCAGGCTTCCAAATATACGGAAATTCTTTGGTATTCTGTTTTTCAAGGTCTTTCAAATGCCGTTCGCAAGCAAGTTTATGCAGCTTTCCGCAAGGTACATCACCTATGGCTACTTTTTCGGCATATTCTGTTGCTCTATCCACTGTTTATGAACCTTTCAAATTTATTCTTTTTAGGCTCATCCCTTGCTTGCGGAACTATGATTTTACAGCGTGATGTTATTGTCATGCCGAGAGCAGAAGCACAGGTATGACACTGATTAAAGGCAGTATTTTTCAGCTTTTCATATTTCATGAGTCTGTCAACTGTATCGTCTTCTAAGAACATATCCTCCGCAGTACCTCCACTGTTTTTCAATAGCTCCTTTTGAGTTTTGGCAACAAGTTTTTCATAAAAAACAAAGTCGGTTTCAGCTTTAATGTATCTTGCCAATACATCACAGTCTAAATCCGACATTATTCCGAGAGCTTTCAGTTTTTCGGCAATTTTATTAAATTTATCCTTTTGAGCTTTATTGAGAAAGGTTGGGGGAGAAATATCCCCGGAGATAACCGATACTTCACCTTTTTCGCGTTCCTCAATTTCAGCTTTTGTTAAATGCGTTTTGCCCTTTGCTCTTAATAATTTAATCGGTTCTTTATTTCTTCCCATAATTATCACCTCTCTTGCTCTAAAACGACTTACAGTAAAGTAAATATTCTCACAAGGACTGTAAAGGCTTTTATGAAAACTCAAAAATTCAAAATAAAAGGAGTTTTTTCCACAGAACAGAGCCGCCCGATGTGGAAATGAATACTTAAAAACTTTTTAACCTACCCCTACCGTCTGCGGTTATGGCACGATGTACAAAGCGGTGTGAGATTATCGGGGTCAAGCCTTTTTTCCCAGTTATCCGCAACCGCTTCTTCATGGTGTACTTCTGTTGCTAAACCTCCGCAGTCCGCACATACATAATTTGCTTTAATTAAAATATATTGTGACAAGCGTTTCCAAGCCTTAGAGTGATAAAATTTATCAGTTTTTTTATTTCTCTTAGTTTTGTTATATATGCGGTTTCTCTGCCTTTGGCTGTATTTAGACAAGCACTCATCACACATTGCGTGTCCGTTGTATATCATTTGTTTGCCGCACCGAGAACAGTATTTAGTTATCATTCATGGTCACCACCACTCTTAAAATAAAATAGCAACACAAAAGCCGCCCTACTGGACGGCTCTCATGCAAATCTTAGGAGGTAACAAAATCCTCGCACGTGGGTCAGATAACGCTCTGACGGGCGGTTGATTTATGATATTTTTGACGTCAGTAAAATCAACGAATACATCTCTGCAAAAGCAATATCGAGATTGCAACATTAAGGCTCACACTAATATTGCTTTGTAATAAAATAATCTAAGAATTGACAGCTCGGAGAATTGCACTCCTGCCCGTTATCGGGGCTGTACTATACAGCTGCCATAAATGCACCGTACTCTCACGGTGCATTATGCAAACCAAACAATCACAAAATAGAAAGAGGCAAAAATGCAAGTTGTTGGCGGCGGAGTGCAGCGCCTGCGTCCGAGTTACTGGTCGCAACTTGAGTAACCCATTGCACTCTCGTCCGCCCTCATCTCACAGTTTATATTATATCATAGAGTAATGAGCCAAGTGTGCCAACTTTTAATAATGCTTAATGTATCTATAACAAATATGCTTAACGCTATATTCCGAGCTACCGATTATATCGGCTACCTCTTGCCATTTAAGACGGTCAATAAACCTCAGTTCAAAAATTTGTCGTGTTAAACTGTCATTTATATTCCTTATGTAGCCATCAAGCCTTTTAAGTTCATTCTTACACTTTAATTTATCAAGTTCAATTTGTGAGCGATAGTAAGATATTTCTGTTGCGTTATTTCCTACTTTATCAGATACTTCACTGCTGTGTGGCATACCCGTTATACTTTGAGTTGTGCTGGTTGCCTTATTTTCAAGCTCTATGATTTTTTCTTCATACCTCTTAATCTCTTGCTTGAGATAATAATACTGCGATAACTCTTTAAGTGTCACTCTGTCATCTCCTTTTGCGTTGAGAATTAAGCTCTTTAGCCCGTACTTCGCGTTCGTCATAATTCTCATTTTCAAAATTTATGCCGATATGCTCATATAAAAGCCTGTCGAGATTAACCCAATATGATTCATCAACATCTTTCATTTCATTGTTGCAAAAATCAACTACTTGCGATATACGCTTAGCACCAAAGCCATACTGTACATGAAGCGCATAGCATACAAGTTTCAGGATTCTGCGCATATACGCCTGCTCCGACTGTTTAGCTATTTCCTCTGCAATTTTGATTTCCCTGTTTGTAACAACCCGTGCTTTCACTCAGATACCTCCTAATTTCGTCATAATTGACCTGTAAGCGATTTTTATTGTTAATCTGATAATTTTACCATCTTAGCCTTAAAATCGCTTGTGGGGCATTTATCGGCATTTTCTGCTACCCACTTTCCATTTTCAACAAACATTTTTCCGCTATCCCTATCTTTTACATACTCAAAACAGCTTGTAATAAAAAAGCGTTCATCAAAAATTGTTATTGAAAAATGTCCTTCGCCGTAAACGGTTTTGTCCGTAATTTTCTTTACCCCTCCAAGAACATATGACTCTGTAGAATTATTGAAAAACTTGTCTTTATACTGCTTTAACTCCAGTGTCATTTTCATCACCTTTACTTTCAAGAAAATCTGTGGCTCTATAAAGCGTCACGAAATCACCACAATAGTCAACATCATAGTATTCTGCAGTTTCTTCTGACATTGCGTTAATAACCACTACGTAAAAATCCTCCTCGTATTCTCTTGCAATATCTGTAATTTCATCAAGCGAGAATTTCCCCTTAGCTTTTTTAATCTTCAAGCACCATCGATTTTCTCGGTCATAATCAGCCCATACTTCTATGCCTCTTTTCATTCCTGTTCACTCCAATCAATCTTTTGTCCACAACAAGGGCAATATTCAAAACAATCATTATCCATATCAAGTAAATCGCTATTACATATAGGGCAATAAAATCCATTTACACCTGTATTAAAATGCTTTCGAATAGGTTCAAGCATTTGTTTAGGCTTCTTTGGTATCTGTTTTTCGAGAGCTTCAATAGCAAGCTCAATTTCTTCAACGTAATCACTTTGCGTATCTGTGCAATCATCACTGATTAGATACTGCAAATTTTCTATAGCTTCTTGATTAGTCACTCCGATTCCTCCTTCAGTCTTCCTCGTCCTCAAAAATGCTTTCATCATATTCAAAATCTTCGGCGCAAATCTTTTTTGTGAATTCATAATGCTTTTTACGCAGTTCTGCTGTGCCATTTAAGGGTGTTGACGAGATTATTTGCCCTTTGCACTCACCCACACAACAAACGCCGTTAAGGTTGGCTATGCAGTTTTTGTCACAGTGTATTTTATCCATTTTCATGCCTCCAAAAGTTCTGGATTGTCATGTATGTTGCCGATAATTTCAAATTCCAATCCGTCATTTTCATACGAAAGTATTGATATACATTTATCTTTTATAGTTAAATACCAACCAAGATACTCATAATCCCAAAGACTATTAACATCTATATACAGCCCATATTTAACAACAGCTAGCACGTCAACTTCTTCACTTTTGAGAGTGCATCTAATAATATCCCCCTCAAAAATCTTAGTGCCGTTCTTGTCATTCAAGCCTGTGTACTGTCCAACTGTTTCGGGGTCAACACTGTTGCCGCCCGTTGTACTTTGATCGTTAATTGGAGATACAATACATACAACTCTTTTGGCATAAGGGTTGCACCACAAATCTCCATACTCCCATTCTCTGTCTTCGATTCGCTTACCCCTAAATAATATTTCTCTCATTTCAAACTCTCCTTAAAACCATGTTCCTTGAGCCAAATCTTAGCTTTGGCTTTAACCTCCGGCGGTGCGTCTGCTATATTGCATATAGCCTTGTAAACCATCGCCCAAAAGACTCTTTCGCTATGAGGGTCAGGTACACAATATTTTTTCATATATGCCTTAATCTTCTTCTCGTCAAGGCTAAATAACGCTTCATTGCGTTCCTTTACAAATTCCTTTATTTTCTCATCATCAAAATGGAAGTTCATTTTTTATCTCCTATCCATACGAATCTTTTTATATGTGTATGCTTAATTCGTTTAGACTTAATGCGTGAAGGCTTAATCAATTCTTCTCCTCTGATACCTTTACGGTATCGTATCCAAATTGTACCATATGATAAATTAGCTATTTCAGCCCATTCACTTAATGTGTGTGTTTCGCCGTTTATGGTGGTTGATAACGGTTTCTTAGGTTTCTTACTTGGCTTAATAATATCTGCACCGGTAACACCATTTTTAATCCTGATTGAGATAGTAGTCAGGCTCAACCCTGATATTTCAGCCCATTCCTTTAATGTGTGTGTTTCGCCGTTTATGGTGATATTGATTGCTTTTCTCACTTTTTATTCCTCCTTGGTTTTTGTGTATGTACAAATCAGCCCTCCGCTGAAATGCTCACTAAACTTACATTTCTGACAGCAGTACATACATATACGCTCGCCGTAACGCCTGTTTACAGCCGGGTGCGGGCATTTTTTGCGGACGGAGATTTCATCGTATTTGAAGCAGCACCTGTCACACATCAGATAATTTTTCATTTAGGTAGTCCTCAATAAGCTCAACAGCATTTTTCCAACCGTAACATACCCTGCAATAATAGCTCTCGCTTTTAAGCTCATGGAGCCACCAGTTTTGATAATCGCTCGTTCTGCCCGTTTCGGTTTTCATCTCGATAAATAAGCCGTGATACTTACCCTTTGAAACCGGAAGAAATAAATCGGGTACTCCTCGTTTTACACCCTGCTGCTTGAGGTGCTTTGCTTCTATCGGGTCACGCCTGCCGCCGTTCGGAATATGAAATAACAGCTTTAATTCAGGATATTTCTTTCTGATAAGCGGCTGCTGTGACCACTTGATAACATTGCTTTGGTGCTGTGCTTCAGTCATTTTCTGCCTCCGTATATTCTGTTCAGGATAAGACTTGCCTGACGCTTTGTAAGCTCAGATGTATCTAAATCGGGGAAGCGTTTTGAAATAACTGAGATTTGACTTTCGCTTGCCGGATAATTTCCCCAACGCTTGACAGAACCTAAATCCCATATATACTTTTGTTCGGGATAATGTTCACAAAGCTCCGAATATGCTCTGTCAAAAGCCTCCTGCATTGAAATTCTTTCCTTGCCGATAAGCGTATATCCAAGCTCGTCCTGGCAGGGAATACGCATTTTCCTGCCCTTAATGCTTAAAACAAATTCACCGTCAGGCATTTTGAACCAGTTGACATTGTGCAGATTGTATGACTGTTCTTTAGCCCAAAGGTCAACTATTTCAGTATTTCTAATCCATGACTGCGGAGTATCGGAAGCCTTGACTATCTTTTCGGGCAAGTCAAAGAGTTCGCCCTCTATGCTGTTGAGCTGGTTTTTAGGGATATTTTTAAGGTCTATTCCCAACAGGCTCGGCGCTGTACAAAGATTAGCCTTGCCCGTAACGCCTACGCAGTCGATAAGATTAAGCTTGTCCTTTTCCTGGTGAAGCCTTAGTCCTCTGCCGACCATCTGTGCATACAGACTGTCTGATTTTGTAGGTCTTGCAATGATAACCGTTTCGACAAGAGGAATATCCGTTCCTTCGGTGAACACCATGCAATTCACAAGGCAGGGAATTTTACGCTCCGAAAACTGTCTGATAATCTCCGCTCGGTTTTCCGTCTTGCCTGTAACCGCAACTGCTCCGGGGATTCTTTTGGCTATGTCCTCTGCGTGTCTGACCGATACCGCAAAAATCAGAGTTGCACCCTTGGCATATTTGCGGTAAGCCTCTGCAATAGCGTCCGAAGTGTCCGCCATAGCCTCGTCAAGTTCACCGGGAGCATAATCTCCGCCCCTCGTTGAAACATTTGTCAAATCATAGCCTATATCAACCCTGCGGCAGAATATATCTGAAAGATAAGCGTTTTTTATACCCCACTTGAGGTCACGCTTGAATATAATCTCGCTGAAAGAGTCATTAAGTCTTGCACCGTCCGCACGGTTCGGCGTAGCTGTGAAGCCTATCAGAAGCCTTGGCTTGAAATAGCCAAATATTTTCTTATATGTATTTGCGGCGGCATGGTGAGCTTCATCGCAGATAATCATGTCAAAATCGTTCGGCATGAATCTTTCAAGCCGCCTTGCAAGGCTCTGAACGGAAGCGCTCACAACTTCTTCGCCGTTGCTGTGATATTTACCTTGCTCTATTCCGAAAGAACAGTTAAAATACTTCTTAGGCTGATTTACAAGCTCTTCACGGTGAGAAAGCAAAAGGGTCCTGCCTTTCCTCGGAATGTTTGCAAAGGTTACTGTCTTGCCTAAGCCTGTTGCCATTTGAACTAAATATCTTCCGCTTGCCTTTTGGCTGATTATGTCAATACATTCTTTTTGATAATCACGCAGCTGCATTATTTACCCCTTCCTTTGTTGATAATTTCCCTAACAACATCAAGTGTGAGATTCATATCGTCATAGCAGAAAGTAGAATCCATTCCGTTGTTAGTCAGCAGCTTAATAATTTTGCCTGCCAGGTCTGTTATTTTAACCAGTTTGTATGGAGGAATATACCTGCCTCCCGCTGATGTAATCTTGTCCATTTCATCTTTTATTGTCATTGTTATCCTCCTTTGGTGTGGTACAGTGTGGAACAGTATGTTCCACACAAAAAAGCCAGTATTCATGCGGTCTTGCGGTATGCTGTGGCACTGTGGCACAAAAAACACAAGTTTTCTATATAGAAAATAGATATACATATAGAGCTGAAATATGGTAATCACTGGTAATTATGTATATATTTTTAGATTTATATAGGGTGTATTTCGCCTGCCACAAGTGCCACATCGCCACAGTCCAGTATTTATGCGGTCTTGCGGGTAGTCTGACTGTGCCACATCTGTCCAACAGCGTACCACACAATCAAAAATCAAGGTCTTCAATCTCGTCCTCATCATCTTCGGACGGCAAAAGCATTGAAACACATTCCGTTAGAGTTCCTCTTATACGTTTGCCTTTTGTATTTCGTCTGCCCCTTGTTTCAATGAGATTATGCTCTTTGAGATAGCTCAGCAGAGCCGAGGAATTGTAGCCTGCTTCCTCCGCAGCCTTACGGAAAGCGGAAGCAATTACATACGCCCTCTTATCGTCAAGAATACCGTAAATATCTCCGCTTTCCTTATCGTTATAGCTGCAGTTTGCGTTTATGAAGCGGTTAGCGTTGATAGAAACCCAATCGCACATATATTTATAGCCGCGCTCACCGAGAGAAACCTCGGATTTTGAAGCAAGAAACTTTGAGATTTCAGAAACATCAAGGTAATTTCCGTCCTTGAAAATCCAATCTGTGGCGAATTTATCCGCAGTCACAATCAAAGCCGCCGCCATTGCCTGTTTTTCTGTAGTGTCGTTAGAGCAAAGCTCTTTGTAGACCGAGATAAAATAATCCTTAACGCTCTGCGTTGTCGCTTCGCTTTCATAGAGTCTTTTTACAAATTCTTTGCCGGCAAAGCCGTAGTTATTTTTAAGGAAAGCGGACGTATGCTGACCGTCCTCGATAACCTTTTCTGAAGATTTGCACTCAATATCTATAACTCTGTTGTAAGCTCCTGCACCGGCAGACGTTGAAACAATAGGCGTTTCGCCTGTCGTAAGAACAGCGTTAGACCAAGTAGGGGTTGCGTCTATGCCGCCGTACTTATTTCCTCTGCCTCGTCCTACGCCCTCGGAAAGCTGATAGACATTAAAGCCCTTTTTTGATTCACTGAGCTGTAATTCGTCAATCATAAGCGGAAGCTGATTCAGAAACGCCGCCAAACGCTCCTGGCTGACCTGTGTTGCGTTAAAGGTCTGTATGTATACTCCGATAGGCGGATTAGCCCAGACCGAAGCCGCAGCCATAAGAGCGACCGTTTTTCCTGAACCGCTTCCTCCGCTCCAAAGATGAACAAAGAATACCTGTGCGCCGCATACCGAAACCAAAACACTGGCAAATGAAGCCGCAATCGTAATTTTCGCAACAGAACTGTATGCCCGGACTTTGTGAATTTCCTCAAGCCATTTATCAAAATCGCCAAAAGATTTTATAGAATTAAAAATAGTTTTATAGTTCAAATCGCCGTCAAAGACAAGGTTGTCAACATAGGGGATAAAGCCCTCATCGTTGATATAGCCCAATCGTGAAAAACTGTTTTTCTGCGGAATAAGCTCATAGTTGAGATTTTCAGTTTCGGAAAGATATTTCACAAGGTACTTTGCGTTTTCGCTTGTTACGGCAACGCCGTAATCGGCTAAGTCTATAATCTTTGAAGCATTGGCGGCGATTCTTTTTTCAACGATAATCTCACGCCACCTTTTACCCTTAGAAAAGGCTATTTTCAGCTTTTCTAAGCCGGTATCAATGTTTATGAGCCGTTCGACAGGCATAATTGGGTGACAGCAGGCGACTATCGTTTCTTCTGCTGTGCTTCTGCGTATGCTGTTGTCATCAGCTTCCCATTCGCCCGTAAAAAGCTCCAACGGCTGATTATCAAAGTTGCTGTAATTTGCCGTAGAGCTTCTGATACCCTTTATATCAACCAAATAATCCTTATAAAGTGACTTGAAGTTTCTTATCTTGAAAACTTCATTCAAATATCGTGACATTTTTTCAAGCATTTTGCTTTCGGTAAATTTGCTGTCGTGAAATTGATATACCCATTCAAAAGCCGCTGTTGTCTCCATTACTTCCTCAAAGGATTCAAATTCAGGCATAACAATTAAATTTCCGTTTACCTCGTCCATCACTTTTCACCTCCAATGGTTCACACTGAACCAATAATCTAAATATTCAAGCCTTGCCTGAGCCTGTGCATACTTTGAAAAATCCTCTCCGATTTTCGGTCTCGGAACAGAACGCAAGCTCTTAAATTCATCGCATTTTGACATATATTCCTGACGAAATGTTTTAAGCTCCTGCTCCATGCGGAGCTTTTTCAGAGCGTATTCCTTTTCCGCCTGTCTGTCGTATGTAACGCCTGTTTTCAAGCCTAGAAAGAAATCGTTGTTGAGCTTAACTACCGCTTGCGGTGCGGAAATATTGAACAAAAGAGATACGAATTTTATGACATCTCCGCCTTTTCCGCACCCGAAGCAATAGAATGATTTGTCGTATATTTTCATGCTTGCGGTCTTTTCTGAATGAAATGGGCAGGATATAAAGCCCGAACGATTCGGCTTAAAGCCGCACCGCCCGACAACGCTCGACATTGACAGCTGCTGCTTCACAAGCTCGTACTTGCTTAAACTCATGAAATAACCCTCTTCCTTAAAAAAATACCTTACACCATACCCGACGAATTGAGGATTTTTTGACCTTTAAAGGTCAAATTTTCATAAAAATTCACAGATTATTTACATTCAGAAGGGGAGGTCATCGTTATAAGAAACATCGGCGCTGATATCTGCGGTCGAATTATTTGTATAATCCACGCTCGGCAAAACGTCTTTAAGAACCGCCGTCAAAAACTCACAGACAAGCTCAGAAGCCTCCTTCTGCACTCCGTCTTTTGTTGTATATGTACTCTTGGAAATCTTGCCTATGCAAAAGACATAATCGCCTTTTTTCAGCGTTGAAGCCGCCTTGCCTATATCATTCCAGCAAGTACAGTTCACCCATATAGCCTGATTCTGACCGTCAACATTTCTCTCGCCTACACAAACGCTGAACTTTGAAAGTACCGAGTTTTTCTCTCCGACACGTCTTGTTTCGGCATCCTTGCCAACTCTTCCGCAAATCATAATAGAACCGTCACCGCATTTAGTCTGCATTATATTTCCTCCATAATATCCGCTGTAATTGATTCAGCCTTTTTAACTCTCTGTGCGTTTGAAGTATCGCTTATTTCTTCTGTTGTCTGAAAGCCCATCATAGCCGAAGGACAATAAATTCTTGCGAAAAAAGCCGCCGCACGATATGCAAGCATAAGTTCGGGCATAGTTTGCCATTTTGAAGTTTCGCTGCCGTTTCTGTCCTTCTTGGAATACCAACCTTCCTTTTTCGCCATAGCAATATCAACAATGGGACCTTTGATAAGCTCGCCGCTTTCAGTATACTTAGCTTCGAGATAGCAGCCCCAATTATCCTGACCTCTTCCGCCAACATAGACAGTTCTTATATCCTTATATCTGCCGTCATTCTCTATCAAGGCTCTGCAGGCTTGTCCACTCCAAGACGGCTTTCCTCGGACTATATAAAGATTTTGCATAACCGACAAAGGCGAAAGCCCCATACGGCTTGCAATATCAATCGCAATCATACAGTTTGATACACTTCCCTTGTAATTCTCAGGAATGACATCTGAATTTACAAGAGCCTTTGCAAAACGCTGTGCCTGCTCAAAATCTGCAACATTGCCAAAAACATTCAATGTGTTAGAAGACTCAAGCTGTGCTTCCGGTTTACTAAGTTCCTTAACTTCCTCAGCCGTAGCCATTATCATTTTATTATCACTCATCATAAACTTCCTTTCTTGCCCATTGCGGTAAATCTAAACTATGTACCTCCGGAATTTCATCATATCCATACCAAATGCCTGATTTTAAGCACTTCTTATATTCGCAAAGGTCTGCTTCAGCTTCATTTTCACCCAGCTTGAGAAATTCTTCACTCGCAAAATATACGCATATAGCATAAGGAGGTTCTTTTTCAACCGCTATGAAAATAAAGTCCTCTATATCCTTGCCAAGAGCCTTCAATACTTTCAAATACCAATAAGCCTGTACATGGTACCTGTACTTATATGCCGACTTTATGAAATCTTCGGGCTTTGCAGACTGTGTTGTTTTTAGGTCAATACAATACTTGTTCTTGATATAATCAGGACGGCATTTTAGTACCGTTCCGTCATCGTTATAAAAATACGACTGCTCAGACCGACCACCTGTGAGAAGTTTGGAAGCTATCGGGTGCTTATGTATTGATTCCGATATAAGCTGAATCCTGCCTAAATGCTCAGAAGTAATGATGTCCTTTCCAACAGACTTTTCAAGAAATTCAGCATAAATAGCCTTTCCGTCTTTTGTACGCCTGTCACAAATCGGTGCGGCGGCATACTCGGAACTGAAATCTTCGTTTTCAAGTACGAACTTATGCAATGCAGAGCCGAAAAGAAATGCTTCCGTCTGTACTTTTGGTGAGTTTTTTGCTGTGATATAGTGTAACGGTGATTTATGTATCAAATCTAAATCAGACTTAGAAACACCCTCTGTCTCATGGTATTCTTTATTAGTCATGCTTATCCTCCTCAGCGTTTTCTGCTTCATTTTCTTCCATAAACCGAATAAAACCGCATATCTCGGAAGCATCGACTCCATATTCGGCTGAAATCAGGTAATCTATAGTTATAACCTTTATTTCATCAAGTGAATAATACTTTTTCATCTTTCGTCCTCCTTATCCAATATAAATAAAATTCCTGAGCAGATACTCTCTGATATTCTGAATATCCGCAGTCAGCAAACCTTTGAAATGCTTATCACTGCCCGATACAATCAAAACTGCACCCGGCAAAGACTTAGTGCCTATCCTTACAGAAAGCCGTTTTTCAAGCCTATATCCGTCCTTATCGTAGATTGCTATGTAACCACTCGGCAGCTTCACGGTTGTGAAGCATTTGCAGCCAATCAGCTGGCATATAGCACTCTTGGTGTTATTAACCTGGACAACCTTTGACGCTGGTTGTCCGGGATATTGAATTACGGCCTTGATTTTTTCGGAATTCTGTGCTACACTTCTAAGTGTAGATGTTTTCCTTTTGCCCTTAGCATTCGTGGTGCTGGGGCATTTTTTCTTTTGTGTACTATTCATTGACTTTATCCTCCAATTCAATTTGTACCCGTGCAAGCTCACAAGCTAACTTGTATGCTTTAGCGTGTTTGTTTTCACCATGAGTTTCACTGACTCTTTCTAAGAACTCGTCAATCGTTCCATAAAAACAACCGCATGTGACACAGATATTATTGTCCTTAGTTTTGAAAAATGTTGTGGTACCGTTTCTGCTTCCTATAGGAGTAATGCATAAAACATCATTGCTTTTACTTATTTCAGCATTGACATAGACCCAAGCATTGCCATAAACACGAGCATCGCCATAAACCTCAGCATTGCCGTAAACACGAGCATCGCCATAAACCTCAGCATTGCCGTAAACACGAGCATTGCCATAAACATGAGCATTGCCATAGACACGAGCATTGCCACAGACCCAAGCTTTGCCATAAACCTCAGTATCGCCATAGACACAGGCATTGCCACAGACACGAGCATTGCCATAGACCCAAACATCGCCATAAACCTCAGCATCGTCATAGACAAGGGCATTGCTATAGACACGAGCATTGCCATAGACACGGGCATTGTCATAAACCCAGCAATCCCCCTCTTGTGAAAGATTCTCAGGTTTTTCGATATACCCGCCGAGGTCACCAGCTTTTACATTGCCGAAGTCCCTACAAGCTCTTATCCTGTAAAGAGTGTGTAGTCCGAAGAACTCGATTTTGTTGTCGTAAAGTATCTTGTATTTGCTCATCTTACCTCTCCCTGTTCCATTGCTCTTTGAAGGTCTGAATTAAGAGTACTAACAATCTCAGCCCACCTTGATTCGCTGCCTTTTGCTAACTTCTGAACATCACGCTGAATCTTATTCAACGCGAGTTTGTCACGCATTTCATTGAAAGCCGTCTTTTTGCTTAATTTCTGAATCATTTTCATTACCTCTTTCTGCCCTCCTCTGTGTTGAGGAGGGGGTTATTAGATTGTTGTCTTTATCAGTTTTAATTTTTGGAGTTTCTTGAAGCCTTCTTCGACTTCAAAAACATCAATTCCCCAAGCCTTATATGCTGATTTTGTGTTTACATACGTTGGACGAAAAGCAAGTTTGCCGTCCTCACGCATTTGCTTTCGGGCAAGGTCTTTCAATTTGGATATAGTGCTCGGTGATAAACCCTCTCCGAATAATTCTCGTATTTGTGCGTTACCTATCTCAGGGTATGAATGGTAGATTATTAAAGCTGTTTCTGGTGTACAATTAGGCATCCTCGGCATTCCCGACATATCCGCACCTCCGTTATTTATTGTGTCAGGCTGATTTTTCCTGCTCAATGCTTGAAAGTATGGAAAATCTTAGAACAATCCTCACAAACTCCATTAGAGCCTTCAAAATCAAAACCGTTGTCAATCAAATCGGCTAAATCTCTTGAAACCTCTTTGCCGCAGAATAGGCACTTTGAGTAGACTGTTGAATCCTCAAGTTCTACATTTATTGTTGAACCGTCCTCAAATTTTTTCTTTATGTAATACATAGATTCTACCTCCTTTATCATTGTGCATTATTTATGCAAAGCAGTCTAAATGTTTCTCTGCCCTTTGGCGTTATAAGTGGCTGTGTTCCGCTCCATTGAGTTTTGTCATTAAAGCATTCCTTAAGCTCAAACAAACCGCTGTCAATGTGTTTCGCATAAGGCATTAACTTACCCTTTTTATCGCGATACACATATTTATGCTCAAGCAAAAAACTGACAAATTGATTTTGCTTGATTTCAAGCTGTTTGGCTGTTTCTCTAATACCCGTAAGCAAATTCCTTTCAACAAGCTCATCAAAATAATCTGCCTTTGGCTTCATAATCTGATTGTCAACTGAAAGCTCTGAAACCTTAATTTGTAGCTTTTTGAGATTTTCGTTAGCATACTTCAAGGCTCTTGCCATAACCGCCTCAGGCGTGTTCCACTGTTCCTCAATACTTATAAAATACTGTCGGAACATCTTACCCTTTTCGGAACGTTGAAGCATACATATCTCTTTCGCCATAGGGATTGTGAGTTGATGGTCAGTCAAAGGTTTGCCAGGTTTGCCATCAGACCTATTTCTCAAAATTGGGAAATAGTCTAAGTTCTCAGAAAATCCATATTCACACATTCTTGAAAACCAGTCTGCGTACTTTGTATTAACCTCCAAAGCCTCGTGCAAATCTCTGCCAAGTACTGTTGGCTGTTCGCTGTCATATCTGATTTTGATAATTTCGTTCATTTTGAACCTCCTATTGTAAGTTCCACGCCGAGAGCCTTTAGCAGCTTGTCGGCATTTTCAAGTAAAATGTTGTCTTTGCCTTGTTCCCAGTTGACGATTGCACGGTATGTAAATCCTGTTTTCTTTGCAAGAGCGTATTTAGATACACCCTTTGACTCACGAGCTTTCTTAAAAAACTGCGCAAAACTTTCCTTGTCCATTGACAAATCTCTCCTTTCGTGATACTATACTTAGTGCATGAACTGCAATTTATACAACTAAATATAGAAAGCGAAGTAAAATATAATGAGATTGAATTATGACTGTGTTAGAGATGTTCTTTTAAAACTTGAAAAAATTCTAACTTGTGAATACTCTAACGGTGCTATTTCTCTTGAAAGCATAAGCATTGACAAGTTGTATCAGGCTTTATCTGATGATTATAGTATTGAGGATATTTTTTACAGTGCTTATAACCTCAAGCAAGCAGAGTTCTTGGAAGCAAATTTTTTAATGGGAGATGGATGTATTGTTGATGGTGTAATTTTCAACATTACTTATTCAGGACATCAATTTTTACAACAAATTCGCCCTAAAACTGTTTGGGATAAGTCGAAATCTGTATTTAAAAATATCGGCACAATATCTGTTGATATTATAAAATCAGTAACAAATACAATTTTAACCGATACAATTAAACACTATATTCGTCTTCCTGATTCATCAAATTCAACCTGATTTTGTAATAGGCAGTGTGGAGCTTTTAAGTTTCGCATTGCTTATTTCTTTTTATGCAAAATTTCTGATGTCAAAATTTTGACTATCTCGTTTTTGCACTTTTGCATTTCCACATTATCTAATTGTATATTGTGCTTCTCAATGTAATAGGTAATAAGTCGTAAACCCATTTTGTATTTAAGTATTTTCCATATAGCTAATATCAGCAGAACTGTCAAAACGATAATTACCACTGTCTGCATTTCATCATTGTCCTTTCTAAATCTGATTACATAAATCAAACATATTCCTCGAAACACATTAAGAGAATTCATAATAATCTCTGACGCTATTCAAGAAATTGGAGAGCAGATGTTGTAATACATTGCTTTTGAGCCGCAAATATTTTGTTTTTGCATACATCTAAAACCATTTCTGCTACATCTATACGACAGTCTTCCAATGGAAGATTGTCGTATATTGCTTTCATCCCAGCTTTAGCAGCATTTTCTAATGTTGATTGCAATACTAAATGACCATCAACACATTCATACGCATATCCATCGTATATATTTGCCATTTTCTCACCTCCTCTCAGTCTGCTACGAACTGTAATTTTCAAAGTTCAAACAGCTATAAATTTCTACTTTTAGGTTGAATTTTTAGTACTTACGCCTGCCGAATAACCCTTAATGAGCATAAGCACCGATTTTTGCTCATCTAGTGTCATTTTTTCGAGCATTTTAAGAAGCTCAATAACACTTTTCAGATTATTTGTGTTTGCTTTCATCTTTTCACCTCATTTCAATATTCCATGCAATATATAATTACTATTTGTTGATACAAATGAGTTTTTCAATCTTGTTTTCAAGTTCTACGATACGCTTAGTTAAGGTGCCTAAGTTTCTGTACACTTCAAGCATATCGTTGTTATAATCAGGAACTTTCTTCTCAACTGATTTCATACGTTTATTAAGATTATCAAGTGCCCCATATACATTGAAAATCTCGTCAGTATGTGATTCAGATATTTTCTCATCCATTTTTCTCACCCCTTGCTTTGTGTCATTGAGAATATTATATTATCCGTTGAGAAATTTGTCAATGGTTTTTTAAAATTTTTTATTGACAATGAGAAATTTTTTTAGTATTATATTTTTACAAGGAAGTGATACTATGACTATTGGAGAACGCATAAAAAAATTGAGAAAAGCCCTCTGTTTGAATCAAACAGAATTTGGCAAAAAAATAGGACTTGCTACTAATACTATTGCTAATTATGAAATTGGCAGACGCAGTGTATCTGACCAAACCATAAAATCAATTTGTCGAGAATTTAATGTCAATATATTATGGCTTGAAAAAGGCGATGGAGATATGTTTTTACCTGAACCGGAAGGACTTCTCGAGGAGTTATCAACTCAATATGATTTGAATGAAACAGAAATTAAGATACTGCATAATTACCTTGAACTTTCAGAAAACGAGCGTGCAAATTTTATGGAAACACTAAAAAAGATATTTAAAAAATAAAAATGCCCTTCAAAATGAAGAGCATTTTGAAATATTGCT